ATACTTCGAAAACAAATGCTGCTTCATATGAGTCTGCAGCTAATACTTCTAAGACTAATGCAGCAACTTATGCAACAGCAGCGTCACAGTCTGCAGCAGCAGCAGCTGGCTATGCATACAGTGGCTCAATGCGAGTTAGTAGCTCAGCAGCAACAGCAGGAACAGTAACATTAAATACAAATACTTACACTAAGATTGGAACTCTAACTGAAGCTGTAACATTAAATACCGGATCTCAATATACTAACGGTCTTGCAAATGAATTCTCTGGGGAGTTTACAGTAGGAACGTCAGTGTATTCAGTTACTTGGGGAGGAGTTACAAAGACAGTTGTAGGGTCACCAACAATTAGAGCTAACCATAAGTATGTCTTCAGTATAATGGAAGGTGTTCTTATCTTATGTGAAGCTGAATAAATCAGATAGAAGGAGTGTAGTACAAAGCTACACTCTTTTAAACTATATTTAATATAATATGGGAGTTGATAGAAGAAGATTTCTAGAAGCAGCATCTAGTAGGAGAAGCATTTCAGAAAACAACGCTTATGCTTATGCGAGAAGTACAACAGGAGCGTTATACTGGTCACAGGATGCAGGCTCTACTTGGTCTGTACGTAATACTAATATTCAAACGGACGGTGCACTAGCAGCGTTGAAAAATAACGCAGTCTTAGCGTCAGGTACGAGAAGAAGTGCTCTGTGGTATTTCGATAAATCTGGAAATTATGCAGCTCAGAGCATAACAGGAATTACTAATAACCTTTGCGCTTCTTCTGGTTCTGAGTATGTTTACTATACAGTAAATGCAGGATCAAGTTGGCAGACCGGTTATTCTACTCAAATCTATAAAAAAACAGGAAGAGCTGGTAGACCAGTACTTAAGAAGACATTCAGCACTTGGGATCAATCAGGTAGACATACCATAGCTTGTTCTGCAGACGGAAAATATGTTTGCATTGGAGGCCTTGCAGGATATACAAACGGGTTTACCAGTATAGATTATGGAGAGACTTGGGTAGAAGCATTAGCTACATCTTCTTACGGTAACGGCGCTACGAGTGTAGATATGTCAAACGACGGAAGATACACTCTTGTAGGATCTCAGGGAGGTTTAAATAGGTCTGTAAATAGTCTAGCTTCATTTACTCACGATACTAACTCGAATATTTACAGTATAGCTATATCGGGTGATGGTAGGGTAATGTACAGAAACGACTCTAATTTGATTCTATATCGAAGTCTAGACTACGGGGCGAGTTGGCAGCAATTACTGTCTTCATTCGGTGCTGCTAAACTGGTATGCAGTTATACTGGACAAGTAGTATTGTGCGTTGCTTATTATGGAGGAACTATCTTCAGGTCTAACGACTACGGAAAATCGTGGTCTCAAATACTTAGTGTAGCTTGTAACGATATTGTGATAAATAACTGGGGAGTATGATAATTTATAGAAATAAAGAAACAAAAGAGATTTGGAACGGCAGTCCTATCCAAACAGAAAACGGCTTGTGTTTTAATCCAACACCGGAACTTTTAGTTGAATCAGGCTGGATAGCTGAGGAACAGACACCGATTCAAACCGAACAAAGTCTTAAAGGCATTAAACAAGACGCTGTAGGAGAGTGTAATAACTACTACAATTCTACTGTATTGAATATAGAATATAGAGGTTCGTTGTTCTGGATACCGAGAAGCGAAAGAGTGTCTTACAAGGATATTCTTAAAGACTGCATAGAAGAAAAGATTACAAAAGTAACATTCAGAGATAATGAACTTTCTGTTCTAGAAGCTCTTAAGATTCTAAAAGACATGAACATCTACGAATTCAAGTGTAGAGAGATCAGAGATAATCATGTTAGAAATATTACTAAGCTTTACGATAAAGAAAAGGTAGAAGACTACGATTACACAGTCGGTTACCCTGAAAGGTTAAAATATAGTTTATAGTCTCAGGGATTTTTTATATCTTCTATTTCGTAGAAGTAACGAAACTAGAAAAATCTAGTTTAGTTCTTAGATCGAAGATGATAGAAGAAATAGAATCTATAAAGGATTTAAGTGAATGGGAGTAGTACTGAATAGTAGCATAGATACAAACTTAGGTTCTTCTGATAAGATTTACCTAAGGATAGAAAACATTAACCTTAATCGAACTTTCGGTAAGGTTACGGTTGCTGTGACTTATTGGATCAACCAAAGCTATTCGGAGACTTTCAAGCATTCTACTTCTAGATATCCTAAAGGTCAAATTCTGAATAATGTCATCTATTACGGAGATGACGATATAGAAGGAGAAGAAATAACTTTACCTGTCCTTTTTGAGTTTGATCTTACAACGCCGAAAAAGATAATGGTACCTCTTTATAAGATCGAAGAGGTTTCTGAAGAGGTACCGTATATAAAGTTTGACGATCTAGGAAGAAAGACTGTAGCTTATCGAACAGTACATCACACTGTCAAAACCAAGATAGGAGAGAAGGAAGATATAACTCAGGTTCTGGACTTTAATATAGAGAAAACCCTTATCTCTTGGTGTTATGGTCAGATAAAAGCTCAGTTAGCAGAGATAATTCCTATAGATATTCTTCTAGATACTTAAGAGATTTTTTAACTAAATGGCTATTCATACTCTCGGAAGTGAAAGATATAAGGATCTATACTATGATCCTGATCTATATGAAAACATAGATACAGAGAATATAGGAGAGCTTATACCAGAGCTTTACCCTAAAGTAAAGAGAGTAACATCTCTGTCTGAGAATAATTCTTTCTCTTGGTTATGGGGTAGAATTAAAATTACAGGAAAAGGAACAGTAAAAATTAATTATCCTTTTTCAGAAGAACATACTTCAGATTTTACTCTTAAGAGTGTAGATCTCAGTACAGTTCCGTACATCATTCTAGAAGCAAAAACTTCAGGCCGATTTATAGGCTGGTATAGTTTGACACCTAGTGGTCTAGATTATATCTCAAATGAATCTTTTTTAATCTTGAACAAGTACAACTTTTTAGATATAACAGGGTTTGAAGCTCATTTTAACGATTAATGAGAACGATTTGGGTATTTAATGATTTCGGAAAAGGAGTCAATCAAAGAGACGTACTAATGCTCCTAGCTTCAGCTAAGCTTTGGAGCATTCACTGTCCTAATGACTATCGAGTTCTATATTGCAGTAATAATTTAGGGGATACCTTGGTATCCTTGGGTATGCTTAAGTTGTTTAATGAAGCTATATTACTACCTAACTCTTCTAGATTTCTTGTAGATACCCGCGTTTTCTGGGCTAGTCCAAAATTAGAGGTTTTATTGCAGCAAAGAGAACCGGTTCGGATAGTAGATCATGATTTTCTTACTTTGTGTTCGATTCCTGATTTCATTCCAGAAAACAGTACCTGTTATTGCTACACTGAAGATGCTAGGAATTACTATCCATCTAAATTAAACGAAAATGTAAGAGCTCTTACTTATAAAGCTAGGTGGCCTGATGAGTCAGCTAATGTAAGCTTCTTACAGCTTCCTTTTCCAGATTGGACAGAATTTTACGCCGGAACAAGCTTACAGATTATGGAAGAGTTTACGAAGATGAAAGTACCGGATGCTCGATATTTAATATTTGCAGAGCAGATGGTATTTAAACACCTTCTTTCTTCATTAGAGACACCGGTTTCCTGTCTTATTAAAAACATTTACGAATGTAAAACAGAGTCTTGGACAGAAAACACTGTAAAAGAAGGTATCTGGACACTGGAAGAGGCTTGGGATAAGAAATTCATTCACTATGGACCTACAAAATCCAGGTGGGGAATAACAGAGTATAGAACTAAAATGGAGGAGATCTGCAATATCTCAGAACTTCCTTTAACTTTGATAAAAAGAACAGACTATTTGAGAAGATGAGTTTAGTAGACCTTAATTTTATTCAAGAAAATATAACGACAGATAACGGACCCGATGTACCCTACATTTGGTCTCATGGAGCAAATAAACTTCATATCGGTGATGGTATCGTAATTTATGCTCTTATACAGCAAATTCGAGCTGGAGTTTGTGTTTGTCTAGGTTCCGGAGGAGGATTTATACCTAGAATCATGACACAAGCTAGGATGGATCTGATTACAGAAGGTATTCGCACCGAAGAATACAATGAGGGGTGGAGTCCAGAAGGTGCAACCTATGTCGTTGATGCTTGCAATGAAGTCGGAGGCCACAATTCCTGGGCAGATGAAGATTCTTTCTATAGGAAGAGGTTTTTTCCTAGATTTATTCGGGATACGACGGAAAACGCTTTTTACAATTTCTTCGTAAAGCAGAATATTAAGATCGACTTCTTACATATTGATGCAGACCATAGTTTTGAAGGGGTTAAGAAAGATTTTGAACTCTATTCTACAATAATGAACCCTGGAGGGATCATAACTTTACACGATTCCGATGAAAACTTTGAGAACAACTTAATTATATCAGAAGATAACAAAAAAACTTGGTTTAAATTCGATGGACCTGCAAGGTTTGTGAAGACTTTGGATAATTCATGGGGAGTTATTAAATTATTCAATGAAGGTAAAATAAAGAATGCACCTTCAACAACAGGATTAACAGTGGTACAAAAGAAAGAGCCTAAATTACACTTAGTAACGGTCGTAGGAGATTTTCATAAGGATTTGACTTTGATCCAAATGTTAAAACACTACGAACCCATGGTAGATGACACAACCATAATTCACTACATAACAGGAAAGAAGACATATCTTGAAGAAACACAAGAGTCTCTTGATTTTTCTAAATATCTTGTAGATAATGGAATCGGAGAAGTAAATATTCAAACTGTCAAAGGTGAAAAATATGATTGGGATAGAGTAACAGAGTATTACAACCTAATTACAGCTACAGGATCTGAGGACGATTGGTGGATGATATCCGATTGTGATGAGCTACAGGAATGGCCTACAGAGCCTAAAAAAGTAATTAAGAGTGCGGAACTTCTTCACTGTACATTCATAACTGGAGGTTTTCTTGACAGAATAGGAGAAGATGGAACATTTCCTAAAATTACAGGACCTCAAGATGATCTAAATAAGCTATTTCCTTTAGTAGGATTCTTTAGACATCCAATATCGGGAGCTTGTCCAAACAAGGTCGTAGCTGTAAAGACAGGTCAAAAAGTATGTTCTGGACAGCATTACGCGATTTTTCCTGACGGAACTAACAGCTGGGGAAAGATTCATCCTAAAAGATATCCGATTCAGAAGTGTTTTGTACAAACGCATCATTTCAAATGGGATTCTACAATATTGAAAAGACTTAAGGAAACAGGACAGTCGGGATGTAGTTATTCGGAAGAGTATAAGAAAATGTATAAAGCTCTTAAAGAGAGTAAAAAGATAGATACAGTAAATCCTGGGTATATGATAGAAAAATATAATCCCGAATTAGGTTATTTTTCATACTCTAACTGGGAAGGACTAAGAGACAAGATAACAAACATATAGCATAACATTCTATATAAATGGCAAAAACAACACCAGTAGTTCCTGTAGAAACTCAGGATAACATTACGTTTTTTGAGACTAGAAAAGTAAAAGCTCTTGAAAAAATTGCAATGAATTTGGAAGCTATAACACTCTTCCTAGAAGGCCTTGAAGCGGATGAGTGGAACAATAGACTCCAGTGGTATCTTGCAATGTTCAAGGAAGCTTATCTAGATCCAAAACTTAATACAAAGTCAAAGTAAAATCGTAGTTCGTGAAGAAAAAACATAAGCTAGGTGTCATAGTTCCGTTTAGAGACAGGTGGGAACATCTTGAAGGTTTTCTCCTAAAAGTGCCAGAATATCTCAGAAAACAGGACATAGACTTTGAAATTATTATAGCGGAACAGATAGGAGAGGGCGAATTTAATCGTGGAGCTCTCCTAAATGCTGGTGCTCTAGAAGCAATCCAACGGAACTGTGACTATCTAGCTTTCCACGACATAGACCTACTACCTAAAGACGTAGATTATTCTTATCCGGAGTATCCTGTAGAGCTCGTCAATAAGCTTGTAACTAAAGACGGACTTCCTACAGGAACTCCTATCAACTATGATTATTTTGGAGGAGTTACCCTGTTTTCGGTTAAAGATTTCTTAAAGACTAACGGGTATTCTAACCGGTATATGGGATGGGGATTCGAGGATAACGATCTACTGGAGAGGTGTAAAGAGGTACAATTGCCGTTAGGAACAAAAACGTATCGTCAAACTTCTATTTTAGATGCTGCTTTTACTTTTAACGGTAAAGATTCTTACGTAGAATTTGATCTTCCAACAAAGTTAGATCCAAATAAAGAGTTAACCTTACTTGTAACCTTTAGGGTAGATAGGTTATCTTTTGGGGAGACAGAGATATCTGATGAAGGTTGTATATTATCTATTCCTGGATATGACCTTAATATCTCCTATACAAATTTTGGTACGTATAAGTTTGAAGTTTTTGACAATTACGGACAGAGCTACTCAATTCACACACCGAGAATGCCGTTAGGTATCACAAGTCAAGCTGCTATTGTATTTAAATACAAAAAGATGACAGCTTACTTAAACGGAATTAAGATAGGAACAAAAAATTGTGAAGAAGGTAAGGATTTTTATGTAGAGACGGACAAACTCCATTTAGGTGTAGCTGATCCTACTAGAGGAACAAAGAGCAAATGGCTTGACGGTCAGGTTTCTGACGTTGCTATTTTTAATAAAGCTTTAACTCAATTAGAGATAGCTAACATTTTCAGTGAAGCTTATCTTGGTCTAGGACCATATAAACCTCTCTACTGGTTTAAAGCTTCTACAGCAGGTCAAGATATGATACCTAATTTGGGTATAGCCCTTAAAAAAAGTATATTTTCTATAGGAAAGTACGATATTGAACCTATAGTGACTCTTCAAGATACATTTCAAGCTCAAGTCCCGAATAGACGAACAGGTACCTTTGTAGAGCAAGAGCACAACACTAATGGAAGTGTTAACGGGTCTTGGCAGAAATGGTCAACCAGGCAAAACCAACATAGGTTCGGCTTAGCAGAGACTAGAGGTACATTTAAGAGGTACGATGGACTTTCAACATTGAACCAGATAGCGTCTATGTCGTGTATGGATCGGGATAGGTACACGAAGGTTCAAGTTAGGTTTACTCAAGATTTACTAAAAAAAAATAGGATAGGAATATGAAGTTAGGCGTTTGTGTCCCATATAGAAATAGAGAAGCTCATTTAGCTGAGTTCGTACCGAAGGTAGGTAAATATCTCGAAGATCGAGGCATAGACTACTGTATGTATTTTGGACATCAAGCAGATGATAAGCTCTTCAATAGAGGAGCTATGAAAAATATAGCTGCTAAAGTAGCGTTTGAAGAAGGGTGTGATTATATTGTTTGGCACGATATTGATATGATTCCTGAGGAAGGAGGAGGTGCAGATTACTCTTATCCTGAGGAACATCCAGTTCATATAGCTACAAATATTTCTCAAATGGATTACAAGCTGAAATATTTCGAGTATTTTGGTGGAGCTGTTTTGTTTACGAGAGAACAAGTAGAAAAAACTAACGGATATTCTAATGAATACTGGGACTGGGGCAGTGAAGATGATGATCTTTTCTGGAGATGTTATCTAGAAGGTTTAGCAGATATCAAGATAGCCGGAGAAGAGAAAGAAGCTAACATTGTAAGTTTTTCAGGACAAGATTCATATATCAAGATACCTACTGATGGAGAGCTTAGGAATTTTATGGGAAAATCTCATACAATTCAGCTTACTTGTAGGGCATTTCAGCAGCCTGAGAAGGTTGAGATGTATTTAGTTGGAAATCCTGAACGTCAATATGTAGAGTTTCCTATTCTTTGTGTGCCGGGATATGATTACGGTATAAATTTTAACAACTCAAGAGCTCTTGATCTACAGTTCTGGAATAGTTTCAATCAGCATCAGTACATGTGGTGTAAAAAGTACGATAGGCAATGGTCTACCATTACTGTTACCCTGGACTCTTTAACTCATGAAGCTAGACTTTATCTAAATGGTAGAGAGATTGATGCTGAGTTGGGTCAAGGAAGTGCTTCACCGTATACTTGGATAGGGAAGCTTAAGAGGTATGGAGATCTTGCAATATATCTCGGAACATCACCGTCAGCTGATCGAGATAACCCTAGAAAATTCTTCAAAGGTGATATTCGAGAAGTAAAGATTTGGACTAGAGCTTTAGAGCCTGTTGAAGTCCAAAATTCATTTAACGACTATAAGAAAGACCTGGACGATACAGCTTTCTGGATGATCGGAAATGAAAGTTCTCACGACATTGAAAGATTTCAGGTACAGACGAACGTAGAGGATATTTCTCTTACAGATTCAGTTCTTCCTTACAGAAAACAAGGTAGGTTCTTATGTTTACCGCACAAAGATGAAGGCATAGTGGGAGGAAGATTCGTTAAAGGAGAACCGTCAGCAAAGAATGAGAGAAGATATCAGACTAAAATGCAGCAAGGAGAGATAAATTACAAGCAAGACGGAATTGCTCAAGTTCAATATAAACTTTTAGGCATTGACGAGATTAATCCTAAAGCAAAGATGATAAATGTACAAACAATAAACGCACCAGAATAAAATGTGTGAAGTTGCATTACATACAATGGTAATAGAGCCTGACGGAGGAGTTAGGCTTTGTTGTATTTCCGACATGGAAGTTGGAAATATAAACACAGAGACCTGGAAAGATATTTTTTACGGAAAAAAAGCAGAAGAGGCTCGGGAAAGAATAGCTAAGAGAGAAGACAAAGGGTGCATTCACTGTGCATCCTATATAGGAAATTCAGGAAAAGACCTTATTTTTTCTGAACAAGACATAAAACTTACAGATCTTGATTTGAGAATAGATAATCTCTGTAACTGTAAGTGTAAGATGTGTTCTGAATATGCTAGTAGCCGGTTCGGAAAGAGACACGTAATTACTAAAGAAGGTCTTGAACACCTGTATGAGGCTGTTCGGGATAACAAAGACTATTTGACTCACTATCACTTAGCGGGAGGAGAGCCAATGATACAGTCTTTAGTTACAGACTTCCTACAGTATACGGTAGATCTAGGTGTTAGTCAGAATGTAAGGCTTAGTTATAATACGAACGCAACTGTAGTTGACGAAAAGCAGCTAGAGCTCTGGAAAAAGTTTGCATACGTGCATCTTGATGTTTCTATTGACGGGGTAGGAGAGGTAGACGAGTTAATTCGAGAAGGTACAAAATGGTCAACAGTGGAGACTAACATAAAGTACTTCAAAAACCTAATGGACACTAATCGAGAGTACGGTTTAAAGGGAATTAGAGTTCATCCGACCGTATCTACCTTAAACATTGAGTCTATTTGGAAGCTAGATAGGTGGTGTACTATAAACGATCTTGAAGTGTGCTGGGGAAACACAGTAGATAATCCTAGCAATCTCAGTATACATTCAATGGACAAAAGAAGACTTAAAGAGGTCGTAGAGAGCAACCTATTTAAAGCTACGTCTGACGATTTTAAAACATATATGAATAATATTTTAAATTCTATAGCATAAAATGCCGAGTTTAGGGGAAACAAAGAAAGGTTTGGATTCTATTAGCCCAACTTTATGTTTAGCAAAGTGGAATCAAGTTACGATACACCTGGGTACAGGACTAACACACTCTTGTCACCATCCGTCACCTCATAAAATTTCTGAGGTAGAAGTAGCTCACGATCCTAGAGCATTGCATTGTACTATGCATAAGAAAAAGTGTTGGAGAGAGATGCTTGAAGGAAAGAGACCTAAGGAATGCGATTATTGTTGGAAGATAGAAGATAGTTCACCTCTTCATTCAGACAGAATTTTTAAATCTTCAGAACCTTGGGCATGGCCAACATTAGAGAAAGTAGGAAACTCTGATTGGCTAGAAAACTACAACCCAACCTATGTAGAAATTTCTTTCTCTAATAGGTGTAATAATAAGTGTCTGTACTGTAGCCCGCCTTTTTCTTCAAGATGGCAAGCTGAAGCAAAGCAGTATGGTCCGATTTACTTTTCTGATGGTTCAAGTTTAGATGAACCTTTAGACGAAAAGATAGAGAAAAGATGCAATAACATTGCAGAGAATCCTCTTACACAAGCTTTCTGGAAATGGTGGCCTGAACTCTTTAAAAATCTACATACATTTAGAATAACAGGAGGAGAACCACTGCTTACAGAGGAGTGCTTTACGCTATTAAGGTATATACAAGAGCATTGGGAAGATAACCCTAATTTAGCTCTAGGTATTAATACAAACCTTGGAATGTCTGATGAGAAATTTGAGGAATTCGTAGAAATATCTAAAGATCTCTTCAATAACGGAAAGGTTCGTGAATATGTACTCTTTACTTCTATTGAATCAGCAGAGAGACAAGCAGAGTATGTAAGGTACGGTCTAGATGCTCCTAAACTCTGGAGTAGAATTGATAGACTTTTAACAGAGCTTCCTAAACTAACGCTTACAATCATGGCTACCTACAACATACTTTCTGTAAGTACTTTTGATGATATTGTTTTACGCTCTCTTGCAATGAAGACAAAGCATAGAAACGATGTACGAGAATACGGTACTCCTCTAATGCTTGATACTTCATATATTAGGTGGCCAAGTATGCTCTCACCTAAACTTGCAACAGGAAAGTTGAGAGAGAAGATAAAAGCTAGTGGAGATCTGATAAAGTCTCTACAGCGTAAAAAATTCATAGACAAGTACGGAAATGAACATAGTTGGATGCCTGGATTCTGTGAAACAGAGGTTGAAAAGGTAGAAAGAATATACGATTATGTTCAAAACGATAAAGAACCTTTCGACCATGCAGCTATGAAAGTAAAACTAATAGAGCTCTTGACAGAAGCAGACAGAAGAAGGGAGACAAATTATAAAGAGATCTTCCCAGAAATAGAAACACTATGAGAGCAGTTTGGATTTATAGAGACTATCACAAAGGTCCAGCTAGACTTAAAAACAAGGTGGACGGAAACTGTGAAATCTTTAATAGAAGAGAACTAGAAGTTATGAGTGGAGCTTTAGCTTCGTGGCAAGTTCTAGCTCCTGAAGTTGAGAGAGTTCTTTACCTCGATTTGAGTATATATAACTATCTTTCTAAGGTTGATATGCTTAAGAGGTACGATAAGGTCATTCTCGTAGATTTTAATGAAGTTCTTGATTCAAAGTACCCTAATAACTGTTTCTTTGCTTCACCTAAACTCTGGGCTCTGACTCAATGTAATGAACCGACAATTTTACTTGATACGGAAACGGTTCTATTTCAACCGCTCAAAGATTGGATGAATCCGGAAAACTTTTATGCTTTTAGATATAGTGTAGAAAATCCAATTCATCCTAGTAAATGGCACAAGAATGACATAGAAGGATATAACGTAGAGTTAGAGAAATTAGGAGAATTAGGTAGATTCGTAAACTATCAAGATATGATAGAAGCTGGAATTACCTATTGGCCTGATCCAAAAGCTGCTAGATGGGTAGGAAATAAAGCTCTTGAAGTGTGCGAAAAGGTTTGTAGTACAAACTACCTAGCTTTTGACTATAAATGGACGATGTGTGAAGAGAGTAATCTTATACCTATTCTTCGAGACTATGTTTCAAACAATTACGAAGAAGGTAGAGCTCCTGAAATTTGCGTTTTACCGTCACAGCTGGATGTTCAATGTCCGGTAGCGGTTGAGATTAGTGGTCCGGGATGGTCAAGAGAAGTTTATAGTGGATTTGCAGGATGGATGCACACACTATGTCCGGAGGTTTTGAAAAAGATACAAGAAATAGATCCTTACTACACCGACTGGGACACTCAAGCTTCTGTAGGATATCAAAATATTGTATGAGAATAGCTATATGCTTTTTTGGACAGCCTAGAACATTTGAGTTCTGTTACAGATTAAATGGAGAGTACTATGAAGAACTGCAAAAAGATAACAGCGTAGATTTCTTTATTCATACTTGGAAGAATAATACCGGAGGTCTTGGGTCAGAAATAAACCAAGGCCTCGGGTTTAATACTCTACATGAGAAGCTAAGTACACTCTATGTTCCAAAAAAATTAGTGATAGAAGATGCTGAGTATGTAAAGTACGCTGTTTTTCCTAAAAGCACTGTCGATACATCCGATAGGTTCTTTTGTATGCAGTATTCTATGGGTAAAACTTTACAGCTTTGTAGAAAATATGAAAAACAAGAGAATTTTAGGTATGATCAAGTAGTGTTACTTCGTATGGATCAGTGGTTTCCTAAAGGTTTCATATTAAACTCTGATCCGGAAAACATAGCAGGAAAGAGAGAAATCATATCTATTCAAGATATTCCTTTTCCGGAAAACTACAATACAGTTGACGGACGAAACGTATTTTGCACCAGGGATGAAGGATTTCAATTTAACTCAGAGACTGCAGAAATTTTTTCTCATCTATGTTCTTGGCTTCTTACAAAATACAACTATGGATTTTATGTAGGGGCTCCGATGCATTTTAATGAATTGTGGGCTCCAGAAGCTTCTATTTCTAGGTTTGTTCTAGACCAGAAACTGCATTTTAATCCAGCTAAAGGTATTGTACACGGAAGACTAATAGTAAGGCAGCCGCTAGAGACTTTACTCAGTCCAAAGAATCAATTTCACCTACAACTTCTTTACGAGATTCGAGAGTGGGTAGATTACGTTACGAAAGAAGAGAAAGCATACACTTCCTACGTAAAAGGAAGACTAGCTGGAAGAAGTGCTAAAGATTGTCTAGAGGAATTACAGAGATGGTATGATTTAGATTTTCTATCTACGTTTGTAGACTACTTAAAGTTTGGCGACGTAATTTCAGAAGAAATAGAACGAGGGTTGTTACAGGAAATAAGGAGAGGACATGAAAATAGCGCTGTGCTTATATAATCTGAAATTAGATCAGAGTCTACAAGACGTAGAAGAACTCTTTAGAGTAAAAGATTTGTACTGCGGAATTGTAGATTCTGATAGCTTAGAGGATACTTTACTGTCTATAGAAGCTTGTACTCAATTGTGTAGAGGTTCCAGGAAATACTACAATAGAGTAGTATTTTTAGACATGAAGAGATATTGTTCAAACACCGTTAAGCTTACTGATAACTTTTTTTCAAAAGACATTAAGGTTTTTCCTACAGACTTTGTAAGCGATGGAAACGGATTAAGCTTGACAGAAGAAGGACTTTATATGCTTAATACAGAGTGTTTTTGTGCAGGCTATGTAGCGTTACAGTATTTAGCAAACATTGAAGGACATTACAGGTTTAATGTAGGGTACGGTAGTGACTATGTTTCTTTAGATACAATACTACCGGTATTTATTTCTAGTAACGCTTTAAGTCTTAGTGCTATACCGTTTTTTGAGAAATGAGAATTGCTGTTTGTTTGTCAGGTCAACCTAGAGCTTTTAGAGCAGCTGCTAAAAACATATTAAAGACGTTTAGGAAAGAAGAAAATGTCCAGGTGGATTACTACATCTTTTCTTGGACAGATAATATAACACCGTACAGTCTCGAAAACATAAAACTGCAGGAAGATATAGTAGAGTTAGAGAGAGATCTTACAGAACTCTATCATCCTAAAAAACTTGAGATTAGGAGTGAGAAGGAAATAGATAAAGCTTTTGCATTCTTACCAGTGATACAGGATGATTTTTATCAAATATATCATTTTGCTAGAGTACTATCGCTGGTTCCGAAAGACGAGGAGTATGATTGGTGTTTTTGGACAAGAATAGATAATTTTATGTTCAATTCGACCATAGACACCTATGAAGATTGGAAAGCTCCCAGACTAAACTACAAAACTATTCAGGTCTACAGCCAAGACAGTAGAAGTAATGATTTAATATACATGCCTATAAACGGAGATCGAGAAACACCGGTACACTACGCTAGCTGGGCTAGGTTTCAGCCTACCGCTATAGATCTCCTTTATGCAGGAAGGGTTGATGTTTTGAGAAATCTTTCTCTTAAGACATTTGTTACATATTTACGTGATATAGCTTTACTTAAACATGGAGATAAAAATTTTCTAGAGTGGTGGGTACCCTATATTTGTACAATCTCTGGTATCGGAATTAGAAGCGTACCCTTTCTAGAAAACAATGAAGAGTTACAGTGTGGGGTATATAGGCAGGTTTTTGAAGAAGCTAATGTAAGTTTATATACAGCTCTAGGTTTCAAATTTTCGGATTTTGATAATTATTATAGACTCTATATGTTTGATATTACTTCTGAATATGTTCAGAAACTCTATGAACTATACCAAGCAGGTTATATTTTACCTCCTTTTACCACATCGGACAGTGCTGAAGCAGCGTCTTGGAGTAGAGCTAAAATAGAAGAATATATCAACAATCCAACTGAAAAGAGGAAGGTAAAAATACCGAAAAAACAAGATATACTATGAAAATAGCAGTGTGCCTATCAGGTCAACCTAGAGCTTATAAAGCTGCAGCTCGAAGCATTCTAGAAACCTTTAGAAATACAAAAGATATTCAAGTGGACTTTTATATTTTCGCTTGGACAAATAATACCTCCTATACAACCCCTAATTGTGATGACGTTCTTCACGACATGGAAGGATTGAAGAGAGACTTAATCTCAATGTATCATCCTAAAGGAATAAGGGTAGAGGACGAAGAGGAAGTAGCGAAGATTTGTGGAGTTATTCACCCCAAAGTTACTGCAAACGCATATAACTTCTTCCAGAACTACCATATGATATCTTCAATTAGTATAGCTTTGGAGACAGGAGGGTATGATTATTATATTTGGACCAGGATAGACATGCTTTTTTATAATTTCTCGGGAGAGAGATACAATGCTCCGAACATTAACGTAGGAACGTTACGTAGATTGTATGAACAGCCTTGTCATGTGCTCTATAATGTTGGTGAAAAATTAAGACTTCCTGCATGGTCAACGTATTTACCTAATTTTTTGGATTTTCTATACTTCGGTAGGGAATATACATTTAGGTTAATGAGAGAGACCTTGATGAACACGTTCTTCAAACTTCTGACATATGAAGATAGGTTTACAGAAGAAGACAGAAATATTCGACAGAGTAGGTTTGCTTGTCCATATCTAGAGAACGACATTCCTTTATGGGCTTTTGAACATCAAATTGGACTGTATACTGTTCCTGATTTATTTGAAGAGAACAGTCACATGAAAGTCTTAAAGCAGTGTTATGTAGACGCTGGAATAGACTATTACGACAGGAAGGATTTTCTTTTTGCAGAAAGCTATCCTTGCTTATATCTCTACAAAAACATAACAACGGACATTATTAAAAAATTACGAATTCTGTATGGAGAAGGTAAGATTTTACCTTTCTTCCAAAAGACAAGATGGGAAGAAACACACCCGATAACAGCAATAGAAATGCGAAAAGCTTTAGTAGAGTATGAGTAAAGTAGCAGTTTGCTTTTTTGGACAGCCTAGATCCTTAGATTTTTGTTCAGGAATACTAAAGACTGTTTTTGAAAGAGGAGGAAAAAACGAGGTGGACTACTTTATTCATTCCTGGAATGAGTGTAGCTATGGAACGGGTTGGGGAGATGTAGATGAAAAATTTAAGATAGAAGAGGTAACAGAAAAACTAAAGCTTCTTTACAACCCTAAAAATATTCTTGTTGAGAATCCACATACTCAAGGGGAATTCGAAGAGGAAGATTACATGTACAGTGTGCTTTCTGTATACTACTCTTTATGTAAAAGTATAACAATGAAGAGAAAATATGAGAAAGAACACAAGTTTAGGTACGATTTTGTTATAGTTAGCCGGTTAGACCTGGGTGTGTATCCTTGTGAAAATTTAGAGGAATTTTGGGACCAGTACGACTGGGATGATCCAGAGTTTCTCTTTCCATACGAAATAAAGACAACAGGAGGGCCAAACCCAATATACGCTACAGACTGTCCAGAGCACGGTACTCATACTCAGATAGATTTGATTTATCTTTGTAGGTCTAAATGTGCAGACCTATTGGCCGGAATCTACAGATGGGCTCATGCTACTGGATCTTCTTGGGATTTTTCACCCTCCTATAGAGATTCTTCTGGGTTCAGAGCTCTATACAACTTTAGGACTATGGGTCCAGACATAGTTTTATATAAGTTCCTAGCTAAAGAAGGTCTCTTTACGGGTTTGCAGTATATTGGAAACTTCTTTCCTGTGAGAACTGCTGTAGATGAGTACGACTTAGATCCGACTGATTATAAAACAAGAAAAGCTGTATGTAAATATTACAACGGATTTAAACCATATGAAGGAAGAGCTTGGGATGTACAGAATTTAGGCAAAGTTTTAGTAGAGAACGGAATTATTGAGGAAAAAGATATTCCAAAACCAAAGAACATCGTAGTATGAAAGTAGCAGTGTGTCTGTTCGGACAACCTAGAGCTTGGAAGATAGCTTCTCAGACATTAAAGGAAATATACAAAGAGGAAGAGGTAGATTTCTATGTTCATACTTGGACTGAAGATGATAATCTCTATTTTGACAGGTTCAATGTCACCCATAGTAGAGAGAAACTAGAAAGAGAAATAATTGAAGTATATCATCCTAAAGATCTCATAATAAATGACCGTAGTCGTGTAATGGAGCAAGAATGTAGAGATTTACCAGAGTTTGATGGTAAAACCTACACAAGAGGTCTCTGTCAAATGTACTCTATGTCTAAATCTATAGAAATGTGTATAGATTCAGAGATAGGGTATAACCTTGTAGTAGCGTGTAGGCTTGACACGTACATGTCACCGGGAGGAAAGCTAAAGATACCAGAAAGCCCTTTCAAAGACTGTAATAGAGTTCTTTGGATACCTAACTGTCATGAACCCTACTTTTCTATTGGAGGAGAAACTCAGATATCAGATATACTCTATATTATGACTTTACCTGCAGCTAAGATTATATCTGAAGAATTCTTTAATTTTGCTAAGTTAAGGTATAAGTATCTCGTAGAAAAGGATAAGACCATACCTCTTGAGGCCCCGTATCCGGATCATCTTTGTCCCTATGTTTTTCTTGAAGGAACGTTAATGCCTTTTTTAAGTTTTGTATGTATTCTACCTGTTTGCGGTGGAAATTTAGGGATGTATGAAGGTTACATCCGAATACTTTATCCGAACTGTACAGGTCTTGCAGATTATCTTTATTCTACAGATTTAAATAAGGTAAATAAAGTGGTTCACTATTTAGATACGTACCTTACTTTTGAAAATAAAGGTATATCTTCTGAAGAACTTAAACAAAAATTTCTACAATATGATAATAGCTGTTGATATAGACGATACCTTGTGTACAAGACCGAAAGAAGCTGAACATTTAGGCTCTCCTACAAAATATGAATATTGTGTGCCTATTCCGGATATGATTGAGAAAGTTAATGTTCTCTATGACCGAGGAAACACCATTATCTTGTATACTTCTAGAGGAATGTCAAGTATAGGAACAAACGTAGAAGATATAGATAAAAAGTTACGGAAGGTTACAGAGCGAAAACTAAATGAATGGGGAGTAAAATATCATAAGCTTATATTTGGAAAGATTCATTTTGATTATCTAATAGACGATAAAGCTTTTAGTGTTTCAGAGTTTATTGATAAATTTAATCATGATGAAATCTAAAGTTTTTATATCTACTGTAGGAACAGGATCAAGACTAGGTGGTTTGACTCGATACATTAATAAGTCTCTACTTAGCGTAGGGACTAAACCTGTATTAACTCACATTCTAGAAAAGTTTCCGAAAGATTCGGAATTTATCATAGCTACCGGATATAAAGCTGAGCTCGTAGAAGAGTATCTTTCTCTTGCTCATTCAGATTTGAACATTAAAACTATTAGGGTAGAAAACTACGAAGGTGAAGGATCAGGACTAGGGCATACCTTTAGTTGCGTTGAAGATGAACTACAATGTCCATTTTACTTTTGCAGCTGTGATACCTTGTGCTCCTGCGGGACCCTTGCGGATATTGATACAGATTGGATTGTATTAAAGTATAGTCCTTCTGATGATCCAAGATACCGTACAGTCCGACTCCTTAATGAGGTTAGGATGGCAGGAGAAGGTATAGAGAAGATACAGGAAAAGGGTGAATATGGACATTCTTACGTAGGTCTCTGTCACGTTCAAGACTATGAGAGGTTTTGGGAAGGAATGCATGCTGCATCTTCACCTGAACTAGGAGAGGTTGAAGGTTTACGTAATCTTGACTTGTCAAAGATGAAATATGCCTTTGCTAATCAATGGGACGATACAGGGTGTCTTGAAGGCCTAGAAGCAGCTAGGGTAAGATACAGGAAAGAGAGTGATCCAAACATACTACCTAAAGAGGATGAAGCTATTTGGATACTTGACGATAAGGTTATAAAGTTCTTTAACAATCCGACTCTTATAGAGCAAAGAGTACAAAGAGCAGAACAGTTGAAAGGGTTTGTTCCGGAAATTATAGGGGTACGAAAACATATGTATTCTTATAGAAAAGCAGAAGGAACAGTTTTATCGGATTGTATTAATGTTCCGATTTTCAATAAGCTTCTAAACACTCTGCCGGACTTCTGGAAATTACCGGAAAATATAAAATTATCAGCAAAAGATTTTCACATAGATTGTGGAGAATTTTACAAAACCAAGACTTATGAAAGAGTACAGAAGTTCTACAAGAGATTTAGTAAAGCAGATAAAGAATACACAATAAACGGTAAGGAATATCCTAAACTTCAGGAAATTCTCGACAGTGTAAACTGGAGCAGCGTCTGTAGAGGAGTGCCGGTTAGGTTTCACGGAGATCTTCATAACGAAAATATATTGTACTCTGAAGATAAAGGTTTTACTTTTCTCGATTGGAGGCAGAGTTTTGGTAAATCTTTAGAGATAGGAGATGTTTATTATGATCTTGCAAAGCTTTATCATGGACTAATCGTAAATCACGGTTTGATTCACGATGGTCACTTTAGTGTTTATTGGCAAGGTAACAACATTACTTACGATTTTTACAGGAGACATGTTCTCGTAGAGTGTGAACAAGCTCTTTTTAGGTGGATAGAAAAAAGCTGTTATGATGGGAATAAAGTAAAGCTTATGACAGCTTTGATCTTCTTAAATATCTGCGGTTTACATGAATCTCCGTACAGTTTCATGCTATATGCTTTAGGTACAGAAATGCTTTATAGTTCAACGTATGAAAAATAAACTATCACCGTCATTGATCTGCTTAGATCCGCTAAATCTTCGAGAGGAAATCAAGCAACTCGAAGAAGGAGGAGCAGACATGCTGCATGTAGATTTTTTAGATGGACATTTTAGTCCATCCATGCCACTGGGCTTCGATCTTGCACGTAGGGTAAGGGAAATAACAAAGCTTCCATTCGATGTACATGTAATGGTTTCGGACGGATTTAAGTGTTTTGATGATATAGCTAAACTAAAGCCATATCAAATTACATTTCAGATAGAAACACTAACTCATCCATACGAAACATTGCAAAGATTTAAAGATCTTGGATGTAGGGTAGGAGTAGCGGTTCAACCAGCAACGTCACTCACAACTCTTGACTGGATTCTTGATATTTGCGATGTAGTCTTATTTATGGCTATTGAACCGGGATTTGCTTCACACAATGTTCAGTTTATTCCGAGTACTTATGAGAAAATCTTAACATTCTACGGTCAGATGGATTTACAAGACAGAGAGTGTGAAATAGAGCTTGATGGACGAGTGTCTCTAGACGTAATGAGAAATCTTAAGGACAAAGTTACAGCGTTTGTGTGCGGAAGTAGCTGTTTGAATAGGAAAGACTTAAAAGGATCAATAGAATATGTACGAAACATTCTCGAGTAGGTTTAAAAGAAACACTGGAACAGTTTTACTAGAGCTGAGAGACGTTTTGGTTAATATAAGTCCGGAAGATCTAGAGAAGTTTATAGTAGAGTTAAACACAGCAGAGAAGATTTTCTTTGTAGGTGTAGGAAGAGTAAAACTTTCTCTAGAAGCTATAGCTAAAAGGCTAAGTCATCTAGGATACGATACTCATATGGTCGGGGATATGAACGAACCAGCTATAACAGAAAAGGATTTACTTATAGTCGGTTCTGGTAGTGGAAATACCGTTGTTCCAGTAGCAATAGCAAAGAGAGCTAAAGAACTGAGAGCAACCGTATTACATCTTGGATCAAACAAAGATGGAGCTGTATCAAAGTATGTAGATGTTTTTGTAAGGATACCGGCAAATACGAAGTATAAGAAAGAAGGAGAGGTAGAATCTAAACAACCGATGACGTCGCTGTTTGAACAGTCTCTACTTCTTTTTGGGGACATTGTAGTAATGTCAATCTTGAATGGAGAAGATATAGAGGGACTGTGGGAATGTCATGCAAACCTAGAGTAACGCTATTTATGAATCGTAATCTTTAATTTTAAGGAAAACAACATATGACAGAGAAAGAAATAATAGTAGCAGTTATGCAGGACATTGCAGATGCTATCATGGCAACAGTACCACAAAATTCAACCGAAGAAGAGTAAAGAATTATGAAAGGAGTATTAATAGGTTCAGATTTGATGTATAGGCAGGACGGAAGTCTTGTACCGATTGAGATAAATACTAACGTAGGTTGGGATGTTACGAACAGGATGGAGAGAGAAGAAGATATGTGGGATTTTAGTTTTCTAAGATCTTACATTAAGGAACATAACATAACAGACATATATCTTGAAGGTCAGATTCAAAGAATGAAGAATTTCTGGCCAGAGGACATGGGTGCAGAGGTTCATGTAATCACTAAGGAAGAAATGGATGAATCTACTGACGAGTCTGAATATCATCTTTACATTAGGTCTGCATATAGTGATGAAGCTTATGTAGATAGTTTCTGTAGAGATAAGGTTAACTTCTTGAATGCTATTCAAAATCTTAGTTTCGGTTGTGAATATCTTCTAAAGACTTCTGGAGGATTAGTAGGAGACATTACAAAGGTAGAAGATAACGGAAAGCTTCCAAACTTCTTGGTAAAGTATAGATACCCAAACTATAATAAGAGTAAGTATCCGCTTGCAATTAGGTTTGATAATGTAGAGAAGTTGAAGAGCTGGGCAGAAGCGAATCTAGAAGAGGATTACTTCATTATGCCGTTCTACTACGATGTAGATAATCTTTACAAAGCAGAGGGAGAAGAGAATTCAAGAATTAAGCTTATAAGGAACTGGAGTCTTTACATCGCAAATGATGAAGGAAGTCTAGATTCTGTTTATGTAGCTTCATATACAAAGCTTTCTGCAGAGATCGATGAGAGTAAGATAGAGTGGAATGAAGATGGAACGTGTAAAGACGAGGAATCTCTTCATAGAATGATTTCATCTGCTCTTTGGACTTTAGCAGACAATCTAGATGTACTCTTGGAAGCTAATGACGTAGTCTTGATGGAGGATGATACTTGGAAAGAAGCATCTGAGTTGAAGACAGGGTTGAAAGTAAAGGCTGTTACGATTCCGACTTCTGGAACGGTGGATATTCACAAGAGTGTAGAAGACTATAACGTAAGTTTCGAGGAACTAGTTGCATCTTCAAGTTATACAATTAATGAGATTAAGGTTGTTCATAAGGTGGAAGGATGGGTTAGTGAGACAGTCTTGAATTTCACTGATGGAACAGATTGGTTTGATTCTGATGCATCATCTTATCCGGTTCTTGATCCGAAGGATCAGACAGTAATGTTCAAGAAAGTCGGAACTATAGAAGCGGGTGACAAAGTCATCTTAATGGAAGCAGGTGCAACAGAACTAGAGAAACCAACATTTGTAATAAGAGAGGTAGAGAGTACGAGTAAGAGAAGAGTATTGCAGAAAGGTTACGCGATAAGCTTGGACGGAAATCACTTGTTCTTGTCTAAGACTTCAGCGGACGCGCAGGCATACATCTCTATAGAACATAATTCTGTCTCGGACAAATCATCAAACACATGCTACATATTGTTTTCAGACTCAAAGTGTTCAGAATACGCTAATACGGTTTACCTAGACCCCTCTACATCTCGTTGCCACAGTATGCTAGGTCCGTGCACTGTCGAAGGTTCATGTATTTTAGGGCAGCCATGCTTTACTCCTAGTGCTTTATCTTATCTTATAGGAACCTTGTACAACTAACTTATGACTATATACAGGTCTTGAGAAAATGAATCTTGAATATACAAGGTGCCTTCACATGTTCGAGGTCTAATGGTCAACTCTGTTTCTGCCGCTATATCGCCGCCGCTTGAATAAATTTCCATTCTTGAAACAGGCGGAAGAGCCTGTGTTCCGGCAAAAGAAAGATCTACCCAAAGTGCTATGTCTGGATCGCTTAGATCGTTGGCTGTAATACCTATATTATATACCAAGGACCAGTCAGAACTAGTTGCCTCTATGTTCTCTAAACTTAAATTGTAAATAGTACCATCACTTAGAGTTAATTGTACTATTGACGAAGTTTTGTCTAAACCTTGTTGTCCTGTACCGTTCTGTATAGTGAGAAAAACCTGTATAACTTCGTATACTACTTTATCTGGTGCTACACATTCATCTTCGGTGCCGTCGCAAGTGATATCATACGAATTATGTTCTATAGAGATGTATGCCTGCGCTCATGGAAATTTCAACAATATTACATAACTTACGAGAAATAAGTTAAAATATGCATATAGACTTTAAGGAAATTTTATCGGCTTGGGCAGCTAAGATCAATCCGACACCGGATCAGAAAGATCTAGCTCTAAGAAGAGCAAAAATTTGTGATGAGTGTGAATTTCTTGGAGAAGTTCTCAAAGACAAGAAAATGACACAATATTGCAAAGAATGCGGCTGTGTCATTGGTGCTAAGATTTATAGCTACAAAGAAGGTGCTTGTCCGAAGAACAAATGGGACAGAGTAGATTGTGAATTTAGAAATTCAAAAGCGATTAAAGTGCTTAAACATCCGAGATCGATCGTATAAGCGCTATATTACATAAAGAAACCCGGAATCTTGATCGATTTCGGGCTTTTTTATGTGCATTATCTGCGCAGGCATACATCTCTATAGAACATAATTATGTTATTGATCCTGGTACGATGTCTAAGTGTGGTCCGGCATACTGTAACGGCCTCATCTGCGAATGTGATACTAGTAACTGCTATCTAGACAGCACTACTGTTATTAACTGCAGTAGTGATGAATCTGTTTGTGCTAAGTATTTGTGTGTACAAACATAGTTTTATGTATGATAGAAGTTACCTGCTATGTCTTGTCTGGGTGTTGATATAAGATAACCACCGTACAGGTGTTTCCGGCAGTATAGTAACTATCGTTAATAATTTCTCTTCTTTAAGATTTAGACACTTCGCAAGAAGATTCTCTATAGCTTTTATAACCACCTAAAATAGTACAACCTGTTGGAGTTCCATTGTGACATGTATCCGTCAAATCCGGTATAGAGGAGCAGTTAGCCGGTGTTGTACAGTTCTCTCTCAAAACGTACTCTCGTGGACCAACGCAATTCTCGTTTGAGTAACGTACGTATATAACTACTTCTGAGACGCCAATAATATTAGAATTATGTTCTATAGAGATGTATGCCTGCGCGTCCGATAAAGGGGAAATTTCGTGGAAATCAGCGCGTAAATCTTGTTTCGAAGCCCGCAAATCTATTTATCTCAGAGTATATTCAACTTATGTATTCCTGAAATTTAGACAAATAGCGCGAGCATTTGGGAAAACAAAGGAATCCTAAGGGGAGACACAAGTAAAACATTTCAATAATAAGTTTATTAAAGTATGGCAGAAGTATTGGTAAGCCCTGGAATTCAGATTACAGAGACTGATAAGAGTTACGTTCCTGCTAGACCGTTGATAGCTGGAGCAGCTATTATCGGACCTACAGCGAAAGGTCCTGCAAATTCTCCTACAGTGGTGACATCGTATGGTGATTATCAGCGAAAATTTGGTACAACGTTCATGATGAACAGGTACGAAAAGAAGACTACTGAGACAGATAAGTATGTCGAAGCTGAGTATGGAGAATACATCAAGAATGAGAGTGGAGAGTACGTTATACCTGAAAATTATTCAGATTCAGATGTAAGGTATGCTAAGACAACCGAAACCTCCGATGAACTCATTAAATTGCAGCAGAAAAAGCAAGAATACTTGACAAGTATGGCTGCAAAGAGCTTCTTTGAGCAAGGAGGAGAGTCATTGCTCGTAGTTAGAGTAACAGATAACGATTTCAAGAGCGGTAGAGCTGTTATTCCTGCAAAGAACGATGGGACTGCTTTCGAGATTAAGACAATTTCTCAGGGAGAGGATTTAAACAACTGGTCTGGGAGTTTCCAGGACAGGTCAGAAACTACAGCATCAATTGACGGTGTTATCAGAACCGATGGTTCACTTATTAGTGGATCTAAGGACAATATTAGATGGGAAATCGCAGATGTAGATGAAGAGACAGGTACATTCTCAATCTATGTACGAAGAGGCGATGATGTAGATTATGATAAGAACATTCTAGAGGCCTTTACTGGACTTAATCTTGATCCTGATAGTGAAAATTATATCTCGAGGAGAATTGGTGACCAGTATCAGGAGCTTGTAGAAGAGGTTGTAGGAGACAGCACAATCTACTATATCCGACCTTACGGAAATTATCCTAACATTTCAAACTATATCTACATTAAGGATGTAAATCCGATTTACGGATACTTCTTAGCAGATGGATATACTCGAAGAGGAAAGGATACTGAGGATGATGTAGCTAACATGCTACCTAAGCAGGTTGAAGGAGGTTTTGCACAAGCTGAAGGTAAGCTCTTCACAAACGAAGAGGATGAAGCAAATGCTCTATTCTTCGAAGATATTACAAACGGACACGCTGGTGCAGTAGGAGGCTATACTAGTGAGAATAAGATTCAAGGTATTAACCCAGAAAAGTATCAGCCACTTATTGCCTGTCTTGAGAATACTGATGAATACGAAATTAATATGATCTCAGTTCCAGGTCTTACAGTAGCAAATAATACGACTGAGGTTGATATGGTTAATTCTCTTGCTTCAAAGAGAGGAGACCTTATTGCAGTTGTAGACCTTGTAGGTTTCGGTTCACCAATCGGCGATGTTCAGCAGAAAGCTCTTGGACTTAATAGCAGCTATTCAGCAGCTTATTGGCCTTGGCTTCAGATGTATAGCTCAACCGGAAGGCTCGAATGGGTACCAGCATCGGTTATCATTCCTGGCGTTTATACCTATACCGATCATGTAGCTGCTCCTTGGTATGCTCCTGCAGGTATGACTAGAGGCAGTGTTCAGGGCGTTATTCAGACAGAAAGGAAACTTTTGAAGCAGCATAGGGATGAACTTTATAAGAAGAACGTTAACCCTATTAGCATTCTTCCTGGAAACGGCATTACGGTTTACGGTCAGAAAACACTTCAGAAGAAAGCTACTGCACTTGATAGAGTAAATGTAAGACGACTCTTGATTGAACTTAAGAGAACAGTTAAGAACATGGCTTCTGGGTTGCTCTTCGAGTTCAACGACGCTCAGCTTAGAAGTACATTTAAGAACAATCTTGATGCTTACTTGGAGAGCGTGACAAAACGTAGAGGTCTATATTCTTACAAGACAGTAGTGGAAGAACTAAATACGCCAGATGTTATTGATAGGAATGAACTAAGATGTCAGATATATATCCAACCGTCAAAAGTTGTGGAATTTATTTACATCGATTTCACTATTACCAATACCGGTGTAGATTTCAACACCCTAAGTACATCTTAGTGTTTTTAATGCCCCGGAGTTGTCTAAGCTTCCGGGGTTTTTTATGTCAAGGTCTATAATTATATTCAATAAACTTAGGCGTATTAAGATCATGGACATTAAGATTGAATTGGATAGGATTGCTAAAGAGCACTCCGGAGGTTACAGTAAGATTATAAAATCCCAATATCCGGAAGAATTTATAAAAATTTCAGAGTCATACGAAGGGGTTAATTTCGGGGAAAAACTCTGGCTTTATGTTTACGGGCCTGAAAAGTCTATTTGTCCAGTTTGTGGAAAAAAGAAAAAATTCGGAAAGTATTCAACAGGGTATCCGGGAATAACTTGCAGTAGAGCTTGTACTTTTAAGCATTTAGGTATATCCTCTAATTTTCAATTACCTTCAGCTGTTATAAAGAAGAGAGAAGCTATACTACGAGGCTGCTATAAGAATGTCGGTAAAAAAGCTAAAGAAACACATTTAGCTAAATACGGGGACTATAAAGAAGCTATTAAAAAGGGAAAACAGACTAGACTTCTTCGATATGGTTCTGAAAATTATAACAACCGACAAAAGCAGAGAGAAACCTTTGAAGAGCGATACGGAGTAGGGGGAAGGACAGAAAAGCAGAAAAAAGCTCTTAAGGAGTTGATAGAAAAGAAAGGGTTTGGTACAGAAACACACAAAAAGTGGTTAGAGAATCAAGGAGTTACGAATGCTTCCCAATTAGAATCTGTCAAAACTAAAAAACATCAGAAGCGCGTTCATCAAGATTTTGAATATCTAAGGGAGTTTGCTGAAAGTAGAGACTTAAAACCTTTATTCTCAGAACAAGATTTCAAAGGATACGTTGAAGGAGATCTTGAATTTCATTGCAATCGGTGTGGAAACGACTTTAAGTATGGTAGAGTTCAGAGTTCCTACCTAAGGTGTCCTATCTGCTACCCTAAGAGAGCGTATACTTCTTATGAGCAGCAAGAAGTTCAGAATTTTCTAGAAGATCTCGGCATATCTTTTGAGGTAGAAAATCAAAAGATCATAGGAAAAGAGCTAGACATTTATATACCGGATAAGAAAATAACTATAGAGTATGATGGACTCTATTGGCACTCAGCTCAAACCGGTACAACGTCGGAAAGACATTTAGAAAAGACAGAACTTTGTGAGAAAAAGGGGATTAGGTTGATTCACATCTTTGAAGATGAATGGCTATTTAAGCGGAAGATTGTAGAAAGTAGGTTAAAAACAATCTTAGGGGTAGAAACAGATAGGACCTATGCTAGAGAGTGTAAAATTAAGAAAATAGACTCTAAAACCTGTAATGATTTTTTAGAAAAATACCATATTCAGGGAGCAGATAGAGCCTCTATCAGGTACGGACTCTATTATCAAGAGGATCTTGTAGCTGTAGAGACATTTGGAAACCTAAGAGCAGCTTTAGGTCAAAAGCGAAAAGAAGGTGAATATGAATTACTTAGGTTTTGTTCAAAAACACAGGTTGTTGGTGGATTTTCTAAGCTTTTAAGATATTTTATAGAGGAACATAAACCCAAGCGAATAATCTCGTATGCAGACCGGAGGTGGTGTAACCTAAAAGGACACACCGTTTATGAAAAAGCTGGATTTAGGTTAGTTTCCGAAGGAACACCTAACTACTGGTATTTTAAGAGCGATGTTCTTAGGCGTTATCATAGGTTTTCGTTTAGGAAGAGTGTACAAAAGAAAGTATTGGAGAAGTTTGATGAAAGTTTAACAGAACAACAGAATATGGGCAGGAATAAGTACCTGTGGATCTGGGATTGTGGTTCGTACAAATTTCAGCTAGACTTAGAATAGGTTCTCAACCCTATTTATCTTCAGAACCTAAAATAAAGAACATTAAAAACAACAAAGAATGGCTGTTTTAGATACAAACGAAATTTTCTACACGACCTTTGAAGCTAAAACTAAAAACAGAGGTATCATCTACATAGACGGAATACCTGCTTTCATGGTCTACAAGATGAAGAAGCCTAGCTTTACAGTACCGGCTAAGGAAATTCACCACATAAACTCATATTTTACCTATGCAGGTAAGAGAAAGTGGGATACAGCTCCAATGACAGCTTACGATCCAATTACTCCTTCTGGTGCACAAGCTTGGATGGACTGGGCACGACTTACCTACGAAGCTGCTACGGGACGAGCAGGTTATCTCGACTTCTATAAGAAGGATATCGTTTACGATGATCTTGGACCTGTAGGAGATATTGTATCTGAATGGGTTTACAAGGGAGCTTGGGTTTCTAAGTTTGATCCGGGTGAGACAGATTGGACAAACGAGGGTGACGCTCAAGAGATTCAGGTAGAAATTACCTTTGATTATGCAATTCTAAACTTCTAATACTCAGAGAGGTACATACGATCAATTAAAGTTAAGCTTTCGGACTATTCTGGAAGCTTTTCTTTTTGTACAAGCTTTAACCTATTTAGTATTAATGAAGATTCACTACTTTTACAAAATAACTAACCTTCTTAACGGAAAATACTACTTAGGGGTTCATACTTCTACTCTCTCACCAGAGAAAGATAATTACTGGGGATCAGGACCAGCAATTAAAGCTGCTATTAAGAAGTACGGAAAGCAGAATTTTAAGAAAGAGGTCTTAGAAGTGTTTAACTCTTCAGAAGATGCTTTTAAGTATGAAGCAGAACACATAACCTTGAAAGAGGTTCAAGATCCAATGTGCTACAATATGCAGCTAGGAGGACTAGGAGGTACAGAAGGAGCTATCTTTATGACAAACGGTACGGATCATGTCAGGATTTTACCGGAGTTTGAAGAAGAGTACAGAAACAAGGGGTACTCAAGATTGCAAAAAGTTCATTCAGCTGAAACTCTTCAAAAAATGAGAGAATCTCACAGGGGTTTGAAGAGATCTAAAGAATCTTTAACAAAAGCAGGTGCATCAATGAGGCAGCTCGTCTGGGTTAAAAAAGAGGATCAAGAACTTAGGATTCACAAAAGGGAGTTAGAGTCTTATCTGGATCAAGGCTATGTTCGAGGTCGCTTATCGTCTACGAGCTTAAAGATAGGTCAAACCTTAAAAGCACGTCATCAAAATTCTTAGACTATTTATCATTGCTAGCATAAATTTAACGTTAAATTATTAAATTAAAACAATGAGTTACAAAGTTGGAAATAAGATAGGCGTATCAAAGGATACAGGTATCCTAGACCTATACACCAAAAACGTAGAAAATACAGCTTACGCTGGTTTTGCAGGATCCCAGTATTCTCTTCAGAACGGAAACCAGACTCTTGGTGGAGCAGAGATTGTAGGTGGATTTGTAGATGATGCAAACGACGGAGTTAACACCGGAAAGCACAGTGGAACTTACGGAATGAAGTACGTAGGTGAATCTTCAAACGGCCACAATGCATTTGATATCTTTGTGAAGAAGCAAATTGGTGAAAAACCAGATCCAGCAAAATTCTACGGAGAGTAAAAGAAGCTTTGACTTAAAAAGTTTGCCCGGACTCCAGCGAGTCTGGGTATTTCTTTGTTCGTTTCACAAATAATTGCTATTTAGAGATTACTTAAGTATTATTTTATTATTGAAATGGCAGTAGAAAACATGTTTCCTACCGAAACGGTAGAACTTCCTTCAAAAGGTAAGATTTATCCTAAAAATTCTCCTCTAGCTAAGGGAGAGATTGAGCTCCGCTACATGACAGCAGCTGACGAAGATTTGCTAACAAACCAGAATTATATAGAGAGAGGTGTTGTAGTGGATAAGCTTCTTCAGTCTCTTATCGTAGACAAAACTGTTGATTACAGTCAGCTTTTGCTTGGAGACAAGAATGCTCTCTTGGTTGCAGCTAGGATTCTAGGATACGGTGCAAATTATGAGTTTGACTACAGAGGTCATAAAGAGTCCGTAGATCTTTCAAAGCTTTCTCATAAGGAGCTTCATCCAGACTTCGTAGCAGCTACAGAAAACCTCTTTACTTTCAAGTGTCCTGCAACCGGAGTTACTCTTGAGTTTAAGCTTTTGACTCATGCCGACGATCAGGCTGTTGAGCAGGAACTTAAAGGCCTCAGGAAGATTAATAAAGAAGCTAGTCCTGAACTTTCAACCAGGATGAAATATATGATATTATCTGTGAATGGAGAAACAGACAAGAAAGCAATCAGGGATTTCGTAGATAAGCAGTTCTTGGCACGAGATTCAAGAGCTTTCAGAAAATACGTCAACGAAATTCAGCCAGATATGGACATGAGGTTTTATCCAGAAGACGGTCCGGAAGAAGGAGTAGAGATTCCAATACAGCTTTCATTCTTGTATCCTGACATTACAGCATAGAAATGGAGAACATTGACAATCTTCTCAGGGAAATCCAGAGTACCGAGAATGGTCGTCAATTTCTCGGAGCTCGTAGAGTTCACCTATTTCGGGAACTTCATGAAATGGTGTTTTACGGTAAAGGGGGTTATGATTGGGAGACAGTTTATCATCTTCCAATCTGGCTCCGAAGATTTGTTTATAGTGAAATCGTAAAACATTATCGGGACGAAAAAGCTGCTGTAGATAGGGCTTCTCAAGGTAAGGGAAGTCAAACGCTCAGTAAGACTGACAGCAACCCTACAGTTAGAAAACCGGATTTTACTTTAAAGCCTCGCAAGTAGCGAGGTTTTCTATTTATCTTAAACTGTGAAATGTAGTTAGATGCCGCAAATAGACGTAGAAAAATTAAAACAATCAAACTCAGTTAAAACCTGGGAGGAAGCTTTTGAGGGAGTTGACAAAACTTCAGCTAAGTTTGACGACCTCGTAGATGCTTTTGTTAAGTTTGTAGGAGATTGGAAAGATTTTTCTGATATTCGACGAGACCGTTTAGCTGAATACATACTAAGTCTTGACAATGTACAGGGTCATTGGAAAGACGTAAACAAATGGATCGAGACTAACACCGATTCACTGGTTCCTTATGTAGGAACGTTGCGTGACATCAAGAGTCTCTTTCAGTCAATTTCACAGGAACTCGGAGGAAACATACGTCAGATTCGAGACAACGAAAACATCATTAGAGGCCTATCTAGATTAGCTACAGACAACATAGTAGCTATTCAGCAAGAAGGGGGTTTAACAGAAAATTCAATTAGGAGTCTTGATAAGAAGAAAACAAAGCTTGAACAAGAGTATAAGACAAGATTAACGCTTCTAGGTGTTCATGAGAACGGAGATAACTTAAGAATCGTAGCTGAAGGTCAGGAAGACAATCTTAGAATTACTCAAAATCGTATTGCTGAACTAAATAAACTCAGAGAGTCGGGGATTAGACTTACAAGTATTCAGAGAGAAGAGCTTAAAAACCTTCAACTTAGGGAAAGACTTATACAGTCTAATTTAGAGCTCTTAAATGAGTACAATAGAACAGCAAAAGACGGACTTTTTAAGCGAATTGATCTTCAGCAGAAGTATTTTAAGGAGATCAGTAAGGAACTTCAGACAACTAAGGTAGATGTTGCTTCTAAGCTTTTGAAGAAGCTGGGAATGTCTGGGGAAGCTGCTGAACTTAAGGAGAGCTATGGAAAACACTCGACTAAGAGGGTAGAAGCTAACACAAACCTCGAATTAGCAAAGCAAGCAGAGGAAGTAGCTAAGGTTAACTACGATAACGCTTTCAAAGAGAAAGATACTAAGCTATATCAGAGGGAAAAAGGACAGAGTGAAGCTGTTATTGCTGAAGCACAAAGAAAGTTCTTTGAAAGCCAGCAAAAGGTAGCTGATCTTGAAAGACAGATAGAGGAAAATCAGAGTCGTCTGAAGGACTTCGAAACTACTTTCAAGAAAGATAAAAATATTAAAGGCTACCGAAACGTCATAACAGGTAGAAAAGCAACCACGGAAGAGGTTGAGCAAAACAATCAAGACCGTGCATTTGAATATAAATCTACAGCTCTTAAAAGAGTAGCAGACAAAGAACTTATTCAGAGTAAAAACAACCTAAACAAAGCTTTAAGCGAACACGCTAATAGGTTCGGAGAGCTGATAGCGAAAGAGAACGCTCTAAAAGAAGCTACAGAAAATAGAGTAAAAGCTGAAAAGGAAGTAAACAACATTAAGCCTTACCAACTTAAGGTTGACTTAGTAAATAAGATTAAGACAGGGTTTAAGAGTCTTCTTAGTCCTGCAAGTTTACTTTCAACCATAGCTTTGGTTATCTGGAAAAACTTCTTGAAAGTAGACGAAGTAGCTTCAAACCTCAGACAAAGGATAGGTTCTTGGGAATTTGCAGCAGCAGCAACAAATTCACAGTTTGCTACAAGTACTCAATGGCTTGAAATGGCTGTGGGACTTGCAGACGAGTTCCATATTGACCCTGTTCTTGTATTTAGCAACGCTGAAATTGGCAAGATGGCCGAAGCTAAGAATCTTCTTGGCTATACCAACAAACAAGCCCAAAATTTAGGTGTATCTTCTAAGCTTGTAGGAATATCTTCTGACCAGTTCCGAAAGAACATGAAGGAAGGTTGGCAGAACTATGTTAAAACAACAGGAACTGCTGTACATCTTGGTGGAGTTCAAAGAGAGGTTCTTAATACTTCTAATGCTATTAGGCTTTCTTACGGAGGTCAAGGAGAAGCATTAGCAAAAGCTGCAGCAGCTGCTCTTGAGATTGGAATGAGCATGCAGCAAGTAGAGAATGTAGCTAGTAACTTGATTAGCTTTGAATCTTCTATTAGTGCTGAAATGCAAGCTCAGTTACTTACAGGAAGACAGCTAAATCTTGCTAAAGCTCGAGAGTATGCTCTAAATAACGACATTAAGGGGGTTGTAGGGGAGATCAAGAAGCAGGGCATTGACATGAACTTCTGGGGTAATTCAAATAGAATTCAACAGGAGAACATGGCTAAAGCACTTGGAATGTCTCGAGAGGAACTAGCTCAAATGGTCGTAACTCAAGAACTTCAGAACGGTGCATCTACAACAGCTATAGCCAAAGCTATGAAGATATCTGAAGAGAGCGTCAAAGCTACAGCACTGTCGATGGAGTGGAAAACAACAGTAGCTAAGCTTTCTGAAGCATTTACACCTATTCTCCAGATCCTTCGACCTGTTGTAGAGCTTATAAGCTTTGCAGGACAGCTAATTTCGCCGTTTGTTGGATGGATTTCAAGTCTCTTTGGACTTCTCGATAAGATAAACGATCAAACATCTACGTGGATTAAGAATCTAGCTAGGTGTGTTCTAATATTACCTCTCATCGGTAAAGGGATGGGAACGATAGCTGTAGGAGCTGGTAAAGCAACAGCATCCATGGCAGCACTACCAGCAATGCTTGTAAAGCCTTTTAAAGGTCTTGGAACAGCTGTTAAAGACATTAAGCAGGACGGAGCATTAGCAACTTTGAAGAAAGGTTGGAGCTCTATAGGAGAAAAATTCAAACAAGGAAGAGAGTCGGTTACTGCACCTGGACAGCAAAAACCGGGTAACCTAAAGAAAGCTTTACAAGGAACCCAAGTAACTGAAGCAGCTGGTAGAACATCGCAACGAGTTACCGGAACTGGAAACAATTTACCTAAGCTTGGATCCAACATCAGGACCTTTATTAATAGGGTTGGAAAAGCTGTAGGAATTACCACAGTCGGATCGGTAGCAAGAGTGTTTGCTTCATCAGGAGCACGAATGGCTACAGGCCTTAGAGCTCTAAATTCAGTTAAAGATTCTACCAATTTACCAATTCTTGGACAAAACATAGCTTCGTTTGTAAAGAGTTTTGGAACTGTCAAAGGTCTTGGTAAGTTTGCAGGAATTTCGACTATCTTTGCTCTGTTTGGAAAACCAATGGCTTTTGGAGTTAGAACCCTTAATACCGTAAGCAAGTTTTCTGATGGATTGCTTAAGCTTGGAAATAATGTAAAATTCTTTATAGATACATTTAAGACCGTAACAGTTAAGAACATAGGAGCTTTCATTGCTGCTGCATCTTCGTTTGCAATCTTTGGGGTACCAATGGCTCTAGGAGTTGCGTCTCTTAATCTTGCAAGCAAGTTTTCTGATGGATTGCTTAAGCTTGGAAATAATGTTCTGGGCTTTATGGTTCCGTTCAAAACTATAACAGCGGGGAGTCTTGCAAAACTGGCTGCATTTGGAGTTGCAGCAGCAGTAGCAGCGCCAGGAATACTTCTTCTTGAACTTGTATCACCGTTTGCAGGTCTTCTACCGGCTTTAGGCACAGCTATAGCTAGTTTTGGAACAGCTCTTAGTACGGCAGCTGGACCAATTTTAATCGGTAGCGGGGTATTAGCAGTTCTCGGAGCTTCTTTAATTCCTGTAGCGTTTGCATTACGATTAGTAGCACCGGCTTTTTCAGCTTTCGGAGACGTAGTAGTAGCTTTAGGTTCAGCAATAAAGTCAGCTTTTGAAGGAATCGGAAGTGTAATTACTACAGCCTTCTCGGGAATGTCAGCTCTTCTAGAGAACATTACATTTGAAAAAGCAGCTGCACTTGGCGCTGTTGGTGTAAGTTTCGGAGCATTAGCAGCAGGAATGGCAGCAGCTACTGTGGCCATAGCAGCATTCCCTAGGAAGAAGTTTGCTAAGATTCTGGAAACAGCATCTGAGATAAAAGCTTCAGATAGTACTCAACTAAAGAGTACTGAGGAGAAGCTAGGAATCCCAAAGGAGAACATAAAGGAAGCTTACTCTGAAGTAACTATACAAAGAACGCAGAATTTACAGAAATCCCAAGAGATCTCCGTAAATCAAAAAGAAGCAGACTATAGTAGGATTGAACGAAAGATGGACACTATTATAAAAGCTATAGAAGGTTCTCGACCAGACTGGAATTGGCTTGAATTTCAGCGAGAACTAAGAACCAATACAGTAGGAGCATAGTGTATGGAAGAAAAGTATAAAGGAAATAAAATAGGATCTTCAAAAAGTAAAGGAATTTTTCAGACTTACGATGAAGGTGGGTCTGAAATGAAGCTTTTACAGTATGGAACCTTCCTAAAAGGTTCAGCTCCGCTTGTAACTAAAGATATCAATTCAGGGGAACCTCTAGAGCGAGACGGATGGTTTAAGCTTTATACCCAAACATCTGAAGTTGCTGTTCAAAGAAGAATTGATGATGTTAAGAGAATCACAAAATTTATAGCGACTCCTAAAGGTGTTTTGTGGGAGAGTAGAATGGCTGCTCTTGAAACAATACAGCAGAACCTACAGCAGAAAACATCGGGAAAGATTAAGAATATACAAGATAGAAACCTTAGTAGTGGGGATACTACATCTTTTCTTAAGAGAGCTCTGAATTCTGTGAAAAATTTCGGGAAGAGTGCATTGAGAGGAGTAGGACTTACAGCTTCTACTCTTGCTCAGGTAGGTGTTTCTGGTACCGGAGCTCATATGGATACCTACATCTCTAGAGCGTATCTTACTGATGGAGGTGGAGGTACACTTAACCAGCTTTTGTCTTATGCTGGAATTACGAACGGAGGAGGATTGAACGGAGCAGAGAAGGTTTTAGGAGGAGCAACAGATGTTCTCGGAGAAGAGCCTTGGAAGCACATACCTGATGAGAAAAAGCTTGTACCTGAATCAGCTATAGGAAATAGAGGAGAGCAAGACTACTACGGAATATCTACACCTTCTTTTCTTTCCAAATATCTGAAAGATTCGCAGGATACAAAGAATTATTTAGGTGAAAAAATATCAACAGGATCTGCATACCTAGAGACAGAGCTTCACGGCGTTTCTAAAGCTAATCAGTCTTCTATGACTGAAAGGCCTGTTCATTCAGGAGTCCAGAAATCAGATACTAAGGATCTCGGAAATAGGTATGGGGACGTAAAAAGTATAGATGAAGAAGACCTATTTAGAACAGATCCTAGAAAAACTACAGGTATTTCAAAAGCAAAGCCTGTTTCGAGGGATATTTCACAAACACCGGTAGAGAGAGTAGCTCGACTTTACGACGGATATACTGCTAAGGGTAACGTAAAGAGCGGGGAGTCTGACGATCATAGGTACATTAAGACACCTTCAATAGGTACAGATAACAGACTTTCTATTAACAGGGAAACCGGAAGCGTAAGGACTCTGTATGATTTCGATTCAGTAGAAGAGAACGGATATCTGAAGACCAATACAGACAGTGAAGAGTACTTTAGAAACAAGAAAGATGTCTTCGAGTTAAAGAAAAACCAGAAAGAGGTAGATGCTACTGTTACGGTTTCTTCTAAGACAAAGAAAAAACATCCGACTACTACTCGAGATGAAATTTACAGCATGGTTTATGAGTCTGAAGAACCAGACTATGTAGTAGAATCTGATATTTCTTGGAAAGATCATCCAACCATCTTACAGGAATTCAGCTTAATACCGTTCTGCATAACTACAATAACGCCAGAACATCGAACATATCTGTATTTTCCTGCATACCTAGAAACATACGAGGATAGCTATACCGGAGATTGGGATAGTCAGCAATATATTGGAAGGGCTGAAAAGTTTTATGGATATAAAGGTTTCAGTAGAAGCATTAGTTTAAGCTTTAAAGTTATAGCTAAGCAGCAAAAAGATATAATACCTCTATATCGAAAACTTAATAGGCTTGCAGGAGCGACAGCACCGAGTTATGGAGGAGATCAAGCTTTGTTTATGAGAGGTACGCTTGCATCTTTGTCTATCGGAAGTGACAATTCAGGTTACGGAGCGGATACAGGAAACGGTCTTCTCAACAATCAGCTTGGATTTATACCAAACGTAAAGTTTTCATGGGATAAGGACGATCCTTGGGAGATAGATTCAAAGACATACCGAGTACCGTACGTATTGGGTGTAAGTATGACCTTTACTCCTATTGAGAAAGAAGAGATTAAGGAAGATTACGGTGCATTCTTTGTATTCAATCCTCAGCAATCTACACAAGAGCCAGAACCGCCAGAGCAGGTTAATAGTCTTCCAAACACCGAAGAAATTCAGACACGCACTGTGATGTTTGACGATTTAATGAGACAAGTACCTATTCAGCGAGACAACACAATGGTCTATACGGGTGTAACGCCTGATGGACAATCGACTTCACCCGTAGGTAGAGGCGGTGGCGGAGGAGGTATAAGCTAAAAGAGAAACAATGGCAGATAGCAGATACTATACAAACACACTCTTACAGGACAATCAGACAGGTAGGAAGTATTTAGCTAATACTCTCTACCCCGATGTTCCTGTTTCTGAGGACGATTGGTATGTAATAACAACTGTAGGAGATAGGTACGATTTACTCTCGTATCAATTCTATTCAACTACAGACTACTGGTGGATTATTCCTATAGCTAACGGACTACCAGCAGACTCTCTTTGTCCAGAGGTTGGAATTCAGATTAGAATACCTGCAAACCCTACAGTATATGCTAGACTTGTAGAAGATGAGAACGATTAGGAATGGCAGCAGATAAAACATTTACAGTGGATCAGCCGGAAAAAATAGAAGGTTCGTTTACAGCTAATATTCCGATTGATATCATAAAGCAAATAGAGGTTCGAGAGAAGAGATTCGGACGAAAAATTCATACTGAAGAGGAACTTGAAGTTATTAACGGAAACGCTGTTTGGGTCCTTCTTCGATCTGGTGTGGACGTACCTATCAACGAGGCTGAGTGTCGAGAACTCAAATCTCTAGAAGCTCGAAAAAGCGTACAGACTAGCAATAAGCAAGCTTGGGCAGGAATATTGGGAGGAGACTTAAAACCGAACGGAATGCCAAACTACCACTTGGCTGGTATTGAGGGTGCAGACCAAGCCCAAGATAGAGCAGCTTATAGGTTAGATGCAGTTCAAGGTCATAGAGCAATACCGGGAATTACGGGTTTTTCTGTAGTTTCTAAGGACACTTGGGGTATGATTCTTGAAGCGACTGTGAATATCAAGGTTTGGTCTCGAGATGACTTAGAACGCATGGATCTCATATATTTCAAGCCAGGTTTTACTGCTCTTCTTGAGTGGGGTCATACACTGTATTTTGATTCGAACGATGAGATTAGAAGAGTTCCTGAACCGATGATAAGTAATGAGGAATTCTTTGCAGGAGGTCAATTTGATGATCTAGATAGTAAAATCTACGAAGCTCGTAAAAGAGACTGCAACAGGGAAGCATGTTTCGGTTACATTACTAATTTCTCTTGGAAATTTAATAGGGATGGAAGCTACGACTGCACTGTTAAGATGGTTTCAAAAGGAGCTGTTTTAGAGGGTCTTAAGCTTAAGAGCGGAAAAACATCGGGAGAAGCAGACGTACAAAAAGACCATAACTGGTGGGATATCTCGATTTTTCATAAGATTCTAAAATGCTTTCAGGATAGGTACAACTATATGCCAAGTCCTGGAACAGTCTCTGGAAACCCTGCAGTTACGCCTCTAAATGAAACACTGGATCGATGGAAAATGCCAGGAAGTACGTCGAAAGGTGAGCAAAAAAGTCTAATACTATCCGCAGTAGCCTCAATAAACCAGGGAATGTCTTCAATACCGAAAAGACAGGGTACTATAATTTCTGAAACAGATGCTCGAATTAAGAAAATTCAGGATTTTCCGGTTCTTGCAGTGCCGTTGGGAAGTGGAGGTCTTTTTCATTCTCAAATTGAAGGGTTTTACATTCAACTCAGGTCTCTCTTACATCTCATAAATGTATATGAGCTTTGGGATGGAGACGGATATAGAGGCTTTTATGACCTCTTAAGTCCAGCTAGGTTTGGTCATGGGGACGATAGTACTGTTGTAAGTCTAAATCCTATCGTAGCTGCAACCGAAAGTCAAAGTGAAGCTATAAGCTCTAAGATATCTCTAAAAGCGCTTAATCTTGTAACGCAGTCAGAGCTAAGAGATGCAGATATTATTGGAAATATCTGGGTGGACTATTCAGCGTTTTGCGCTGTAGTAGCGAGACAGATTGATGCTCAAGGTTCTGATTACCGGATAGACCTTGTTCTTCGTGAATTTTTATCAGAAATTCAAAAAGCTCTTGGGAATATTCATAATTTTGGGGTCCATACAAATCAGATGATTGGAGGAAATTGTTATGAGATCGTGGACTTAGCTAGCGTTAGAACTAACAAGGATAAGAATATTCCTAGGGATATCGGAGTTTCTGGACTCTTTAATACGGTTCTAGATTTAAACGTTGAGAGTGACGTTTCGTCTGACATAGTTAATGAGATGTGCATAGCCGCAGCTGCCCCTACTACTTCTGAAGATGGAGCTGAGTCAGCAGACGAATGTATGGTTTTTTGGGGGGAAAATTGTAAGTCTAGATGGACACCTAAGCCATTAAGTTCAGGAGGAAGTAGTAAAAACACTAAAAGTAGTAACGATTCTAGAGAAGGTTTTGATGAAAAACTTGCTAAGCTTTATAAAAGACTCCGAAGAGGAAAGTTAGATAAGAAAGCTCACGGAGAGCAAGTACAGACAGATGCAATTCAAGCTAACATTGCTGAAGAACTTATAGACATTCAACTTACCGGTGAGAAGCTTTACTTAGATAAGGTGAGGACAGATTTAGGAAACAAGAGTAACTTGCAGATGGGAATCATTCCAGTTCGTCTAAATCTCACCATGCTTGGACTTTCTAGACTTACTATCGGAAATACTTTCAGAATTAAAAATGGAGTTTTACCTAGAAAGTATGACAACTGGGGATACATTATTACAGGTATAGAACATAGGGTTCAAGGAGGACAGTGGGTAACGCAGCTAAAGACTCAGTACTATCCAGTGTATCCAGACAATACATACAACGAGGGAAGGTCTTCATCTTCTTCAACAGTATCATCTTCAAATTTAACATCAGAGAAAAACGTGGTAACAGGAGAAAGAACAGCTCGACGAGGTCCATATAAAGATATTCTAGAGAACGTTTGTGACTACAGAGTAGCTTTTATTAAGGGAACCGGAATAGACTATGGAGCAGGAAACAAGGTTTCTAGTAACGGATACAAGAGTCCTTACATGGGTTGGTGTGCAGCATATACCTTTAACTGGGCTAGAGTATACACGCAAGGTAAGAAAGCTTGTGAGACAGGAGCAAAGCTTCAAAAGCATTCAAGTAATAGGTATGATTATGATGCTAACCCTGGAATAGGTACGTACATACCACAGGTACCTGCAGGGGGTAATGCTGGATCAGCTGGATATGCAGCAAATCTAGAGAGCATAGGGTATCAGCCAGGGAATACCGTTACTATGTCTGATGCTGAACTTAGGAAAGTTACAGCCGGTACAAATGTTGGTGGAAAAACAGTGAAAGAGGGTGACGTTCTTGTGTATACTGGACAGGGAGGAAGTCCATATCACACTTGTTTCTTCGACGGTACAAAGTGGCGGTCAGATGCGGATCAAAACAGTGCAAATTGCTACGGTTCTAGAGGGAATTACAAAGTTCAGTTATTCTCTTGTACAAAACCGAAGCATAAAGATTGGAACTGTTCTGCATAACAAGCTTTTAGAAAAATTAGCGTTAAACGAAAGTTTAGCGCTTTTTCTTTCAACTATACTCCTTATATTTATCTGTACATAAAAATTTAAGCAATGATCAAAAGTGTAATAAAGAGGGACGGGAACGTCGCAGAGTTTGATATCGATAGGATCAAGGATTCTATTTCAAAAGCAATGGCTCGAACTGAGAAAGGTATAGATCCTGACTTGATTGAAAGAATAGCAGAAAGTATATCCAAATCTACATCAGAGAAAGCTTCTGTGGATAAGATTCAAGACATGGTTGAAAGGAAGCTCATGGATTCTAGAAGAAAAGATGCAGCTCAAACCTACATAAAGTACAGACAGAAGAGAGACGTAGCTCGTCAATCTAAGACTCGGGTAATGTTCGAGGAAATCATAAATGCAGAAAATAACGATATAACTCGAGAGAATGCAAACATGAATTCAGATACACCAGCAGGTATGATGATGAAATTTGCATCGGAGACAACAAAACCTTTTGTAGACACATATCTTTTAAGGGAAGACATTCGAGAAGTTGTTGATAGAAATTATATTCATGTTCACGATAAGGACTACTACCCTACAAAAAGCTTAACGTGCTTGCAGCATCCTCTTGATACCATCTTTAAGAGAGGCTTTAGAGCAGGTCACGGAGAACTTAGGCCACCTAAGAGAATAGAGACAGCTGCAACACAGGCATGCGTTTCGATGGAAACAGTGCAGAATGAAATGCACGGAGGTCAAGCAATACCAGCTTTTGATTATTATCTTGCTCCTTTTGTCAGACTTGCATACCAGGAAGAGATTGATAAGATTAGTAAGCTCTTTATAGATCTACCGGACAAAGAATATTGGGATGAGATTAAGAATATAGAGATAAAGGACTACATTACAAAAGAGCTACCTCCTTCAAACACACTACCAGCAGCGGGATCGTTTGTAACGTATCCGACTAAGGAGAGAATCATTCAGATGGCTATAAACCAGACTGTTGACAGGGTTCATCAAGCAATGGAGTCGTTCGTACACAATATGAACAATATTCATTCTAGAGGAGGAAATCAGGTAGTCTTTAGTTCAATCAACTACGGTACAGATACTTCTGCAGAGGGACGATGCATTATTCGAGAGGTTTTGAGAGCTACAGAAGCAGGTGTAGGTAACGGAGCTACAGCAATCTTTCCTATCCAGATTTGGAAGCTCAAGGCCGGTGTCAGTATAAATCCTGGAGATCCAAACTACGATCTCTTCAAGTACGCCTGCAAAGTATCGGCTAGAAGGTTCTTTCCGAATTTCTTAAACCTGGATTCAACCTTTAATAAGACTGATGAATGGAAGGAAAGTGATCCGGGAAGGTATAAACACGAGGTTGCAGTAATGGGATGTAGAACAAGACTGTGGTTGGATAGGTTTGGAGAGACAACTTCGATTGGAAGGGGAAATATCTCATTCACAACGATAAACTTACCAAAACTTGCTATTGAAGCAGCTATCGAATGTGGAGCGTTGGTAAAGAACGAGGAAGGAAAGTATATAAGAGCTGAAATCAAGGATACTGAGAAGATGTTCAAGCTCTTTATGGAAAGGCTTAAAGAGGTTGCAGATCTTGCAGCTGAACAGCTTCACGAAAGGTACAAATTTCAGGCTACAGCAAAAGCAAAGCAATTTCCTCTTCTTATGTCAGGTCTTTGGAAAGGTTCAGAAAACTTAGGACCAGAAGATTCCGTAGAACCTGCAATTAAGCACGGAACATTGAGCTTAGGTTACATTGGGCTCGCTGAAGCATTGGTTGCAATGTTCGGAAAGCATCATGGGGAGTCTGAAGAAATGCAGGAGAAAGGTCTAGAGATTGTAGGACTTCTTAATGATCTTTGTAAGAATAAGTACAGTGAGGAGTATGACCTAAACTACACTTGCTTGGCAACACCAGCTGAAGGTCTTTCGGGTAAGTTTACGAAAGTGGATAAGAAAGAATTCGGCGAAATTAAGGGTGTTACGGATAGAGAGTACTATACGAACAGTAACCATGTGCCTGTATACTACGACTGTTCTGCAAAGCATAAAGCTGAGATAGAGGGACCTTATCATAAACTAACGCCTGCTGGTCACATCTTTTATGTAGAGGTTGATGGAAAAGTAACAAGTAATCCGGACGCTGTGGAGGATATTGTAGGGGTTGCAAGAAAGAATGATTGCGGGTACATAAGCATTAACTACAATTGTTCTAGGTGTGAAGACTGCGGTTACGAATCGTCAGAAGAGTTTGAAAACGGGATTTGCCCTAAATGTAGCAGCAAAAACACAACGTACCTAGCCCGTATCACGGGATATTTAGTCGGTACAACTAGCAGGTGGAACTTAGGAAAGAAAGCAGAACTTTGTGATAGGGTATCTCACGAAGGTCAAGAAAGACATACAAATCTTGAGATGATCTATGGACCAGAACCTCAGAATTCTTAAAATAGTACCAAACACGGTTGTAGATGGACCGGGGCTAAGAACCTCGGTCTATTTTGCCGGATGTAAACATCACTGTCCGGGATGTCATAACCCCGAATCGTGGAATATGAATGGAGGAGTGGAGATGAACATAAACGAGGTTTACTCCGAAATTCTGAAGAACGCTGTCAATAGTATAGCGCCGAAGATAACATTGACAGGAGGAGATCCATTCTATCAAAGAGAAGGTCTAAAATCTTTACTTTATAGGTTTAGTGTAGACAGTACTCGTCTTTGGGATGTTTGGCTTTATACCGGATTTACATTTGAGGAACTAACTGAACAATTCTCAGATATTCTAGAATTACCGGTCTTGACGGGAATAGTGTGTGATCCGTTTATTCTGGAAAAACGAGATACAGAAAATTACATCTACAGGGGATCTTCAAATCAGAGAATCTTTAGAAAAGATAGAACTTCAAACTATAAATGGATTCTTTGGGAAAACTAAGGAATCTTTAGGGGAGACCTTGTTGAATATTCATCATAAGTCCTTATTTATTTTAAACAGCAAACATGTTTTTACCTAAGTCTAAATACAAAATAAAGCAAGCTGCTTGGGGTCAGTTCTACTTGAGTGGATCTGCTCGAGGAGAGTACTATGTCGGACCCTACATTGAAGACTATAGAGGAAGAACGTTTGCTGGATCAGACATTTCAAAAGCACAGGACAGGGTTCTAATTTCAACATCAGAGGAAGTAACACCGATTGAAGAGTATAGTTCAGACTACAGCCCTAAGGAAGACGCTTTTGTCTCTGGATCCTATATAAGATATTTCAGACAGAATACAGTTACTACGGTTGTAGAGGAAATTACAGAAGAACAACTAAAGCAAAGCGGACCGTTCATCTATACTTCAGGATCTTGGATAGTTACAGGAAGTCTTGATGATATCCTAATTTACGGAATACCGTACAGGGGGGTAAGATGGAGGAATACTCAAACCTTAAATGCTTGGGATAAAGAAATTTCTGGAATTATTTCAGCTTTAAACCTAAAACCTGAAGATTTTGTTCAGGATTATCAGAGCTCTTAATTATATTCTAGTGTAAAAGCTAGAAAGAATGTTCTATATTGTAGAATCTGAATCACAGTTAGGAAGATTAGCAGAACTCGGAAAAGAGGTAGATTGTTACGTGGAAGTAGTAACAACAAACGACTACTTTCATCCAGCTCTATCTTCGGTTGTAGCTGTTTACATTAGACCTCTCGAAATTAAAACAAATTCAGAGACAGGAGAAGATTACTATGCTTCGGGATATATTGTTCCTGTAGATCACAATGAAGGTCTTTGTGTAAGTTTGGATAGGGTACGAGAGCTTTTGCAGAGTTTTAGGAAAATTTATGTTCTCGACAGGAAAGCTACTCTCTATTTTGTAAATCACAAAAATCTAGTAGATCTGAGTTTAATTTACTGTATGAATACCTACGAAAAGTTAGAGTGGTTTGTAAGAGAGAAAACATGTAACTGGTTCTATAACAGGTACGGAGGAAGGAAAGACCTAAATCAAATCATACCTTTAACAAAAATCTACGAAAAGTGTGAAGCAACTTTTGACCAGGTTAAGAAGGTTTTAGAGCTACCTGAACCGGATGGGTTTGATTTCTATAATAGGTTTGTAACTAGTGTCTATTATCTTGTTGAGAGAGAAGGGATTCGAGTAGATACTCATGAATTTGTAGAAAGGTTTAAACCTACAAATCCAGATTTCTCTATTAGAGGAGAGACAGTCTATACAAGATATAATCTCTACAATACGACAGGAAGACCCACAAACTCATTTAACGGAGTTAATTTTCTAGCTATACCGAAAGGTACAGAATTTCGTAGATGTTTTAAGCCGAAAAATAGTAAGTTTGTTCAAATGGACTTTGATGGATATCATGTAAGGTTGGTATCAAATTTGATAGGATATAAAATTCCTACAGACATTAAAGCTCACATGTATCTAGCAAAACAGTATTTTTCTAAAGAAGAGATATCTCCAGAAGAATATAAGAAAGCTAAACAGACAAACTTTCAGTCTATTTACGGAGCAATACCAGATGAGTATAAACATCTAGACTTCTTTGTAAAGCTTAAAGCATTTATGGATGAGTTGTGGGAAAGATTTTGTAAGGAAGGGAAGGTTTATGTTGCTCCGCCAGATATCAAAGCATTTACTACAAAGCTGCCTGAAATGAGAGAAACTAAGCTTATGAACTATCTAATTCAGGCAACAGAGACAGTGAGGAATACGGGACTTTTGTATAAATTAGCGAGATTGCTTCAATCTTATAAAACTAGAGTTCTTCTTGTAACGTACGATAGTGTTCTTATAGACTGGGACGAGAAGGAAGGTACAGAAATTCTTTCTAAAATTCAGAAAATTCTCGAGGAAGGAAAATTTCCAGTTTCGGTTGATTATTCGATGGATCTTAATTTTTAGTAAAAAAAATCTTTTATAATTCAAAATTCATTTTATCTTTAGTATTATTAAGTTAACAAAACACAATTACCATGAATTTAGCATTGATTAAGCAGAAATTGCAGGAAGTAAATGAACAGACATCAGAGAGACAAGACAATTCAGCGTCAAAGTGGACATGTCCGAACGGTAAGAGTCAGATCAGAATCGTACCGTCTGTAGACAATCCAGACAATCCTTTTACGGAGCTTATGTTCTATAACAGGCTCGGTAAATACCCTGTCCTTGCACTTACAAATTTCGGAGAACAGGATCCTGTAGAAGATTTCATTCAGGTTCTTAGGGGCACTGACGATAAGGATAATTGGTCTCTTTCAGGTAAAATTTCTGCAAGACCAAGATATTTCATTCCTGTTATCGTTCGTGGTGAAGAGGATAAGGGTGTCCGAATTTGGAGTATTTCTTCTACAGTCTATAAAGCTCTTTTGAGTCTGGCTGCTGATGATGAAATCGGGGATTTCACCGACATTCAGACAGGTACAGACATGGTCGTAGAGAAAACACCTCCTACAACTCCAGGTGGATATGCAGATATCTCCATTAGAGCAAAGAGAAACAGTTCACCGCTTTCTGAAAATAAGGACGAGATTAAGAAATGGCTTACAGAGCAGCCTAAGGTTCTGGATCTCTTTAGAAAACCTAGTTACGACTGGCTTAAAAAGCAGCTCAAAGCTTATCTCGAAGGTAAGCCAGCTGTGGACGAAGCAGTAGCAGCTGTTGAAAACGCTAAATCTGCAGCAGCTCCTGAAGAGAAGAAAGTCGAGGAGAAGAAAGTAGAAGAGAAGTCAGCTCCAAAAGCAGCAGTCAAAAAGAGTGTAACTACGAAGTTCGACGATCTTTTCAGTGACGACGAAGATAACAGTAAGTCAAAAGATAAGTTGCCTTGGGAAGAGGATGAACAGTAATTGGATAGTGTATGCCAGCAGCTAAAAAAGAGATCATACAGAGAGCTACAGCTGAACAGCAACAGAAGTTCAGCTTAGCTTCTTTTAAGAAGAAAAAAGGCTTTGATTCAAATTCAATTAAATTTAAGCCGCAGTCCTGGATACCACTTTCAAAGGCTTGGCAGGATGTTACTTCACTGCCGGGAATACCTCAAGGACACATTACTCTCCTTAGGGGACATTCGGACACAGGAAAGAGCTCAACCCTGTTAGAGTGTGCAGCTTCTTGCCAAAGACTGGGTATTTTACCGGTTTTTATTATAACGGAGATGAAATGGTCTTGGGACTTCGCTAAAAAGATGGGAGTTCAGGTAAAGGAGGTTATTGATAAGGAGTCCGGTGAGGTTGTAGATTATGATGGATTTTTCTTGTACGTAGATAGGGGGTCTCTCAATACAATTGAAGATGTAGCTAACTACATAGGAGATCTTCTTGACGAACAAGCTAAAGGAAAGTTGCCTTATGATCTTTGCTTTTTGTGGGACTCTGTAGGATCTGTACCTTGTGAACAATCCGTAAACTCAAACAAGAACAACAATCAATGGAATGCAGGGGCAATGTCAACACAGTTTAGTGGTTGGATCAATCAGAAAATACCTCTCTCTCGAAAGGAATCTTCGCCCTACACCAATACCCTGGTGTGTATCAATAAGATATGGGTATCGCCTCCAGAGTCGTTTTTAGGTCAGCCAAAAATGAATAATAAGGGTGGAGAATCCATGTACTACGATTCGAGTGTTTGCTTCACATATGGAAACATCTCCAATGCAGGTACCTCTAAGATAAAAGCCGCTGCAGGAGGAAAAGCGTTTGAATTTGCAAAGAGAACAAAAATCTCTTGCGATAAAAACCACATAACGGGCGTTCAATCGGTCGACTATATTGTTATGACACCTACCGGATTTATTCATAACGACAAGAAAGAGATCGATGAGTATGCAAATAAGCATAAAGAGGAATGGAAAAACATTATTGGTACGGACAGCTTTAGTGTAGATATTGAACCGGTAATGGAAGAAACTCCGAACAATATTATAGATGATGATTAGTGTAGGGAGGGACATTTAAGTCCCTTTCCCTATGTCTAGTTCTCTCAGAAAAACTAATTATCTTTACTATGATGGATAGAAGTGAATTACTTAGTTTAGCAGATAATCTGCATAAAAAACCTGAAAGGGGTCTTAACGACCACATCTTAATTCTAGACGGACTAAACACCTTAATTCGTTCATTTTCAGTAGTAAGGACACTAAATGGTGATGGTCAGCACATTGGGGGTTTACAGGGTTTCTTGAAATCTCTAGGATCTATGACTAGAATGTTCAACCCGACCAGGGTTGTCATAGTTTGGGATGGAATTGGAGGAGCTCAGAATCGAAAAAATTTAGATGAACACTACAAAGCTAATAGAGTTCATGCATCGGTAATTCACTACGATCTTTACGAAGATAAAAAAGCTGAGTTGAAATCTATGCAAGACCAGGCTGACCGTCTTTTAGATTACTTGGCATGCCTACCTGTAACTTATATCCAAATAGACAAGCTTGAAGCAGATGACGTAATTGCTTATCTTTCAAAACTATATTCAAAAGCAGGAAGAAAGGTAACTATAGTTTCGTCGGATAAGGATTTCATGCAACTGGTAGATCAAAATATTGAAATCTATTCACCTATCAGAAAGGTCTTATTTGATCACGAAAAAGCTCAAGAGTTTTTAACGGTTTTGCCGGAAAACTACAACATTGTAAAAGCTTTATTGGGAGATGCTTCTGATGGCCTTATGGGCGTTAAGGGCGTCGGCATTAGAGGTTTGGTACAGAAATTTCCAGAACTAAACTCAGATCCGGATCTAACTCTAGATAGGTTTTTTGAAATTTGTGCTCAGAGACAAGAAGCTACAAAGAAAGCAATCTTTACTAAGATTTTAGCAGATTGGTACAGAGTAGAAAAAAACTACAAACTTATGGATTTGAGTGTTACGGTTCTTGACGATAAAGAAAAAGAGCTTGTGAGTAAGATCATGAGTAATTCAACTCTAGCACTTAAAATTGGACCGTTCTTACATTATCTCTCTCAGGATAAGTTTGACCTCGTAAAAGATACAGAGGGGTGGCTCTGTGAATTTTCTTCATTGGTACACGAAAAAAGTTAAAGATTTCTTCTTTCTTTTCAGAGAATATAGTTATATTCATATTGTTATTTAAAAAGAATAAAAGATAGGGGAAAGATAGAATATGACTTTAAATTCGTTACAGGAGTACGGGAAGCCTTTCCAAATTAAAGTAATAGGAGCTCTTTTGTCAGATAAAAAGTTTCTGCAAGAGGTTTCTGACGTAGTAAAAGAGTCATACTTTTCTGCAAATTCACATCAGTGGATTGTTCATGAAATTCTGAAATATTTCAACGAATTTCATACAACACCTACAATGGAAGTGTTGCAGGTAGAGTACAAGAAAATTGATAACGATGTCTTAAAAGTTGCAGTAAAGGAAGAGCTTCGTAGATCTTATGAATCTTCTCAGGACGATCTAGATTACGTAAAGCAGGAGTTTGCAGCATTTTGTCGAAACCAGGAGATGAAAGCTGCTATTCTAGAATCAGCAGATCTTTTGAAAGCTGGAAATTATGACGGCATTAGATTTAGGATTGAATGTGCACTTAAAGCAGGTCTTGAGAAAGACATGGGGTGTGATTATAAGAAAGATGTAGAAGCTCGATATAGGGATGATTATAGGCCTACAATACCTACACCTTGGCCTCCAATTAGTGAACTATTCTCAGGAGGATTAGGGCCTGGAGATCTATTCTTGATTCACGGAGGTCCTGGAACTGGAAAATCTTGGCTCTGTATAGCTGTTGCAGCAGAAGCAGTAAAACTCGGATATAACGTAAATTACTATACTCTAGAACTTTCTGAAGATTATGTAGCTCGTAGAGTAGACAGTTATTTAACAGGATACTCAGTTGAAGAGCTTAAGAGTCACAGACCAGAGGTAGATGCTTTGATGGAAAGTTTGCCTGGAAATCTTACAATTAAGGAATATCCTCCAAAAACAGCTACAATTAACCAGATCGAGTCTCATATGCAGACTTGTAAGGATGAAGGAAAGGCTCCAAACCTGGTTATCATTGACTACATTGACTATGTTAGAGCTCCAAGAGGTTCAAGGTATGCTGAAAAGAAAGATGAGATTGATGATGTCTATGTAGCAGCAAAAGCTTTAGCTAAGACTTGGGGAATACCGGTTGTATCTCCTTCTCAGATAAATCGAATGGGAGCTAGAGAAGATGTTGCTGAAGGTGACAGAGCAGCAGGTTCTTACGATAAGATAATGGTAATGGACTGTGGTATTTCACTTTCGAGAAAGAAAGAAGATAAGGTAACAGGTACAGCTCGAATTCATGTAATTAAGAACAGGTACGGGGCTGATGGAATGACCTACAATGTTAACTTTGATTCAAACAACGGACATGTTGAGTTTGAAGGTCTTATGGATTCAGGATCGGTAGCAAAAGCGCCGTCTTTTAGTATGAATAAGGAAGCAATAGCAAAGTTTTTTGAAGATGAAAGTAATTAACTTAAGGTTTAGGGTGCCGGGACTGTTTCTGGTTAAGAACAGACCAAACAATGCACCTTCAGTAAACTTAATACTTCAAGGTAGGTTAGTAGGAGAATCTGAATGGAAAGAAGCAGGTGAAATAGAGGGATTTAAGTTTTTAGGAGAGAATTATCCTGGACCTATAGGTGTCCTTTCTGAACCTCTTGACATTATTACAGATCCGACATTTCCTAGACACGACGAGGGAGATGGAACTAAAGATTTCAAAATTCTTGTGGACAACTCTAAGGCTTGGGAATATAGGGTAATAGCTACGCCATGTGTAGATTGTGTAAGGTTGTGGCAGAGTTACGGAAAATCAGAGGACGTTATAGGCGCTGTTACTGTTATTGTTGCAAAAGGAACTATAGAAAGTTAGGTATAATGATGGAAAAATTGAACAAAGAGGAAATTCTTTCGCTTTTAGGAAAGACTTTTAATGACACACTGATTCTTGACGAGTCTTTTGGACCGCATTTCATTCTTAAGTATCTAGAAGGAGGGTACGGGGTTATGAAGGTTCGAAAAGACGCAAACGGAAAAACGAGATGGAAGGTTTTAGGTTACCCTTCAAGCACATCAGGCTGCTTAGATATGATAGCAAAGAGCCTGCTAAATGAAGGAGGAAAGACTTACAAAACTCTCCAGGAATATAAGACAGAATGGGATAATATTTCTCGTAGAATTTTGAATTCATATAAAGATTGGACAATTGAAAAATAGGTAGAAAATATGGTTACGTTAAGAGCAATTTTAGAGGTTGATGCAGTAAAGCAGCTTGATCCTGAGAAGGTAGAGATTTGGGTTAACCGAGAACCTGTCTGGGACTATAAGGATTTGGATGGAAAGCTAATGTTTATTCACGAAAAAAGTAAAGGATCAGAAAAATATTCGAAAGTAATGCTTAAAGAGCTATTAGAGTATCAAGATCTTCCAATATATTCTGAAACATTGGGTAAGGATACGGAGAACGTAGCTTTACTTGCTGTCGGAAAGACAAGTGTAAGAAATGTACTTAACTTTACAGAAGAAAAGACTAATGTTACAGATTCGAAAGCCGTTTAGTTTAAACCGAGTTTTAGCAGAGTCTAAGAGAGAGAACCCTTGCGTAGAACTTCCTGCAAACATGAATACTGTGGAAGCAGAGTGGGAAATGTGGGTTAGTAGACTTCATGGAAATTATCAGAGAGCTTCTGTAGCTGATATGAGTATGATTATGGAAATTGTAAATAGACTGTAATATGACTAAAGGAGAGTGGACAATACCGTTTTTGGAAGACATTCATGAATTTAACACGACGTTTCATAAGCCGGAAAGCAATACGCCGTTGATTCCGGAAAACTATCAATTCATTTTAGATACAGTTCAGGAAGAGAAGGATGAGCTTGAAGTAGCTTTTAAAAATAAGGACATTGTAGAGGTAGCTGATGCCTTGATGGATCTTCTATACTTTGTAGGTAACGGTATTCTTGCTACAGGTCTTGCAGATAGAGTTAAGGAGCTTTGGGCAGAGGTACAAGCATCTAATATGTCTAAAGTCTGTAGGTCTGAAGAGGAAGCTAGACTATCTGTAGAGTACATGCAGAAGATCAAGGGAGTTCCATATTATTACAAAGAATGGAAAGATAAGGGTGGAAAGCCATATTGGATTGTATATCGAGTATCTGATGACAAAGCAGGAAAGTGTTACAGATGGTTTAATCCTAAACTCAAAGAAATGTTTACAGAAAAGGAGATAGAAGATGCCAAATTTGAGTAACTACCCTTTCAAATCAGCAAAAACCGTAGACGGAAAGACCTACATTTCTCTAGAAGAGGTTAATGAAATGTTAGACAACCTTCAGAATATGGGACCTATCTTTAAGCAGATAGCTGATGCTACAAGTCAAATGAAGAAGGTTTTTAGTGACACAAAGAACAAAGCAGATAATCTTCTAGTTGAACTTCAAAAAGAAACTAAGGGATAAGCTAGGATTCCTTTAGGGAGATTGAAGTAAAAAACAAAGCAAATATCTTTTATAATTCTTGGAAGTTTTCATTGGATTTCCAAGAATTTTCTATATCTTTATCTTATAGAAAAAGACAAAGAAAACATCATGGGAAAGAGACTAACACCGGAAGAGCGAGAAGCTCGAATCCGAGAATACGAAAAAGCTAAAGCTGATAGAAAAGCAGCTAAGTTAGAAAAACGTAAAGCTCGAATAGAAGCTTACGAAAAAGCTAAAGCTGAACGTCAAAAGAAAAAAGCTTGGGAAAAGAGAGGGGTAAGACCAGCAGCGGCACCTGATTCCACTAGAGCAGGACAAGTTAAAAATTTTCCAACTTATCGAGGAAATATAGAGCTTGGAGATGAGGTAGGATTCAGGTGGATCGGACTAGCTTTAGCTGGAAAAGTCATGGAAATCAGAAAAGAGAGAAATTACAGAGTTAGGGATGACGGAAATGGAGAGATGGAGGAGAAAGGCTATGAAACCTTCTATACAATTAAAGAAAATTCAGAAAAGACAGTTTATCCTGTCAGAAGAATTAATATATTAGCTAAGAAGGTTAATGGAGTTTGGATTGACGAATTTTCAAAGAAAAAATAACTGCAAAATTAAATTATAGATATATGGAAATTAAAACCAGTTTTGGCTGTGAATTAGAGTGGTCAGATGTTGATCGACGCGTTGATATCCCGAAAGAGCTTGGAGAGTGGGAAGGTCCGAAGATAGCGGGATATTATATGAATTCTGAGATTGATATAGTAAATACAAAAGGTAAGTATAGGGGTGTAGGAACAGATCCACTATGCATGACCTGTAGGGTTGGAGGAGAAATACATACTCAACCATCAAACACTATTGAGACTCAGGTTCTTAGGATGATGAGAATTCTTGATTTATTTTCTACAGCAAATATAGCTTGTCCAAACCATGGACATATTCATGTAGGACTTCCAGGAATTCTCAATGAGGAAAATCTGGAAACTCTTAAGAACATTTTTAGGTATACAAAAGCAAACCAAAATGACCTAATAAAGTACTGTTGTGGATACGACGAAGCTGATGCATCTAAGATAGCAAGTACGGATCTGCAAGATTGGGTTAAGCAGTATCTCTTGGTCGGGGATGGAAAGCATATTACAAACCAGCTTTTTGAAGCAGTAGAGGAAGCTGCAACTGTACAGGATGTTTTGACAGCTCTTCAGACCATACCTTGTGAAGATTGGGAATGGACTACAGGAAAAGCAACAAAGACACCAAGTTCTCATAGAACAGCTGTTAACCTCTTCAACCTAACTAAAGGAGAGACTATAGAGTTTAGGATTTTTAGAGCTACAATAAACCCTGTAGAGCTTTATTCTTGTCTTTATCTTACAGATAGGTACATTGAAGAAGCTTTGCTTGGAGCAGAAGGAAAGCCTGTATCGGAAATTCTTAAAGAGGGAAACTTTAGATTTCCAAAGCTTAACTTTAACTACGATCTTGCAAAAGGATGGCAGAATACTCGACAGACAAAAGGTAGGTGTGGTCCATTTAAGAAATATACAGGAGTAGTAGAAGTTTCTGAAGACAGCATCATGCTAAATCCAGAGAATATTCTATATGTGTTTGATCAGGGACTCAAGGACATTTTGACTCTTTGCATACTGGATTTTCAAGGAAGAACTATAGACTCTATACAGTAAAGTATGATTGTAGTTTTAACGGGTAGCCATAGTTGTGGAAAGTCTACGCTCGTAGAGTTCTTTCGAGGAAAGGAAGGGTTCCAGAGTATAGACTCTGTAACAAGGAACAGTACGTCAGCAGCTGAACGAAGAATCGATGGCGTTGATTCTCTTGACAAGGGTCAACTAAATATTTTGGAAAACATTCAAGCTGCTATGAAAGAAATTATAGCTAAGAATGAAGAGGATCCTACTCAGGTTTATCTTATAGACCGGTGCGTTTTTGACTTTATAGCATACTCTAGAGCTTTCTACAAGAGAGGGTTGATTACTAAAGAAACTCTTAATGAGATTGAAAGTAAGTGCAGCGATCTGTGGCCTCACTACGATCTTGTATGCTATCTTGGTATTGAATTTGGAATAGTTAATGATGGAGTTAGAAGTTTGGATGAAGATCTTCGAAAAGACGTAGATTCAGAAATACTTAACCAGCTTCTTTGGAATCCAGTAAAAGCAATAAAATTAAGTGGGACAGTTCGCCAGCGTGTTGAGAAGTTGTACGACGTCATCAGTACCCTCTAACCTAATTGGAGTAAAAGATGCGTTTTTACAAGAAATCGTAGATCTTTGGAACGATCAAAATAAGCGAGGAAAAATTTACACCTATTATCTCTACACAATTCCTGTAGGGACTCTAATGGTAGAAGAGAACGGAGAAGATTGGACTATTAGAGGAACTTGGGTAGCAGAAGAGTATAGAAAAGAGGGAATAGGTAAAAGAATGTTAGAAGACCTGAAATCTAAGTTCGATAACAGCAAAATAGTGTCTAGACTTTGGGTTAATATAACTCCTCAAGCTGAAGGTTTTTATAAAAAGCTCGGATTTAGAATACCGGGATACAGAGTAGATACACCAGCACCGATGTCGGTAGGAATATTTGTAAAAGGAGCGTATCTCGATACAATTTTTTCAGAAAAATATAAAGGATTTGTATATGCAGAAGAATAGTCCAAAATACAAGGTAGGTGACACTGTACTATACCACACAGATTATAGTACGGAACCATGCACCTTTACTATCAAGAGAGTAGAGATTGAAGATAGCGAAGATGACGATCCTAGATACATATATCACGATTCGGGGGAAAACGAATCTGGAGGCTTTTTGTATGAAGAGGATATCGACGGACTCAGCATGGATTCAACGTTAATTGATGAACATACACTTTCACAGCAAGAGTGGATTCTGTACTCTCTATTTGGGGGTAAATTCATTCGATATGAAAAGTCTATAACTTGCGGTGACAGATCATTCTTGTGCGATCTTCAAAAAGAGAGTAACACAGTGGGTCGCGACTGGTGTCTTCATGTGGATAACGAGGATGCTGAGTCTGTAGGAAGCATGGACGTAGCTACGTTTGGGCAAATTGACAGATTTTTGAAGCTGTTATCTGAGTAAAATCAAGAAAATATCTTATCTTTAGGTATGATGAAAAAGATAAAAATAGCACACGAAGCTCCTAAATCAATCTTTAGGAGAGTTCAGAAATTTACAGATTACGATTATGCTTTAGTTCATCTTTTTGAGGAAGATGAAGAGTATTATAAAATGTTTGAAGATGCTATAGCGGAAGGTAGAGAGGTAATTCTCGATAATAGTATTTTTGAACTAGGTACAGCTTTTGATCCAGAAAAGTTCGTATATTGGATTAACAAACTCAAACCGGCTTGGTACATTGTTCCGGATTCTCTAGAGAATTGTCAGAAGACCAAAGAGAACATGAAGGACTGGGTTCTAAACTACAAGCATCGTGTTACAGCTCCAAGTAAGATGATCGGAGTGGTTCAGGGAAAGAACTATGAGGAAATATTGGAATGCTTTAAATTTATGGCTGCTAATATGGGCGTTGACAAAATTGGCATTCCTTTCGACTTCAGCTACTACGAAACTTCAGTGCCTCATCCAAATAAGCTTGTAAGCTGGATGTTGGGTAGAGTAAAGCTTCTTGGAGATTTGACTAGAGATATAAAGGGACCAAACAACAAGATGTCGCTTGTTCATCTACTTGGATGTGCTTTACCGCAAGAAGGTCTTTTCTATTCGGGAGGACAATACGACTTTATCGATAGTCAAGATACTTCAAATCCAGTAGTTCACGGACTTAAAAAGATTAAATATAGTTCAATAGGTTTGAATAGTAAGAGTAGTGAAAAGCTCTATACCCTAATCAATCACGATACTACGCTTGGAGAGTGGTCAGCTATTCGGCACAACCTTAAATACTTTAGAGCTTTTTGGACTTCTTGGGACAGTTTAGATAGCCTTGAACATGATTACCAAGAGATTGCCGCCTCTTAAGGAAATTTCTAGAGAGGATTTAGATGATTCTTTCATAAAAGTAGAGTTTTGGGATCCATATTTCTGGGAAAAAGCTACACATGTAGTTACAACGTCATATTGGCAGAACAAGAATGAATTTGTATCCCACTATGACTACTACATGAAAGCTAACGAAGTCCTTGGAAAGTTAGATGCAGGACACGGATACATATATATTCTTATCAGCGAACAGCAAGAAGGTATCTGTAAGATAGGATCTACAGAAAGAACACCTCAGGAACGAGTAGACGAAATCAACCGTGCGACAGGTGTAATCTTGCCGTGGAAATTATATGACGCATATCCTTGTAAAGCTCCACATTCTGTAGAAAAACTTGTACACAGGGTTTTAGCAGAGTCCAGAATTGATAGGAGAAAAGAGGGATTTGCAGTGTATCCTGAGGTAGCACAAAGAATAATTACAAAGGTTATATCTGATTCAAATGAAAGAGACATCAAAGGAGAATACAAGGATAACATTTAGAAAGATGTTTGGACATTTGGGTACAGTCCTAAAGCACAAGTACTGGGTTTTTCATTATGCTAGAAAACTCGGTATTGGATGGAGAGGGTTTGTGCACGATATGTCTAAATTTTCGCCTACAGAGTTTTGGGAAAGTGTAAGATACTGGAACGGAAAGAGTTCACCGATACCGGTTTGTAAAGTAGATAAAGGATATTCTCTAGCTTGGCAACACCACAAGGGTCGAAACACTCACCACTACGAATACTGGATAGATAGGTTGGACGAAGGAGGAGTGCCAATAAAGGTGCCGTTTGAAGATATGTTAGAGCTTATAGCTGACTGGCTTGGGGCTGGAAGAGCATATTTAGGAAAGAATTTTACATTGAAAGGAGAATTTCTTTGGTTTGTAAACAAGGTCAATGTTGAAAATCCTAAAATTCATCTAACAACGCAAAAGTTTATTGGAGATTTCTTATCTAAGTTTGCTGAAGATCCAAGGAATCTTACGTACTTTAAGAAAATTTTTACTACTAAAACTAAAAAACTTTACGAGGAAAGCTGAAGAAATTCAGCTTTTCTTTTTATCTTTAGGTATGTTTGAAGGAATAATTAAGGACTATACCATAGTCGATACAAAAGAGAAGGTAGAAGCTCTTATAGAGCATATCGGAAATCATGGAACCGATCCAAACAACGTATACGATGTTATTGCATTCGATACAGAGGATACAGGACTAAATGTTAGAAAAGACAGAGTTATCGGTTTTTCGGTTTGTGCTGAAGTAGGTAAAAGCTTTTATTTTCCTATCCTAAACTGGGATCCAAAACAGGAAAAGCTTGTAGAACCTGTAATTGGAGGACGAGGAGCAATTTCTATAGGCTTAAAGATTCTAGAGATCTTAAGTCGTAGAAAACTTGTGATGCATAATGGAGATTATGACTGTAGAATCATAAAGCATAGTCTTGGAATAGACCTATTACCGGCACTTTATGCTGAAAATATGCTTGTAATCCATACAGTTCAGGAGGAAGGAGCAGGACGAGGAGGAGCTGAAATTTTTGGACTTAAGAAAGTAGCTATAGCTATTCAGGACAAGGTTGGTCTTGATGTAGAGAAAGCAGCTAATGAAGAGCAGATAGAACTTCGAGCATCAATTCAGAAAAATGGAGGAGCTATTTCTAAAGCTCATTATGAAATATATAAAGCGGATTACGAGATTCTAGGAAAGTATGCAGCTGCAGATACAGATTTAACTCTTCGAGAGTACATCTACTATATGCAGAAATTAGTAGCTGAAGGAATGGAAAAGTTCTTCTTTGAGGATGAAGTAATGCCACTTTACAAGGAGGTTACGATTCCTATGGAAGATCACGGAATTGCTCTTGACATCCCTCTACTAGAAAAAACAAAAGCTGACATTATTGAAGACATGGAGAAGCAGAAGAAAGCTGTAGTTGAAGCTCTTCTGAAAGATGAACCGGGTCAGAGATGGGTAATAGACCAAGCTGTAAGTACGTTTCCTTGTAAGAAGACAGGAGCTTGGGCAACAGCTTTTGTTGAAAGGTATTCATTACCTTTACCAAAATCAGAGAAAACAGGAAAATATTCAATTACAAAAGCAAACATAGCAGCTCTAGACGATTGTTGGCAAAAGCAGTTTCTAGAGACAGGTGATGAGTCTTTAGTTCCTGAAAAAGAACGAGTAAGGATATCGCTAGCTTTGTGGAAAGATATAAACGATGGGGATTACTTTAACGTTCAATCTTCTAAGCAGTTAGCAGATATCGTATTTAAGTACTATGGAGAAAAGCCACCAAAGATAAGTGAAAAAGGACAAGAAGCGTTCGATGGAGCTGTAATTCAGGAACTTTCTAAAAAGTATGAATGGGTGGAGAGTCTTAGAATCTATAGAAAGCTTCAGAAAATTAAGACAACGTACATTGATAGGTTCTTGGATGGACAGGAAGATGGAAGATATTACTTCTATTTTAAGCAGCATGGAACGGTTTCAGGACGGTATGCTTCTGATGCTCAACAGCTTCCAAAACCGATGGAGGATGAACAGGATGTACCTCTCGTAGTTAAGTATAATCATCTAGTAAGAGCTTTTTTGATTGCAGGTCCGGGTAGAAAGTTCGTGGACGCTGACTACGAATCACTAGAACCGCATTGTTTTGCCTCGGTTTCCGGAGATGAAGGTCTTAGAGATATTTTTAGACACGGTTGGGACTTCTATTCAACTATTGCTATTAAGACTGAAAAACTGGACGAAGACAGAAAGAAGTATCCGAACGGTGTTTCTGCAGATAAGAAAGCTGATAACTTTCTTAAGAAAATAGATCCGGTAAAGAGACAAACAGCGAAGGGCTACGCATTAGGTGTACCATACGGAATGTCCGGATTTGCTCTAGGTAAGAGACTTAATATGCCGACCAAACAAGCACAAGCTCTTGTAGATGGCTATTTGAACGGATTTCCGCAGCTTAAAGAGTGGTACAATGGTTCTCGTGAATTTGCATATAAGAACGGATACATCAAAACTCTTGTTGGAAGAACTAGACATCTACCACAACTTAAAGAGATTTACGAGACTTTTGGTTTGAATATCATGGATTACAAATACCGTGAACAACTGGTTCAAGACGGTATTTGTTCTCGAGAAGACATCGACAAAGTGTATGCTGAATTCAAAAATTCACGTAATAACTGTCTGAATTTTCAGCTGCAGAGTCTCGGTGCAAGTGTAGTAGGTAGAGCAGCTGTAGCAATAACGCGAAAAATGCGAGAGCTTGGAATGGACGGGTGGGTGTGTGCACAGGTGCATGACCAATTGATTCTCAATGTGTCAGAGAAGGATGCAGAGGTAATTAAACCGTGGATGGAAAAGCTAATGGCAGAGACAACAATACTGCCGGGAGTAGAGTTAAGAGCACCAGCTGAGATCGGAGACAATATGGCGGAGACCCATTAGTCTAATTTTAAGTATTTTTTACTTTTAGTTTTGACTACTTATTCTAGGATTTACTTACGGAATGAGATGAACTACTATACGTACAAATTAACTTTAAAAAGAGATCCTAGATACTATTACTACGGTGTACATAGGACAGAAAGGCTACCGGAAGAGGACAGGTATTTCGGATCTGGAAGAGGAATTCAAGAACTCAAACAGCTTTATGGATCTGATTGTTTTGAAAAAGAAATACTCTCTATTCAGAACTCCAGAAAAGAATCTCTTATAGAAGAGGAAAAGCTTGTAGGTAATTTGTGGAAAACAGATCCATTTTGTCTCAACAGGATGCCTGGAGGAGCCTTTAAAAGTAAGTTTGATACAACGGGGCTGATTACCTACCATAAAGGAAATAAAGTTCGGTATATTAGACCAGAATCTACTCGCCATTTTGAAGAGCAAGGATGGATTAAGGGAATACCGGAAAGTAGGGCTGAAACTATTAGGCGGTATATCACCGTAAGTAAAGGCGGCACTGAAAAGAGGATTTTACCGGAGGATTTAGGTAAATGGGAACAAGAAAGTTGGGTTAAAGGTAGAGCAGACAAATATATTCAGGAACTTAAATCTAGAATACCTGTTACAGACGGAGTTCACTCTAAAAGCATACATAGTGGTTCTCTTCAACACTACCTAAATCAGGGTTGGAAAATTGGACATTCTGGTGAACACACAAAAAGGAGTGCAGAATGGAATAAAGGTACAGTGTATGTTTTTAGGAACGGTGTTTCTACTAAGGTCAAAAAAGAAAATCTTCAAAAATACCTCAACGACGGATGGCAGAAAGGTAATTTAGCTACAAGAAAGCCTAGATCCCAAGAACTTCGGGAACTTTCTAGAAAAGCACAAAAAGGTCGTATTTGGATAAAAAAAGGAACAGAATGTAAAAAGATTTGGCCTTCAGAGTTGAAAAACTATCCTGATTGGGAAAGAGGAAGATTAAGCACACCGGACACAACCGGGTACCGGTGGATTAACAATGGTCAAGAAAGTAGAACAGTAAAGTTAGGAGATCTTCAAAAATACCTCGATACTGGGTGGCAAAAAGGGAAAGGATTTAAAGTAGGCTCAACAAGTTCTCTAGGCCGGAGTACAACTTTTAAGCAGACACCTCTTTACTTAACATAGAGCAACAGTTGAAAGTATCTAACATTCTTTTTATTATAAAGCATATTAAAAATTAAACATAAGTACGAAATGATTAAAGCAATTCATCCACTAAACGATAGGGTTTTGATTAAACCTATCGATGCAGGAGAAAGACGTCGGGGAGCGATTATTATCGCAGATACGGGACAGGAAAAGCCAGAACTCGGAACCGTTGTTGAGATAGGTCCTGGACGAAAGACAGAATTTGGTATAGTGATAGAGCAGTCAGATTTTCAGCTCAATGTTGGTGATACAGTCTTGATACCGAAGATAGGTACAATCAGAACAGAGATTGATGGAGAGGAATATTACTTGACTCCATTTAAGGAAATTCTAGCAAAGATTGATTATACAGAAGAGAACTAATAGGGTATGCAGAAAATTTCATATAACGTAGAAGCACGAGAGAAGCTTAAAAAGGGCGTAAACACACTAGCTAATGTTGTAGGTTCAACTCTCGGACCTTCAGGTCATAGTGTCATTCTTGACCTTAATCCGGGAAATCCGGTTGCCACAAAAGACGGTGTTACGGTAGCAAAAGCTATTAAAGCTGACGATTACGAGGAGAATACTGGTATTCAGATGCTTAAACAGGCGTCTATGCAGACAGCAGATGAAGCTGGAGATGGTACGACTACAGCTACAATACTAGCAGCTAAGATGTTTAATGCTGGTATTGAGAGAGGAAACCGAAAAGGTTACAATTCTGTAGAGGTTAAGAAGGGAATGGAATGTGCTCTTAATGCTGTCGTAAACTACATTAAGGACAACATTTCCAAGCCTGTAACTAACGTAGATCAGCTCTATCAGATAGCTACAATCTCAGCTAACGGAGATAAGGAAATTGGACAGCTTGTAGGTAAAGCACTTGACGAAGCTGGACTTGATGGAGCAGTTACAGTTGAAGAGTCTAAGACCGGGGAAACATATCTCGATGTTGTAGAAGGAATTCAGTTCAATCAGGGATACAAGTCACCATATCTCGTAACAGACAATGAGACGATGACAGCTGTTCTTGATGATGTTCTGATTCTTTTTGCAGATCAGAAACTTAATGACATTAAACCTCTCATACCTGTCTTGAACGCAGTTGCATCTTCAGACAAGTCTCTTCTCATTGTAGCAGAGGACATTGGAGGTGAGGTTATTTCAACTCTCGTAGTAAATAAGATCAGAGCTGGACTTAAGGTTGCTGCTGTAAAAGCTCCTGAATTTGGAGATAGGAGAAAAGCTGCTCTTGAGGATATGGCCATTCTTACCGGAGGTGCAGTTGTGTCGCCAGACAAGGGTATGAGAATTGACAAGTTCGATCAGAACTGGTTTGGTACAGCTAAGAAGGTTACAATTTCTCGAGATACTACAACCATTATCGGAGCTGAGGGAAATGTAGATGACATTAAGAAGAGAGTTGATGAGATTAAGAGTCAGATTGACGCAGCTACATCAACTTACGATAAGGAAAATCTACAGGCTCGACTTGCTAGGTTTGCAGGGGGCGTTTCGGTTATGTACGTCGGAGGTCACACCGAGGTTGAGATGAAGGAAAAGAAAGATCGTGTAGACGATGCTCTTCATGCAACTCGAGCAGCTCTTGAGGAAGGTATTTGTCCAGGAGGAGGTAGAGCTCTTCAGGTAGCTTCTAGTTACGTATCCGACATTAAAAAGGGTTCACCGGACTTTGAGTTCGGAAAAGAACTTGTGCTTGAGGCGTGTAAATATCCATTTATCAAGATTCTCGAGAATGTAGGATACTCAGAGGAAGAGGTTACAGAAAAGGTACAGAGAGCTGAAGCTACTGAAGATCCTTGGACATCATTCAACGCAGCTACAGAATGGTGGGTGCAGATGCTTGATTCTGGTGTGATAGATCCTACAAAGGTTATCAGGCTTGCACTTAAGAATGCTGTATCTGTAGTGTCTACAATGCTTACGTCAGAGGCTCTTGTAGTCAATGTTCCTGACAAAAAGGACAATATAGGACCAGGATATGATCCATCAGTTCTATAGGTATGACATTAACCTAGAAAACTATCAATATCGAGAGATCCCTCAGGCCATAGTTCCGTATGAGAAGAGGTTTGAGAGATCTCTTTCTACCGAAATCAAACGCTTTCAGAAAGAGTTAAATTGGACTGAAATGTGGACGATACCGGAAGTTTATTCTAGGTTAGAAAATGGATACCATTTCTGGGTACTTAGACCTAAAAATCAGATCAAAGGATGGATTTGGTTAGCTCCAGACGGAGAAATCAAAAATGCATATGTTTCTAAATGGTTGCGAAATCAAGGTTGGTATAGACATCTAACTTACCAAGCTTTAAATGAAGCTCTAGATTTGGATAGAGACACAGTCTACCTACGTATAGACATTTGGAACGAACCATCAAAGAGGTCTATAGAACAAATACTTGAAAGAATAAGTTGTAAATCAAAAATCAGTAAAATAGAAGAATCGTATGAATAAGCTAGGAACACCGAAATTTGGACTAAACGACACTGAGGCTGTTAAGTGTGAAGCATGTGGAGGAGAGGTTTTTGAGGAAGGTTTGATGCTTCGAAAGGTTTCTGCTCTTTTGACAGGAACAGGACAGCCAGGAATTGTACCGGTACCGGTCTTTATGTGTGCAAAATGTGGACATATTAATAAGGAATTTTTGCCGGTAGGGCACGAAGATAAGGAGTCTAATGGAAACCTCAACCTTTAAGCAGACTCTTCGTTACGTTCTTGTAGGTATTTGCGTACTTTGTGTAGCTGCTCTCATTTTCTTCGGTGGGACTAGGTATCAGAAAAGCAAGATAACGCCTGCAGAAAAATACTTACAAAACCAGGTAGAGGTTGTTATAAAGCAAGTAAAGTACTGGAGAGAGGAGTATGATGGTCTTTTGAAAGAGAAGGAGATTCTACTCAATAGGATAGACTCACTAGAAACGTGTCTTAAGGACCACAATAAAAACTACAATGAAAAAGTTACTACTATTATGTCTTACTCTAGTCCTAAGCTTGAACGCTTTTTCACAGAACGTTACAGAAATTAAGGATACAAGCCACATTATACTATCTACAGAGATAGCTAGGAAGGTAGCTGTTGACTTAGTGGAAGGAGATAAAGCTAAGGAGGAAGTAAAGATTCTAAAATCAGAAAATCTTACTCTAAAACAAATAGTAGCCCTGCAGGATACCTTAGGTATCATAAAGGAGAATGAGATTGCAGATCTATATAAACTACTTGAGTTAAACTCTGTTCAAACTAAGGGATACCTTGAGGAAACCGATAGATTGAACAAAGAGCTAGGCAAGCAGTGCAAACTAAAGACTATGTTTGAAGTTACTACAGGAGTAGCTACATTGGGTTTAATAATCTCGTTAATTTTAGGAGGAAGGTAAATGGCCATATATGTTGGAAATAAGAGCCAAAGCTCTAGACCTGAGGATTCAGTATCAACGCAGCCGCAGGAGACAGATGAAACAAGAATGACGTCCTGGGCTGTATTTGCAAACAAGTATCCAAATCTTGCAGAAGCGTTTTTAAACTCATTTCAGGAACAGCTTGAACTTTTGAGTGCAAAAATGCTTGACTATGGTACTGGAAATATGAAAGCTGGTACTAACTTAGAAACAAAAGAGGATATTCGATTTGCTCTTGAAGGTGTGTGGTTTAGGTTGAATGATAAGGTTTCTCGTTGGAAGAATTTACTTAGACTTAATTCAGATCCATATAACGAAAGTCTGTATGACACCTTTATGGACATCGCTAACTATGCGATTATTGCAAAATTGATATCTAGAGGACTTTGGAAAGATAATTGATGGGGAAAAAGATACCTGAAAAAGTAAAGGAAATACAGGATTTCAAACTAAAACAAGAGGCTGGCTCTAAAAGCATAAGCTTTAGCCAGCTTTCTGTTTACTTGAATTGTCCGAAATGCTGGGAAAGAGCATACCTAAGGAAAGAGCAAGTTTACCAACCAAGTATTCATACTTGCTTTGGTTCAGCCTTTCACGAAGTTTTACAGAATTGGCTTGGAGTTCTTTATAACGATACAGCTAAAGCAGCTGACAGTTGTCAATTAGATCAGCAACTTTTAGACTCAATAAAGACTCACTATGTAGTTGAGAGAGCTAAAATTAAGCAAGATTTCTCAGACAGTGCAACACTTACTGAGTTTTATGAAGACGGTGTTGCTATTCTCGACTACATAAAAAAGCATAGGAGAGCATTGTTTCCTAGCAATAAAACAACCTGGCTTGTGGGTTGTGAAATTCCGATATATACAAAGTTAAGAGAAAAATTCTTCTTTAAAGGGTTTATTGATATCTTGACCTATGAAGAGGATAGGGGTGTGTGGAAAATTTGGGATATAAAGACTTCAACAAGAGGATGGTCTGCAGAGAAGACAGACTTTGTTAAGACATCTCAGGTCCTACTCTATAAAGAGTTCTTACACCGTCAATTCAATATACCGTTGGAGAAGATTGAGGTAGAATACTTCATAGTCAAACGTAAGATTATAGAGGATGCAGAATTTGCAGCAATGCGTAAGAGAGTTCAGGAATTTGTGCCAAATGACGGACCTAGAATTCATAAGAAAGTTGTAGGGCAGGTAGAATCGTTCTTAGCAGAAGCTCTTGATATTGAAGGAGAATATGTAGATAAGGACTATCCAAAAAACCCTTCAGAAAAAAACTGCAAATGGTGCTTGTTTAAAGATACCTGTAGGACCCATGTATAGTCCTTGTAATCTCAAATAAAGTAACTATCTTTATATTATAAAAATTAGATAAAACAATTATATGTCAAATCTTAAAAAAGGATATGTGGAACCTGGATCTCGGAAAAAGATACTACTTCTATCTGATGATCTCAGGTTTCCATCCGGGGTTGGTACAATTAGTAAGGAGATAGTTCTAGGAACTTGTCACAAATATAACTGGGTACAGCTAGCAGCTGGAATAAACCACCCTGATCGAGGTAAAATTATAGATCTTAGTGAATCTGCTTCTAAAGATACAGGTGTACCGGATCCTAATATTAAGCTTTTACCTTCGGATGGATACGGTAATCCAATACTTCTTCGACAAGTAATAGCTTCAGAAAAGCCAGACGCTATTATGATTTTTACAGATCCTAGATACTGGGTTTGGCTATTCAGTATGGAAAGGGAGATTAGGAGTCATATTCCTATCATATACCTAAACATTTGGGACGATCTTCCATATCCAATGTATAACAAAAGCTACTACAGGTCTTGTGACGGTTTGTTTGGAATAAGTAAGCAGACAGTTAACATAAATCGAGTAGTTCTTGGAGATGAAGCTAATGAACATACAATTAAGTATCTTCCTCACGGAGTAAGTTCTCAGTTTAAACCTCTTTCTAAAGACGATCCGGAACTGAAGTCTTTTGTGGACAGCACATTCGGAAATAATAAACCAGAGTTTACTCTTTTTTACAATGCTCGAAATTTAGGTAGAAAGAGAACATCAGACATCATCTTAGCTTGGAGTGAGTTCTGTAAGCAGATACCAAAAGAGAAAGCAGATAGATGTCTTTTGTATCTACATACGGATCTGGTGGACAATGCAGGTACAGACCTCGGAGCTGTAATTCGGGCTTTTTGCGATCCTAACTACTGTCACGTTCATGTAGACCAGAATAGATATGACACTAAGACTTTGAACCTACTCTACAATATGAGCGATGGAGTCATTTTGATATCTTCAGCAGAAGGATGGGGTTTGTCTGCTACTGAAGCTCTCAGGACCGGAAAAATGATCATAGGTTCAGTAACAGGGGGTATTCAGGATCAGATGAGATTTGAAGATGAGAATGGAAATTGGATTGACTTCAATAAAGACTTTCCATCTAACCATACAGGTCTCTACAAAAAGCACGGAAACTGGTGTATTCCTATATACCCGAACAACAGAGCTCTTGTAGGATCACCTCAGACTCCGTATATTTTCGACGATAGGGTATCGGTAGAGGATACCGTAGAAGCTATTCTTAAGCTTTATCAGATGCCTAAAGAGGATCGAGAAAAGTTTGGAGCTGAAGGAGAAAAATGGGCTACTTCTGATGAAGCCGGGTTTACTTCTGAAAAAATGTCCGAAAGGTTTATTGAAGCTACAGACGAGGTGCTTGAAAGATTTAAACCTAGAGCTAAATATGAGTTCATTAAGGTTGATACAGAAAGACCTTCTACTAAAGTTGACTACAATCCAGTATATTATAGAAAATAATGAGTAAGATAATTTGTTATATATCAGCTCCAGTTGATTCTTACAGTGGGTACGGACGTAGAGCTCTTGACCTTGTAGAACAGTTAATGATCATAAAGCCAGATTGGGATATCAGAATTCTTTCTCAGAGATGGGGAGATACCAGAATGGGATATCTTGAAGATCATGAGAAATGGGAGATCATTAGTAAGCTTGTACCTAACATAACAACAAAGCCAGATGTTTGGATTCAGGTTACAGTTCCGAACGAATTTCAGGCTGTAGGAAGATTTAACATAGGCATAACAGCAGCTATAGAGACAACGCTTTGTGACGTAAGCTGGGTTGAGGGATGCAACAGGATGGATCTGGTCTTGACATCATCAGAACACGGAAAACATTCTCTCATAGATACAAGATACATAAACAACAATACCGGCCAGGAAATCAAGGTGACAACGCCGGTAGAAGTTCTGTTTGAAGGAATAGATACGGAAATCTTCTATAAGAAAGACGTACCGGAAAAGACAGAGGTTTTAGCTGGATTGAAGAATTCCTGGAACTTTATTTGTGTAGGACACTGGCTACAGGGTGTTTTTGGAGAAGATAGGAAAAATGTTGGATATACTCTAAAAGCGTTTCTAGAAGCATTTAAGGACACCGAAGGGCAGGTGCCGGGAATAATTCTAAAGACCTCTTCAGCTACAACGTCGTACATGGATCAGGAATCAATTCTCAACAAGATCTATGACATTGTAGAGTCTGTTCAGTATAAGAAGGGTATACCAAACATCTATTTGCTTCATGGAGATCTGACAGAAAAGCAAATGAATGACGTTTATAATGATCCTAGAGTAAAGGCTATGGTTCTTTATACAAAAGGAGAAGGTTATGGACGACCGTTCGCAGAATTTGCTACTATCGGAAAGCCGGTACTTACATCCGGTTGGTCTGGACACCGAGATTTCTTGGATGAAAAGATGACACCTATGATCGGTGGAACACTACAGAAGGTACATCCATCAGCTGTACAGCCGCATATGATTTTAGCAGAAGCATCTTGGTTTAAGCCGGATGATTCTCAAGCAGTTGCAGGTTGTCGAGAAGTATTCAAAAACTATACGTCTTGGTTGAAGAAAGCTGAAAGACAAGGGATGTCTCTATCTGTTATTAAGAACGTAGGAGCTATGGGAGATAGGCTGAACGATATTCTTACTGAATATGTACCGAAATTTCCAGAAAATGTCCATTTGAATCTACCAGAAGAACTATTAATTTAAGGAAATGGAAGAAAAATTTAACGAAACAGAACAAGAGGTTGTAAATTCATTTGTATGTTGTCCTCATTGCGGTAGCAGTCTTTGTTATCACCAAGATGAAGGTAATGGAGTAGAGTCGATGATATGTATGCAGTGTGGCTTTACTACTACAAATCAAATGCTAGAAGGTTCTGAAACAGAGAAAGCAGTAACAGCCAAGCATCCAACTCTTTACAAGGACCTTAAATTTAAGGATGTTCATGGTTTTATTTGGTACCCATCTGTAATAACAATACCGGGGGTAGGAATGGTTTACATCGACGGTTCATCTTCGGAGAACTGGGAATGGACTTCAACGCCGATGAGGTCTTTGACTAGAAAAGAAAGAAGGTCTGGTAAGTACGGGAAAGAGCAATATATAGCTGTACCTTCTCAAACTAAGCATTTCGGTAAAGATGGGTTTGTTCAAGCTCTTAATTCTTTAGGATTTTTTGGATATGAAAATTAGTTATGCTATAACAGTGTGTAACGAAGTTGAAGAGTTTAAAAGACTCTTTAACTTTCTTACATCAAACCAGTACTCTGTTCTAAAGGCTGGTGATGAAATTGTAGTTCTCGTAGATACTCCAAAACTTACAGCAGAATTGCAGATATTCTTGACATCTATTAAAGAAACTAAAAATGTTAAAGTTGTCTTTGATCAGGAAGGGTTTCAAGGGGATTTTGCTGCTTGGAAGAATAAGCTGAACAAAGCTTGTAGCGGGGAGTTTATCTATCAGATCGATGCTGACGAGTACCCTAGTTTATCAACACTACAATATATTCATCAGGTTTTGGACAAAAATCCAGATATAGAGCTTTTTGTTGTACCTAGAAGAAATACTGTAGAAGGACTAACTCAAGAGGACACACAAAATTGGAACTGGAAGGTTGAAGAGAAGGATGGACAGCAGCTTGTAAACTGGCCGGACTGGCAGTTCAGAATTTACAGGAACAACAGCTCTATTGTGTGGAAAGGTAAGGTGCATGAAAGGCCCGTAAACTACGAAAAGTTTGGATTCTTTCCAGATATGATGTGTCTTTATCATCCTAAGACTATCGAAAAGCAGCGTATGCAGAATCAGCTTTATTCTGAAATTCAAAATGTACAGTAATATCACAGCAGTTACAGCTTTCTACGGTCAATATGAAATGACCAGAGATTTTCTGTTAGAATTTAAAGAACGGTTTCCTAACATAAAACTGGTTGCAGGAATGCTAGGAAACTCTTCTGAATTTCAGCAGAAAATTATGGATGAGTTCGGAAAGGAATCTCAGTTTACTTTTGTCACTGGAAAGAGAGACAAGAGAGTGTCTTTCTCAAAAAACTGGGATTCAGCTATAAACGAGGTACAAACAGAGCTTTTTGTGTTCATCCACAACGATATGTACATTCACCGGGATTTCTTTAAAGTCCTAGAAGAAAGACTTTATCGTCTTGGACCTAAAGCATTTACTCTCTACACAACGGTGGAACCTTTAGAAGTTGGAGGAATGCCTCGACCTGGAAAGCTCTTAGCCCCTTTTGGTCAAATAAGAGAAGAATTTAAGGAAGAAAAGTTTAATGCTTTTGCTGAAAAAGCTATAAAGCAGGGAGACATAGAAAGCCCTGGATACGGATTCTATTTAGCAGGGTATCTTAAATCTCTACAAGACACAGGAGGCTTCGATTACAAGACCTTCAATCCAGCTTTCTGTGAAGATGATGACCTCATACTTCGAATCAAGACTAGAGGGTACGGTATCGTTCTATCAAGGCAAGCTCTTGTGTATCATTTTGGATCTAAATCTAGCAGAAAGAAGGCAGGAGATCAGATGTCAGATAGTGAGATAGAATCTAATAGGAGGTTTGCTGCTAAGTGGGGAATGGAAGCTAGATACCTGTGGGAATGTGGGTATGAAAGTGAAGACCAGATCTCGATAGGAGTAGAGACAGTGGTGTTCAGAGCAGAAGATTTTTTGACAGAATGGGAAGCTTACTGTATTGAACCTCTAATCGATTGCTTTATGCAACTACCTTCTACATTCAAGTCAGAAACTTTTACTTACTTTTTAGAGAGAGGTAAGATTAATAGTGAATTTGCACCAGATATCGAAATAGAACAAGTAGGTCCGTCTGACATTAATAATCTCCTATACCTTTTTGGTCATCTCAGGTATGGACATAAAAACTTAAAAGTAGGAAGTAAGGCCCAGATAGGACCCTACATAGTTACAATTCACAGTTTACGGGAACAAGATAGAGTAGACAATACAGACTATTTATCTTTGCTTAAATCTAAGGAGTTATGACAGTTAAAATGCTAGAAGAGACCATTAAGCAGGTAATTGTAGAGGCTACAAAAATACGTTTCGGGAAGTACAACTTCATTCTTAAGGTAGATACTAATGAAGATCCTAAAAAGAAAGGAGTAAAGATTCAATTCATTCCCACTGAGTTCGGTCAAATAAACTTTACAACCCAGAACGATATAGCTATTGAGTTGGAAAGTAGGCTTGAAAAAGGACTTGAACAGTTTGGACTTCGAGTAGAACGAGATAGAGGACTTAAGGATAAGACAATTATTGGATTTTTTATTTACGTAGAATATTTCGATCGGCTCATTAGAAAAGCTCTAGAAGGGCAGAATCCATCTAAAGTTTCGGTTGAACCTAAATCAACAGAAGAGAATGGAAACGAAGAGCTTTAAAGTATGTGTCTTATGCGCAACAGATCGAATACGGGAACTTAGACAAGATTGTGAAAAGCATAGGGTGCCTGAACATATCCAAGACGGTTACGAAGATATTATAGACAAACTACTAGGTCTTCTCGGAATTACAGAAAAGCAAAAAGAACTTTTTTGGACTTTAACAGATCCTGAATAATTTCTCAGGATCTTTTTTTATCTTTAGCTTACTAAAATGAAAACAACAGGTATGATGAAAGAAGCGTTAGAAATGGTAAGATGCCCAAAGTGTGGTAAGCTTTTTCCAAAAGGTCGTAAAATGTTGGGATACAATTATTGTATAGATTGTACTCCTCAAAGTATGATTAGGCCCGTAATAGAGGGACAGCTGGACGGAGAAGATGTTGTAACAACAGTAAGGCTTGTATCCCAACAGGAATATAATGCTATTCAGAGAAGCAAGAACGTAGCATATGGAGGACTTAGTGTAGATCCTGATATTGAGGAAGCACCGGATCTCTCAACATTTGAGCAGCAGGACGAAGAGATAAGACAGCTTAGTCCAGCAGATAGAGAAGCTGCATTACAGGCTGCAGAGAATGAACATCAAGGTATGAGTGAAAATGCTATGGATGAACTAGAGCGGATGTCATACGAAAAAGATTTCTAATGAAAGGAGTGGTAGGAAGGCCAGCAAAGGTGCTGATGCGAGAAGACATAGAACGTGCAATGAGGGTAACTCTGTCTAACAGGGCAGCAGCAAGGTACCTGCACGTTTCTTATCCTCTTTATAGGCAGTATGCGAAGCTTTTTAAGGACGAAAACGGTATTACTCTTTTCGAAAAGCATAAAAATCCTAGTGGAAAAGGAATACCCAAATTTGCAACATCCTTTACATCTACTGGAAAAAAGAGCCGATTTCACAAAAAAGAACCACCCATTGCTGATATATTAGCAGGAAGAGTTTCAGCTGCACATTTTAATCCTCAGCAACTTAAGTATAAGCTCATCTCTTTAGGTCTTCTTGAACCCAAATGTAGCAGGTGCGGGTATGATAAAGCTAGAATATTGGATGGAAGATCTCCTCTAATTCTACAGCATAAAGACGGAAATTCAAACAATTGGAATCTTGACAACCTTGAATTTGTCTGCTATAATTGTGCGTTTCTAGAAGGACCAAACTCAGCTGTAACAGATAAGATGGTAATAAATGCTGAAGACGGTGTTGAAAGAAATGGAGCTAAACTTGATGAAACGTACGAACTTGACGATTACCAGAGACAATTCTTAAGTGAACTGTTTAATGATGAACCAAAAGAAAGACCAGGAGAAGAGTACATCTCTAGATTCTAAGAAGATACCGAGATGGTTACAAGGAACTATATCGCCGGGACGAAGAGAGCTTGAAATAGACTACATCGAAGGAGACGGGACAGCAAAGAATATAACTAAGGGAGGAGTACCATTCAGGTGGAAAGTGTTCAAAAGAACACAGAGACGCATAGCTGAAATAGAAGAGCTTCATGAGTGGATTGAAAAGAAGCATGAAAACTCGTCAGGAAGTACAGAAGCTTATCTAGATAGTCTAGAAAAGACTTTAAACTCTATGGTAGAATAAAGGAGCTTAAAGGGAGATCAAAGAAAAGAATTATCTTTATATTTGATATTAAAACAGAGATTTATGCAATTTTTACTAGTATATTTCGTTATCGGCTGTTTTGTAGGTTTGCTTGTAGAACTTACATGGCCTGATATAAGCCCTAATGAACCTTTAACGTTTGGAAGCAGACTTGTAGCTGTTTTCGGGTGGCCAGTAATCATAGTGATAACTATCGGGTTTTTACTTTATACAGAGGACGGTGATGACAATAACCAACACTTAGGAGGAGCATATTAATATGAGAAAACTACACATAGACTTAAAAGGAGATCAGAAGCTGTTCTTTACTAGTGATTTACATGTAGGACATAAAAATGTTCTTAAGTTTTGTAATAGGCCTTTTCTAGATATCAAAGATATGTCTGCAGGTCTTATTGCAAACTGGAACAGTGTTGTAAGAGACTATGACATTGTGTTTGATCTCGGTGATATGTTCTGGTTTGATAGTCGTCATGAAGTTAGGAAATTTGTAAGCAAGTTGAATGGACGTATCTACAAAGTACCAGGCAATCATGATATGGATAGCAAAAAGCTCTTTGAACTTTGTGATCCAGGAAAAGTTGAGGTTTTAGACGATATTAATACTCTCTGGGTTACAGGACTTCTAGAAGGTAAGAAGTCTCTGGAGATTGTAGTGTGTCATTATCCTTTAGCAACATTTCCGCATTTTGAACATGCAATTCAGCTTTTTGGTCACATTCACAGCGGACCGTTGTCGGACAACGAAGTAGATATACCTGGAAAAGATTTGATCCTTAAAGAAGGAAAGCAGTACGACGTAGGTGTAGACAACAACGACTACCGTCCTGTAGAAATTCGAGAGATACTTAAAAAGCTTAACAAACCTGTGTACAATTTTGGAGTATCAGAAGATTTTTAGATATTAAATCTTGAAGAAAATTAATAAAGTGTATGGAAAAGTTAAGATACATCAGTACGCAGTTTAGAAAGAAAATCGTAGAAGCCTACATTAAGGAATTTAATGTTCCGGTAGCTAGTGATAAAGAAGAAGCAGATGTAGAGGCTTTCTTGTTTGGTGATGATTTTAACCGTAGGCTGATTGATGTAGCTTTTGACCGGGCTGACCTAGAGGTAGACAGAGATAAGTATCAGCAACACTCTGACGAATACTTTAGAGACGTTGTAAGAGAGCTGCCTCAGTATCGGCCCACGACCGTAATTACTTCATTGGACGGTCCTTGGACTGTAGACAGTAGCGACGACGTTAAAGTTGACCAGGTTAATTGGAATCTTCCGGACTTAATTTCAGTTCCTCTTGATAAGAAACAGTTAATCTATATAGGTGCTATGATTTTTTTAGCTACAAGAGGAGGAGTAATGGATCAGTCGGACGTAGCAAGAGCTTTTACAGTGTCGTCAGATATCTACAAGAAGTTTGTAGAATCAGAAAATTAGATATCTTTAGGATATTAGGTTTTTAGAAAATAGAGCCTATTTAATAACGTATATTCACGATAGCTATGAAACAGAGTAATGATCTACATATTGACTTCAATCAGCCCGCAACAGCAGCGAAAGGTTGTGTGAAGTTTTATGCATCACTCTGGACAGATAGACTAACGCCGTAGGTTTGGACGCTCTTTTTGGTTGTTTTCATTATATCTCACCTCGGCACTAGAAATAGAGTCGAGGTTTTTTAATAAAAGTTTTTGATTAAGCAAGAAAAGCTATTATCTTTAGCTTGTTGAAGAAAAATAGATAGGCCTTCTTAGTATAAAGGTCATTACAGCTGATTTGTAATCAGTTAATGTCGGTTCGATTCCGGCAGAAGGCTCAAAAAAAAAATAAAAATTATTTTTGATCAAGCAAGAAAAGTTACTATCTTTAGCTTATTAAGAATGGTAGATCATTGATAAGTTTGAAAAACACTTACTACGGAATTGAGAAAGGAAGTAGTACACGGACCCGTAGCTCTAATGGTAGAGCGGAGGCCTGAAGAGCCTCGCGTTGGTGGTTCGAGTCCGCCCGGGTCCACAACTTTAGTAAAAATAAAAGCGAGTTCTTAGTCTTGGTTCGAGTCCAAGCTGCGTCCTTCTCGAAAGGAATTCAAAAGCTTACAAAAATCAAATGTAGGTGGGGGCGTGGTAGTTTAGTTGTGTAGAGAACTGGGGACAAGTTTTTAGGAAAAATGGAAAGCACCTGTAGCTGAATTGGTAAAGCACCAGCCTTTTAAGTTGTGTGATTGCGAGTTCGATCCTCGCCGGGTGCACGAAATCCTAGCTCTTGGGAGTTCGACTCTCCTTGCCGGCTTTCACGCCGATATTTACAGGACCGGTGCCTGTGCTAGGACATGTCCGGATCATCTAATAGGTAGGATACTACCCTCTCAAGGTAGAAACCCGAGTTCGATCCTCGGTCCGGATACAATTTAGTCTTCGTTCAGTTGGTCAAGGACATTTCTTTTACAAAGAAAAGATTTAGCAGTTCGAATCTGCTAGACCCTACAAAAGCTTTACTAGAGGTTAAGAGCTAGTCACTGGGGGACAAAAGAATAAGCTACGAAAAGAGTCGTCCGGAGACTCTAACAAGCTAGATCTTTTTTAGAACAGTGGCCGTAGACCTTTAATTCAACGTATGGTAAGAAAGGTAAAGCTAATTTACCCTGATGGTGAAACTGGTAGCCACCCTGGACTTAGGATCCAGTGCGAAGTAATAATAGCGTGAGGGTTCGAATCCCTCTCAGGGTACAGCATCTAAAAGTAAATACTTTTGTGAATTAGCTACCTAGTTAGGAAGCTTCAGTAGCGTGGAAGATCGGAACGGCCGCCAGGCAACAGAAAGAGCCGCCGACACTTGGGAGTGCAGCGACGATGGCGGTGTCGTGCGAGACTGTAAATCTCGTCCTTAACGGTAAACATTGCTGGTTCGAATCCAGCCGCTCCCACAAAGCTATTCTCGCGATACGTTGGTAATCATCTGAAATTGATGTTTCGTAACTACGTAAAGTGAGTGTGAAGAAGGGACGGTTGAAACAGTCCTAGTTTTTATGAAATGAGATATTGTAAGTATTGTGGAAGGGAAATTGTAGAGGAGAAACACTACAAAGCCTGTCCTGAATGTAAAAACTATCTTAAGTTACCTTTGTATAGAAAATTAGGATTAGAAACAGGTTCGCTGAAGGAGAGGTATGAAAAATCTTTAGAGATACTAAAAGATTTGTATTTCAATCAAAAATTAAGTTCTCTAGATATTTGGAAAAGAACAGGAGTAAATTTTCGGACAATGCGTGATTTATTCCAGGAAAATGGATTACATACAAGAAATTTTAGCGAGGGGGCTTTGACAGCAATAGCTGAGGGACGTTTACATCTTGGTTCAAATACGAAGTACAAGCACGGCTGGCATACGACTTGGGAAGGAATTCAAGTCTACTATAGAAGTTCTTACGAATTAAAGTTTGCAAAGAAGCTTGATTCCGAAAAGATTCCGTATAGAATGGAATTTCTAAAAATTAAGTATTGGGACACAGAGAAGAATACAGAAAGGACAGCAATTCCGGACTTTTATCTACCAGATACAAAAGAGATTGTAGAGGTAAAGAGTTCTTATACATACAAAAAGCAGGAAATGAAAGATAAGTTTAGTTCATATAGAAAATTGGGATACAAACCCAAGCTACTATTAGGTTCCCAATTTGTTCCATTATAATATTTGGTTCCGTAGTTCAAAGGAAGAACATGAGACTGTTAATCTTAAGATCGGATATCGTGATTCCGCGGGACCGCACAACCGAACAAAATACAATATCATTGGTGTAGCTCCATAGCTTAGCGGTTAGAGCTCAAGCTAGCATTTCCAAGTCCAGCGACGTAGGTTCGAATCTTACTGGAGCAGCTATTTTATTTTGGTTAGAAGTCATGCATGGATGCAGCCGGCCCAGATGCGCTGGTAGCGGGTTCGATTCCCAACACTTCGGACTCTATAGCTCAGTCAGGGCAGAGCAAGCACAGTTAGCTATGTCGTAGGTTCGAATCCTACTAGAGTCGCTAAATTGGTTCCATAGGTCAACGGTTAGACTAAGTGCCTCTTAAGCATTGGATCCGGATTCGAATTCCGGTGGGACCACAAAATTTTGGTGCATGGGTCTGCATGGAGTGGACGCCTGACTGTCACTCAGGAGATACAGATGGGTTCAATTCCCATATGCACCGCACATTTCGGGATACAGAATATATAAAATTCGAGAAGTGCGCCAGAGGTCTACGCGGCTGGTTTTGGGAACCAGATTTTCGTGAGTTCGAATCTCACCTTCTCGACTATTTTTTCAAGAAAGCGGTTCGAGTTACTATTTGGGTCCTTAGTGATAACGGCCAGCACGGTAGCTTTGCAAGCTTCAGGTAGGAGTTCGATTCTCCTAGGATCCACAAAAATGCCCGGTTGTTGTAACGGATAGCAGACAAGTCTTCGAAACTTAGGGTCCGGGTTCGAATCCTGGACCGGGCACAAAGACTACTAACTATGGATAACCGGGTTAGAGTTGCTGAAATCAGAAATCGAGGGCCCTTCTCGACATTAATACTTAAGGGTTTCATGGCGGTTGCGCCAGGTAGGTTGTGTAGTCTTTTTTATTTTGAAAAATGGTTGGGGAAATAAGGATATTTGCAGGAACTTCTATACCGGAAGGATGGCTTTTATGTGACGGAAGCTACTTAGATTCAAACGCATATTTAGCTTTGTTTTCTGTAATTGGAAACACTTTTGGAGGAAAGTCTGGAAAATTTAGAATACCAGAACTTAAAGGCCCGGTTGATGATGTTACAGCTAAGCTGAAGACTTCTGTAAACGGAATGGATGCTAATCACGACGTCGTTGTAACCCTAAATCAGAACAAAAATTTAAGATACATTATACAATTTAAGGAAGAGGGATTGAATGTTGTTCAAAAAGCAGAGGTTCAAGCAATGATTGATGCTTCCGCTCAGACAGTTCCTGAATCTTAGAAAAATATGGTGGATGTGGCCGAACGGTTTAGGCACCACACTGTGGATGTGGTTCATGCGAGTTCGAATCTCGTCATTCACCCACTGCTACGCTATGTCCGTGTGAAAGGCGTAGGACCCTTGCGTGTTACGGGTACGGCGAAGGGTTCGGTGAGTTGAACAAGGCGTAAGCTCAGAAGAGCTGGGAAAACTCATGGTAGAGGTACCGAACGTTTTTTGGCTGAAAGCCTCTACGACCGGCTGAGTTAGTTAAGTAGGAAGAACACTACTGTGGTATAGTAGAGACGCCAGTTCGATTCTGACACTCAGCTCTAATTTAATATCTATGGAACTTTGGGAAAGATTTTGGAATAGTTTTGTACAAAGTGGACCTGTTCAACATATGAAATTTCACGAATACGATCGAATAGGTAACTATTTTGGAGGAAATATACCAGAAGACGTGACAGAGTCTTTTTTTGCAGATAAATACGGAAGAAGGGACCTAGTTCTTGAAAATCTTCAAAGTCACGATGCAAAAGGACTGGTTGAGAGAATTAAAGAGCTTTTAGGAAAAGAAACAATTCGGTACGTAGAATTTCCACATAGAACAGGAGAGAAGGTTTACATTGAACTCACCATAGCTTCACCAGAGCTGGTAAAGAGTGTTGTTAGTTCTGAAAAGTTTCAAAAACTAATTAAGTTCTATAATTACACTTTAGATCAGGTAGCAGGATCAAAAATTTCTCTTGAACCTAATTTTCCTAAAGTTCTAGACATTCCTGACGGAGCTTGGATCTATCATCTCGTTTGGTCAAAAGCTGTAACAGGTACAAGACCTGGATCAATCTCAATGGTAGATTCAATATTGAAGAACGGGCTTAGACCCAAAGATCACAACCAGTACAGATCCTACGGGGATAGTAAGGTTTTTGGATGGTACTTTGGAACAACTAGAAGATTCGAGGTTCTTGAAAAACTTAGAAAAGGTAGCGAAGAGCTTGGATTTGAACAAGAACATTGGGACAAAAACGAGGTGATTGTTTTAGGTATTAGAAACAGTAGAAACTTCAAGTGGTACCAAGATTCAGCAATGTATTCAGAGGGAGCTTGTTTTTCATATGATTTTATACCTCCGCAATTCATTTCAAAAGTCTATCCAAAATAGGTAAAAAAGCTCTTTTCGTCTAGTGGACTAGGACATCTCATTCGTAACGAGAAAACGACTTTTCGAGTAAGTCAAGGAGCTCTAAATCTAATTTGAATATTCAACTTCTCTAATTATCTTTAGAAAGAAGTTAGAAGATATGCAGTGTTAGTATAACGGTTAGTACGCTAGCTTGCCATGCTAGAGATATCGGTTCGATTCTGGTACGCTGCTCTAAAAGTATACCTATAATTTTGAATAATAGGTTATTTTACCTATAATTTAGAAAAAGGCCGTGTTAGTGAGAGGTTTAGCTGCTGGTCTGCAAAACCAGTTACACCGGTTCGAATCCGGTCACGGCTTCTCAGATACAGGAAACTATTTAAAAGTAATAAGCGGATATAGCACAATGGTTAGTGCTCAAGTCTTCCAAACTTGAGATGTTGGTTCGATTCCGATTATCCGCTCAAATTGAAATCAAACTTACAATGGATAAAAGTACCAGAAAGTTTCTTAAGGTTTTGACAATCTTTATTCTAGGATTTGTAGCTCTCGTTACTAATGTTGAAATTTGGAACGTAGCTTATCTAGGACATTCAGATGGTTTTCACGTGTTTATGTCTATCATAAATTTCCTTTTTGAAGGAACAGTAATTTATTTCATTGCTAAGTCGTGGCTACCGGACAAGTAGAAGATCTTTAATAGGGTCGTATCTCCTCTGCCTGATAAGCAGTTGAAAGAGTAGTCGGTTACACGTGAGTTCAAATCTCACCGACCCTACTAACAACACACTGTATCGGAGTTGTCTTATATTTTTAGTTTATGAAAAAGAAATATAGTTGTATAAATGGTGTTTCTTCGTGGAGCGAAGGTATAAAGAACAACTCACCGGTAGGTATAGTGGTTAGTCCTAAAAAGACACTATTGTCTGAAGGAATTCAATTTGAACCTTCTTCAAACAAAAAAGGAGGGGTAATTGTTTTTTCTACGGACATAAATGCTGTAGAGCTTTCACCGAATAAACTTAGAAATTGGATCAAGCAAAAGATCTTTACACTCAGGAACAGGTTAAGAACTACAAAAATGCTTGATCTGATAGTAGGTAGAAGTTCGGATAGGATAGAAGGATGGACGATAGGACACTACTTTGATGGACGCTACAGAGCGAAGAATGGAAACACTTTTGGAGAAAAGTCTTTATCTCTTGAAATTATAGGTATTGAGTTTAATGCTCTACTTAAAATCGCAGAGGAGATTTGTAAGGAGTTTAAGCAAGAGAGTGTTCTTCTTCGAGATTTTTCAACAGGAAGAATTTTGTTTGTAGATCCTAATTAAAAGAATATACGCGTCGGTATGCAAACTGGATAAGCGGATAGTCTCCAAAACTATTTTGTGTGGGTTCGAATCCTACCCGGCGTGCCAAATTATTGCTCTCTGGTGTAACGGCTAACATACCACGCTCTGAACGTGCGAGACTTCAAGTTCGAATCTTGAGAGAGCAACTCACTATTTTCTATTTATTTCTATATTAGAGGAAAATGGAAAATTGTCAGAGATCAGTAGAAGATCAGATTATATTTCAATTCTATAACATTAAAGAATATTCTTCAGGAAGTTTAGAAGAACATCAGAAATCTTCTATATCTTTATGTTGTTGAAATAAAAAGAACAATTGAGGTGTCGTCCAACGGTTAGGACTTCAGACTTTGACTCTGGCAATGGCGTGTTCGAATCACCCCACCTCAACTAAGAGTAAGCATGAGAAATTCTTTACAAGAACACATACACATTACCTACCTACTAAGGGAGGTTGAAGAACGGTTTCTCACCGAAGAGCATGGTTATGTTCCGGAACTAGATAACTACCTTCAATGCTTTAGAGAAGCTTTACCCGAAAAATATACTCCTGGTAAAGTTTTTACGATTGAAGATAATGCTTTTCAGTCAATCTCGAATTTATTTTTTAAAGACATAACAATTCAGGTTGGAGTAACCTATTCAGAGAGTGCTACTAATACATTTCCTCAAGGAAGGTACTTAGCAGACAAAGCGTTCTTTTATAAAAAAGAAAAAAAGCTACTCTATCCGGTCATAGTTCTGCTATATGTTACAAACTCCGGAGCAGAAGTAGAGGATAAGTTGGTAGAATCATTTGCACATGAACTTACTCACTGTTACGAAGATTATCAAAGAGGATTAAAAAACTCTGATTCGCTCAGCGACACAGTTACTCAAGGATATGCATCGTGCATACAGTACGGAAAAGATGCTCAACCTTCAGAAAAGATATTAAAAAGTATACTATATTTTCTAAATAAACAAGAACAGCATGCTTATGTTGGAGAATTAAAAGCTGCACTACAGAAAGGAACAGTAGAAGAGTTAAGAAGCTCTGAAGAAGTTTTTGATTTGCTAAAGAATTCATTTTTTACAAAAATTATAGAATTGTAGAAAAGTACATGGGTCGAATTCAAGCAGAGCAATTTAAAGACAATACAAAGCATAACATGCTTCGAAAGTTTCAAGAAATTTATCCAAATAATAGGAAAATTAGGAACTTTCATGAACTTTCTAAACTGCTTGTTTCTATGTGGGAAAGATGGGATAGAAAATTTAAAAACTCTATCGGAAAAATAGCTTTCGATATTTATTCAGACAAAGTAGGTAAAGAAAAGATATACAAAGATCCAGGATTAGAAGATCTTCTTGAAAATTACTGGACCAATGTAATAGAAGTTGTGTAGTAGTTGTTTTTAATGTCCGCGTCATCTAACTGGTTAGGATCCGGGATTTTCAGTCCCGTTATCCCGGTTCGAATCCGGGCGTGGATACAAATAGAGGATGGCCTCGTGACGCAACAGGTAGACGTGTTTGATTCAAAATCAAAATTTTGAGGGCTCGAATCCCTCCGAGACTACAACATACAACATTGCGGGATGGACAGGAGAGGTTCCTGCTCGGTCTCATAAGCCGAATGACGGGGGTTCGAATCCCTCTCCCGCAACAAGAAGAGGTCCGGCCGAAAAAAGGGCCGCCCAGGCCGGGTAGCTTCTTCGCCAATTACATTCTCTCTTAAAGGAGAAGATAGTTTTCCTTAGGTAAAACCAAGATTAAATCTTACCTTTAAGAAAGATATAAGAAATGTATTAGCCTTAGTTTTCCTAAGGATTTTTAGATTAGAAGGAGCTTGAGTATTTGGGTTGTTTTCGAAGAGAGCTTCGTCACTAGGTAAAGCTAACTTGGTGATTTTTGGATAGAAAGCATACAAAACTTTCGAATGCTGATGGTACCTAGCTTCGACGTGTAGGTAAGTTAGGGAGAGGCCTTTTAGCCTACAAAACGGAGAGTAATGCTGAACGGTGACAGCAGCTGCCTGCTAAGCAGTTTGTACTCTTTTTAGGTATGTGGTTCGATCCCACTGCTCTCCGCGCTCTTAAGGAAGTTAATTTACAGCGGCCTGTAAGCTGGTCTTGAAAACCAGTCGTACGTAAGCATTCGTATGGGGATCGACACCTCTGACTTCCACTATGAATTTCTTTTTAGAGCATTTACAAGCTTCTCACTTATATGGACTTGATCCTTGGGATCAAAAAGAGAAGTGCCAGGTTCTTCAAGAGAGACACGGATATGTTTCTAACTTAGATCCAATTCTAGATAAGATTTGGAGAGATATTCTTGATTCTAACCAAAAGGAAGGTTCTCTTTCTTTAGACTCTTATGGACTTTCTTTTATTTCTTCAGGCACTATATGGTATAATATAGACTCTCAGTTAGTTCGGATGCGAGGTTCTAGCCCCGATCAATTTGTGGTTCGGGACGGAAAAGCTTGTAATATTAAAATTGAGGTAGAGGTTGGAGGCTCTTTTCTTTACGTTAGAGAGCGAAACTTTAAAGTAGCACTATTTCACGAACTTTTGCACACATATGAAATTGTTCGAAGGGTTATTGGTAAGAAAGAACCAGACTATACAAAGCAAAGAATGTACTATAGAGATGTAATGGAGTACATCAACAATCCTAAAAAGTACTTCCAGGAAATAGGACGGTTTTTGTACTACGACAATGCATCGGAAAGAAATGCTTACGTAGGAGAACTTCGAGCAGAGTTAAAGTTTTACGCAGACGAACTGGGTAATTCCATCACAGCTTTACATAGAATAAAAGAAACAGAGGTTTTTAGAAGATATTGGGGAATAGAAACATACATTTCAAAACTAAAAGAGGAGATAGGAAGAAATAACGAAAAGGGTTTGCAGTATTTGGAGCTTTGGAATGCTCTCGTACCAGAAAGGTATCAGCACGGGACTGCAAAAGCCTTATTGCAGGATTTAGAAAAAAGGTGGTACAAGTTTAGAAAAAAATTTTATACAGTTGCCGGAAAGGTTTGTTTTGATCTTTACAATGAAACAAAAGAAATAAGAAAAGGCTTACCTGTAGAATTATGAGTAATATAGGGTCTGTGGAGGTAGCTAACTCCCAGAATCGAAAGCACGAACAGCCTCTACTGTATATAGCATGCTTAAAGGTTCGGTTGGATCGTTAGCCAATTCTCTGCTGCTCTCCAGAGAGTCGTTTATCAAGAGAGCTTTTGGCCAGCCTCGAAGAACATACTTCGGGGCTTTATTTTTTTCTTTAAATATTCAGATAATTTATATATCTTTAGTTTAAGGTTTAAGAAGAGAATGAGAGTGAATAGAAACATACTCATTGTAGTAGCTCATCCTGATGACGAATTACTACTAGCAGGAGGACTGATAAGCAAACAGCAATCAGAGAAGTCTTGTCAAATTTCTGTCTGTACGTTAGCTAGTAATGCTGGAGCTCGTAGTACTGGTTCGGGTCCAGAAAAGATAGCTAAAAAGCAGAAAGAGGTTTTTAACATACTCAATCTTAAAGCTTACAATTACGGAGGACAAGATTCAAACTTGACTATTGAAAACCATTTAAAGATGGTACAATTTATAGAGTCTGTCATCGTACAGGAATATCCAAGTCTGATCATAACTCACAGTCCTTACGATACTCATAAGGATCATCAGATAGTGTCGCAGCTTGTCTCTGAAGCGTTCAGATATTTTCAAAGACCTTCAGGGCTATTGTCAGGAATAAAGGAGCTTTGGTGGGGGGAAGTGCCGTCGTCTACAGACTGGTCTGTATCGGCTCAATTTTGTCCAAATGTATGGATACCGTTAGAGGCTCAAGATCTCTATAGGAAGATAGAAGGTCTTGCAACGTATGACAAGGTCTTAAGGCCTTCGCCACATCCGAGATCTAGAAAAAACTTAGAAGCATTAGCAACGTTTAGAGGAGGCCAGTGTGGAAGTACGTACGCTGAAGCATTCCAGCAAGTTTTCAGAATAGTGTAGAGTATGGAATTTTATAAGTTTGACGGAACTAAAGTAGATCTTGTAGAGTACGTAAACTCTCATCTTGAAAAGTATCCAGAAGATTCTATAGAGATCTTGGTTGGGACAGATTCTCAGATAAGAGGAAAAGAGACAGTGTTTTGCACTATTGTAGCAATGTACGATCTTGGACACGGAGCTCATTGTATATACAGGAGATGGAAAACACCTAGATTTCGGAAAGAGGAGATAGACAGACGATTGATGAAGGAAGTAGAAGCTTCAATAGATGTAGCTCAACTAATTAAGTTCAATTGCTGGGAAGATCCAAAATACATCGATCTGGACATAAATCCAGGAGAAGAAGCTGGATCTAATATCGTCTATCAAGCTGCTTGCGGGTACGTTAAAGGTATGGGATATCAGTGTAGGTTTAAAACTCTTGGACCTCTTTGTACTACTTTAGCAGACTATGTTGTAAAACATTAAAGAGCATCAAAAAATCTTTTTATATTTAGCTTGTTAAGTTATTAAAACTAATGAATATCAAAGGAATGAGAGGCATCTCATTGGTACGTGAATGTAGGTACTCCGAGCCCAATAGAAAGGAGACTATCATGGTAAAATATCAGTTCAGAGCTAAGTGTAATGCAGCAATACCGCTTAGTCATAAGAATTTTCAGGACCAGTATCTGTCAGAAAGCTATGAAGCACCAAAGCTGCCGCCAGTTGTAAAAAAGCATAAGAACGGAAAAGGACAGCAGAAACCTTCAAAACTTCAGAAGCACAAAAACTCTTACGCATAAAAGAAACGTATCAAGAAAGGTCCGGCTACAGTAGTCGGATCTTTCTATTTAATTCGGTATGAATTGGGAAGAAAAATTTAATAGGTTTAAGAACAGTACTACAGCTGAATTGTATGAAGAGAAGTACGGTTCGGTTGTAGGCCCGTATCTCTATGAACTTGGAGAAAAAGATAAAGTTCATAGAAAGCAATCCTGGTTCGTAGAGCAGCGGTACAACAGGATTCAAGAGTTCTATGATTTTGATCCAGACGGCGTACCGGTTGAAATTCAAGAACAGTTTCTTAAGAACAATAGACTTAGCTTGGATGCTATCATTGATGAAAATTTACAAACACATGATGCTGAAAAGCTACGAAAAGCTCTCGAAAAAAGGTTTGGACCTCAACCAAAATTTAAAAACGAACAAGGATACATAACTTGGATACCTACAGGAGGAACAGAAAAAGAGAAAGGTATTCAAATGTACGAAAGAACGAAAGAAGCTTTTGAACACTGGAAAGAAGGTACATTAGGAAGCTTTGAGGTTTTAGAGATAGCTCAATTTTATGGGTACTTTATAACGAGAGTATCTTGGGGCGAAATTGTTTTCGAAGCCAACAAACCGGAAGATGTAACGAAATACGTAGAAAATATATGCGGGGGATTTGCATATCATGTTGTTCCTGAGTTTTTTGCAGCAGATATCCAGAAGAACGGTCTTCGAGTAAAAAACGGAAATACTTGGAATCTTGATTGGGATAAAAACGGTACACTGTATCGAGATACTTCATACAGAAACACGACAAAAGATCAGTACCGGTATTTTCCTAAAAGAGTTTACATGCATGCAACTCCTTCAACCGGAGAAAAACTAGAAAGAGAACTAAGGTCAGTAGCTGCAATGGCAACGGGTATGTCCTATGAAGATGTAGCTGTCTTTAAAGCCTACGTCAAAGGATTGACTTTCTATAAAGATCCGGCAATGGTCGGTGAAGATGACTGTGCAGTGTTCACGTATCACTCAATACCTTCTCAAAACCTTAAAAGAGTGCACTGACCGTGAATTGGGAAGAAAGATTTAAAGAATTTAAGAATGAAAAATCGAAAGATTTACTCTATGAAGAAAAATATGGACCGGTTGTAGGACCTTGGCTTCTTGAATTTAAAGAGAAGGATAAGTTTCATCTTCAAGCTTTTCGTAGAGCTAAAGAACGCTACGAAGGACTTCAGGAGTTCTTTAGAGCTTTTACAGACGATGTACCTCAAACCATTCAAGAGGATTTTATAAAAGGTCTAAATTTCAACAAAAATTACATTCTTGAAAATCTTCAATCTCACGACTGGAAGAAAATGTGGAGTCAAATTCAAACCTATTTCGGGAAGGAAATTGTAGGCCGAATGGAATCTTTAGGCGGAGAAGGAGGACTAAAATGTGTACAATGGTATCCTAAAATTACACAAAAAGAACTAATTAGAGCTTTTTGGAGAGATATCAAAGACGAAAACTCTAAAGACGGAAAAGCTCTTCGGACAATTCTTAGGTTTTACGGATATTTTATTTCTCAAATAGAACAGTATAGCTACATTCTTTTAGAGCCAGAGTGGCCCGATAGTGCTTCTGATTTTGTTTTTAGGGAATGTAAAGAAGGGACTATATACTGTATTATTCCTAGATGTAACGTAGATTTAATCTTAGAACGAGGATTTAAGTGTTCTAACGGAAATAAAATAGAGTGGAAAGAAGATTTCAAAAACAGGACTGGAAGATATCCAACCAAAGAGGAAACAAACAGTAATTTTATACCGTACAGGTTTTTTTCCAAAAAGGATCTACTTTTGTGCTTTTCCTTTTACTGAAGTTGAATCAGAGTTAAGGAATATGACGAGAGAGCTTGAAAGGGACTGGACAGAAGTATCTATACTCAGAGCAGATTTGTCTGGCAGAAACATTAGCGTTTATCGAGATCCGGGTATGTTATCTAAAAATGCTTTCTTTACTTATGAGAATATTCCTAGACAACTAATTACTCTAATAAAAAGATAGTTTTTATTTTTCATAAATTCTATTTATATTTAGCTTAGAAGATAAGAAGAAATGCCTCGGTCGTTCAATGGACAGGACAGCAGTCTTCTAAACTGCTTACCGGAGTTCGAGTCTCCGCTGAGGTACAAACTAAAAAAAGACATGAAAGATCAACTTTGAGAAAAGAAATTTGCTGAGTTTAAGAACGAAGGTACAGAAGCTAGTGACATTCGTACGTACATTGAAGAGCATAAAGAGGAAATAATCAATGCTTTTGAGTACGATGATTCCGGAACAGACGTCTATCCTAGAGACTGCGTAGAAACTTTTACTCTCAATAAGAACATTACTGGTTGTGATCTTCGATTTACTCTAGAGTGTGTATCGGATCGAGACGGAGGCAATGAAGAGGAAGATGTTTTGGAATTCGAGATTAATGGACGAGATTGTCGAAACCCTAAACTCTATAGTGAAGAGGATAAGCTTGAAAGCTTGTTAGCGGACCTAGCATCTGAGCGACGATTTATTGAATAAAGTAAGCTTTGAGTCTGTTCGAAAGGTAAAGAAATTCGACAGTCGTAGTTGAGAAGGCTTTACGATTCTCTCTACACGGTAGGTTAGCTTCACCTACCAAATACGTTCTTGTCGTCCAATGGAAGGACACATCTCTCCTAAAGATGAAATCTAGGTTCGAGTCCTAGCTAGAATACAAAATTGCCTTGGTGATGGAAAGGTAGACATGGGGGACTTAAAATCCCTTGGGCAGCAATGCCCGTGTGGGTTCGAATCCCATCTGAGGCACCGCGATAGGGTCGCAAACTTCGCCACAATCTATGGTTGGGCATTGCAGACACTCGGATGAGCTCTTAGTACTGCAGCAAATCTCATCAAGATGTCTTACTTAGGTCTATAGAAACCGCGGAGTGAAAACCTAAGAGTTGAGGAGCTCCTCATAGTAGAATAGCTTGTGCCTCCTTAAGGTAGTACGGTTTGCGATCCGATACAGGGGCGTATCCGCTCACTCTTATACAGTGTTGAAACGGTAACGGTAACATAAGGGTTCAAATCCCTTCGCCCCTACTAAATGAACAAACTTTTATTCGATTTTGGACATGGAGAAGAAACTCCTGGAAAGCGTTCACCGGACGGACAGTTACGGGAATACGCGTATGTTCGAGAAATTGGAAACAGAGTTGCAGAATATTTTAGAACATATACAAATGTTCCTGTCAGCATAATAACTCCAGAAACATCAGACGTTTCTTTAAAAGAGCGAGTAGCTAGAGCTAATAGAACAGTAGATGCTGATCCTTCACAAAAGTGCTTATTTGTTTCTTTTCATGTAAATGCAGCTCCAGGAGAGGGATGGCAAAAAGCTAGGGGTTGGGAAGTGTACGTAGCTCGAACATCTTCTCAAGCAAGTAAAGATTTAGCTAACACTTTGTATCAAGCTGCTAACGATTTAGGTTGTAAAACAAGACGACCCAAACCATCTCAGAATTACTGGTGCCAAAATTTTTACGTTCTTAAAAATACAAAATGTCCAGCGGTTTTGACAGAAAATTTCTTTCAGAACAATAAAGAGGATATGAAGTTTCTTCTTTCTGAAACAGGAAAAGAGACAGTCGTGAATATCCATATTTTAGGGTTATCTAGATACTTAAACATACCTTGCGCTGTAAAATTAGCGTAAACGAAATCCTGTAGAAAATAATCTGCAGGATTTTCTATGTTTATTCAAGGAAGATTGCTATCTTTAGCTTGTTATTAAAAGAGTACAGTAAAACACAGAGAGTATATATGTCAACAGCAAAAAAAGAGTATTTGTTTAAGGATTTTGCAGATTTTGTAGAACACATGACAGGAAGTCTGGATTCAGAAGTGTTAGCAGCTGAATTCTCTCGTTTTAGTAAAGTACAGCGTGCAAACTGGAACAGCCTAGAGTACATATGTGCAAGCATTTATCCTGCAAACATGTTTGACCGTACAGTTCAACTTCTTGCTTTGAGACTCGACGGTAAAGTCTATTATCCGATTGTAGGGTGGAACCCAGATGCCAAACCGTCTTCACCTGCAGCAGATGGACAGAAAATATCTACAATGCGTAGGTGGCTTAACAGGCAGCCAAAACGAGTTCTTCATTCTTCTCGTGAGAATAGAGATTACGTTCTTTACGGTTAAAAAGTAAAAGAAAAAAATTATGAAATATTGCATTATTGGAGATCCTCACGGGCGTACAAATTGGCAGCAGATTGATTTGTCCAGGTATGACCATCTCATAGTTATGGGAGATTATTTTGATCCATACTCTAATGTAGGGCATGAAGATCTTTGGAATAATTTTGAAAAGATTGTAAACCTTAAACTAAACAATCCGGACAAGGTAACACTTCTTTTCGGTAACCACGATCATCACTATACAAAGTGGTGTACAGCTGTGGGTTCTAGATTAGATCCTGTTTTTAATGCTACGTATGGGATTGGCGGTACAGTTCAGGGTCTTATTGAAAATGGAACACTTCAACTAGCGTATGCTGTACCAAAAACAGACATTGTTTGTATACATGCTGGAATTTCTCAAGCTTGGTACAACATATATCTTCTTAAAAGATCTTATGAACAGTTTCTAACAGAACCAGTCGTATCAGTTGAACCTGACGGAGTTGAAGATCTTGCTAAAAAGATGATTGAGTATGGAAAAGGACAAACACAGTCTCTAGGGTTTAATACCGATACACGGGACTACTACGGGTACGATCCTCAACAAGGACCTCTCTGGTGGAGATGCCTAAATGACTACATTTACGGAGATTATGGTCTTCAGGAAAAAGATATGCTGCAGGGAATAACTCAAGTTATGGGACACACTCAAGTTAAGAATCTGGTAAAGATTAAAGGAAAGAATGTAACAGGAGTGTTTGTAGACGGCCTTGGATCTAATTGGTATACAGAGCTTGAGGTATCAGAAACCGGATATGAATTTAAGCAAGTAAAACTGAAATGACAGAAATTAGTAATGTAAGGGTGTACGATCTCTACGAAAGTATTATAGCTTGTAGGAATGCAATGAGGTTGGAACCTTCCAGCTTTGGTAAACTAACGGATATTGTAGAGGAGAAAGCAGAGCAGCAAGAAGATTGGGACAAATCTCTAGAAAGAGCAAAGAAGCTTGCACAAGCTCCAAACAACAGTGGTCATGCTAACTTTTTAACAGGTATAAGAGTGTCATTTGATATCAAGTATCCAAACTATCTCTCACCAGAAATGCAAAGATATCATTTCTTTGACATCGTAACCTCTTCTAGCAAAATGCACACCCTAATTAAAGTAGCAGGAGATGCAAATAGATACAACAAATACGTTACAAGAGAGTCTATAGAGCAGATGAAGAAGTTACAGCTTTCGTACATAATGGCTTCTGAAACTGGGAGTAAAGAAGATGCTTATTTTGCATTTATGCAGCTTGTTTCAAACTGCCCTCAGGGTATAGAACTCTTTATGAGAGTTAGTACAAACTATATGCAACTTCGGACGATCTACCAGCAGAGAAAGCATCACAAGTTAGCAGAAGATTGGGGAGCAATTTGTGATATGATTCGGGATCTTCCATATGCAAAAGATTTTATAACTTTAGAATCATCACCAAATGAGAACTAGACCACTTACAGTTATACCTTTTAGTGATCTTCACGGATATCTTTTTGATACAAAAACACTACCAGAATGCGATGTAGCTTGCTGTTGTGGAGATTTTGTACCACTTGAATATCAAAATGATGACGTTAGAAGTATCGCTTGGTTCTGTTTGGAATTCATACCTTGGGTAGATAAGTTGCCTTGCAAACATTTCATCCTAGTAGCAGGCAATCATGACTTTTTTATGGAGCATATCATGCTTGGTCCTATTCGGGAAGACGGATCTCGAAAGTGTAGGACAGCATCAGAGGTTTTGAAAAAGCTGCTTCCTGGAGATAACAAAGGAAAGCATTCTAAACTTATCTATCTCAGGGACAATTCAACTACAATTGAAGGTATAACTTTCTACGGAACACCTTGGACGACCGGACTACCGGGTTGGGCTTTTAGTTGTACTGAAGAAGAGCTTGAAGGTCATTTAGAGCAAATGCCAAGAAAGGTAGATGTTCTTTTGACACATATGCCACCTACTTTAGGAAACGTAGGGACAGTTTGTCAGCAAAGGTGTTTTAATACTGGAATAGATTACAGTAGTGAAGCTCTTGCTAAAGCAATGATGTCTAGAGAAATTTCATACGCTTTTTGTGGACATGTTCATACAGGAAATCATTCGGGCTACGAATACAAGGAAGGGAGTTCTGTATGCAATGTTTCTGTCAAAGATGAAAACTATAGGGTAGTAACGCAGTACTTTCGAAAGTACGAAATTCTTTAAAGCTATATGTTACGTAAAGCAGATTTAGGGTTAGCTATAGAAGTTCTTGTAGCTTATGAAACTGAATTTTATCCAAATTCTAGAGCAGAATCCGATATTCGAGACGGTCTCTTTTGGGACGGGACAAAAGATTGCTTTTCAATGGACTTCGGTATGTGCCTGAGAGGAGAGACAGATGAGGTTCGAATTTACAAAGGTCCTAAAGACTGGCGAGAAAACCGTAGGGACTTTGATACTGAACCTAAAACGGTAGTTTATGGGAACGTTTTATTCTTTTTGGAAGCTGTTACTGACTAAACTACAGCCGGCAACGGTTCATGGACCAGTTGAAGAGCCAAAACTACACTATAACGACGTTGAAGAAGTAGAGCCTGGAACGTTTCTGGTTCTTGTTAAGGTTCCGAACGGAATAAAATCTCTCTTTAAACGATATGTTAAAGAAAGAAAAGAACATGACCCGGATTGGCCAACAGCGTCGGTCTTTTTCGGTACTATGGACAGTCCTACAGAGTTTGAACAATAGCTTTCTTCTATCGAAAGGAACAACAGGTATAACTAAGGCATCCTAAGGGAGAAATAAAGTCTAGATAATTCATAATATCTTTATATTTTTAGGTATGAAAATTAAGGAGATTAAAGATTTGATGATGCATTTTGCAGAGTCAAAATACGATGACTACAATGTTGTTTTCTGGGACTACAGTCGACAGAAAAAGATGGATGGACACTTTGGAGCTCTTTCTCATTCGGAAAAGGAGATATCAATACCAATTGGAGTGGTAGGAGACGATGTTTGGAAGATTGTTGAGGAAGGATATGAACCGAATGGACTACCTAAAACTGTTAGTACAGTTGAAGGTCATGTAGCTGATCTTGTTGAGTCTAAGAAAAGTTTTGACAGCATTAGTCATTCAGCTTATATGTATAGGGACAGAGAGACAGGTAAGGTCTTTTATACTAAGCTGTCAGAAGTATATACCATGTACCACTTCTATAAAGCGGAGACTGAACGTTATCGTAAGTTTATTAACAGGTACGGTATTGTCAAAACTCTTTGGAACGAAAGTATTACAGAGGAGGATGTTGTAGAGAAAGATGATTAACTTAAAGCAACTTTTCTGCTTACATGAGTGGGAAGTCATGCATGAAGATCGGGTAGAATTATATAAGAACCCTAAACTAAAGAAACCGACAGGCTACAAGTACGTGGCTATTATGCGGTGTAAAAAGTGTGGAAAGTTAAAGAAGGTTGAAATTAAGTATTGATATGAGGAAACACACAATAGCTGTAGATTTTGATGGAACTATTGTACAACATAGATATCCGGAAATAGGAGAACCAGTACCGTGGGCATTAGAAACTCTTATTCAACTTAGAAAGAAAGGAATACCGGTTTTTCTCTGGACAATGAGAGGCCATCCAAAAGCTCAAGAAAGAGATACTCTTCAGGAAGCTATAAACTTTTGTAAGGTAGCGGGTCTTGAGTTTGATGGAATTAATTATAGTCCAGTCCAGTTCTCTACTTCCAGTAAGCAATACGCTTCAATTTACATCGACGATGCAGCTATTGGATGTCCAATCAGGAACGACGGTTCTGTGGACTGGACTAAGGTCATTAAGGAGTTAATAATAAAAGGAATTTTAGTTCTTGATGATTGTTTAGAGATTTTTGGTACCGATAAGATGAACGATGTGTTCGACCATCTTAGTATCTATCACGGACACACATATCCAAAGCCAAATGAACAATAAAAGCGTTATAATAACGGGAGTTGCTGGACTTCTTGGAAGTAACCTTGCAAGATGGATTCTGACCAACAGGCCAGAATTTACTGTCTACGGTGTAGATAACTTAGAAGGAGGTCTTATAGAAAACGTTACTGAACTCGAAAGAAATTCTGATGGAGCTTTTAAGTTTGAACATTGTGACATAGTTGCAACGCCGGGAATGTTCGATCTTCTTGTTGAACAGTATAGGCCGGATTACATCTTTCATTTTGCAGCATTTGCAGCTGAAGGACTATCTCCGTTTACGAGAGGAAGGACATATGAAAGCAATCTTCTGGGCACATCTGCGGTTGTAAATGCTTGCATTAATTACGGTGTCAAAAAGCTGGTATATGCATCTAGTATGGCTGTGTACGGTAACGGAGCTGCTCCTTTCAAAGAGTACGATCTTTGTGTTCCTGTAGATCCATACGGAATAGCAAAGTATGCTTGTGAATTGGACATTGAGTCTGCAGAAGAGCAGTTTGAACTAAAAGCTGCTATTCTCAGATTTCATAATGTGTACGGACCTGGACAAAACATCTACGACCCGTATAGAAATGTTTTGGGTATTTGGATGAACAGGATGAGGTTGAACAATCCTCTCCAAATCTACGGAAATGGACAACAAGTAAGAGCTTTTACATATGTTGAAGATCTTATGGAACCGATCTGGAATGCTGCTACGTCTCAGAGAAACCTAAAACTTAATATGTGTTCAACGCATCCGGTTAGCATTGAGACTGCTGCAAAGTTAGTAGCAGAGGAAGGAAAGAAAAGTGGATTCAATGTTGAGATAAAGAAAGTAGAAAAAAGAGCTGAAGTATATACAGCTTGGGTAGATGGTAAAGAGTCAGAAGAGATTTTAGGTTGCACTTACAAAACAAAATTAGAAGAAGGTATTGGTAAGATGTGGAAGTGGGTATTGACAATGCCAGTTAAGCCGATCCAAGTCTGTAACTATGAAATACCTAGCAAAGTTTACAGTTATTGGAAGTATTAAAGCTCAGTTTTTCTTTATATCTCTAGTTTAGAAGTTAAAAAAACAAATAAAATGCAGTGGTATAATAAGATTAATACTTGTTTTAGGAGAGATCTAGACAGGGAGTCTAAAACGTATAACCAGATTCTACCGGACGAGGAGCTTACAACACCTGAGTTTGAGCTTCTTCGTAAATTGAATGCAAAGTGGGAAGCTACCGAAAAGGTAGATGGGGAATGTACAAGCATTCATCTTAAAGTAGATAACCTGACTGGGGATTATTGTGTGGAAGTGCACGGCAAGACTGACAAAGCTGTCATGCGACCAGAAGAGGTAAAGCTTTTGACAGAGATCGGAGATGTTGAGAAGCTCGTAGAAGTATTTACTCAAATTGATGCAGGTGGAAATAGGATTCTACCCGGAGATGAGTGTATTATCTTTGGAGAGACCTACGGAAGAGGTATGCAGAAGCCTGGTAGCAGATATTGTAGTACAAATCTTAAGTTCATTTGCTTTGATATTAAGATCGGAAACATATGGCTGAAGAGGGACGCTGTTGAGGACATCTGTAAGAAGCTCAACGTTGATGTAGTTCCATTTGTAGGAGAAATGACACTCAACGAAGCTATTGAGTATGTAAAGAAAGGATTTATGTCAACAGTGTCTGAAGATCCTACTCTTGAAGCAGAGGGTCTCGTACTTCGAGCTCCTCTTGGTCTTCTTGATAGGATGGGTCGAAGAATTATTACAAAGGTTAAGACGGTAGATTTTAGAAAGCTTAAAGAAAATAACTAATATGCAAACCCAAAAGCAAGACTTTCAAAAACTCCAAAAGCTGGAAGAGCAGAGGCGTAAAGGAAGGTTTGGAGAGCAAACTCGGGAATTTCAACGAGAGCTAGACATGTTGTACGAAACGAAGCATAACGAAGACAAGCTAGTCCGGTAAGTCAACTATTTACGAGAGATGAAAAAGGTTTTATTAGCATTATTCGTCTCTCTTTTTTTATGTTCTTGCTCACCCAGCATTTACTACTTTTCTCGAGAGACTGATTGTCCACAATGCGTTGTTGACAGTCTTTTGGGTCCAAATACTTCTAACTATTTGGAATGGACTAACTTTCAAACAATGGGACTCTATCGAGAGGATTCTACTCTTATTTCAACTTACGTTAATGTTCTTAGTAAAAAGCAAAGCGTTACCGTGGTTGAGTACGAGGTTAGTAAAAAATCAACAGTGTCTGAAAAACGTAGGAAGTAATAAATGTACAGTTTAGGTTGTGTACGAAGTCTTACTTTCGGTGTACCGTCGTATGCTCCAGCGGAGGGTACGATACCGGAAAAGTACGACATAAGGGACGAAATGAGATCTCCGATTGATCAAGGAAATAGAGGAATCTGTGTATCTGTCTGTGTTTCAGATATGCTCAGGTACAGGTACTTATTCAAAGGAGAAAAATACAAGCATCGAGATGATTTTTTCTACAACCACAGATCAGATAAGAGCGTTGATGGAATGTCACCTCGAAATGCATTTGAAATAGCTCGTTCGTATAGCTTTATTTCGTCTTATGCTACTTTAAAGAATCTTCTTGCAATGAGAGTAGCTATAGCTGCGAATGGGCCAATTTTGGTTGCTTTACCGGTTTATAACTACGAAGGTGACTTTTGGAGGAAAACCTCGGGGAATATAATAGGATACCATGCAGTAACGTTAGTTAGCTATGACGATATTGCTCAACAGTTCTACCTAAGGAATTCTTGGGGACCCGCATGGGAATTGGGAGGCTTTACAATCTTTCCTTACTCTGGCGTAGACAGTATAATTGAAGCTTGGACAGTGTTTAGTTAAGTTTTTGAAAGCTCATCATTTACTTTTATCTTTAGCTTAGAAGTTAAAAGAAAGAAATATGTCATATAATCAAAGGTATACAAACATTGGATGTACAGCAGCTCTTTTAATGTTTGTAATAGCTATAGCGATGTGGTGTGTTACAGCCCTGGTAGTAAGCTTGCCAGTCTTGTGGCTCTGGAATTGGCTTGTACCGAGCATTTTTGGACTTAGGGCTATTACTTGGATTGAAGCTCTTGGCTTTTCACTTTTATGTTCTTTCTTACTGAGAACAAACGTATCGGTAAACAATAACAAAAGTAACAACAACTAGTATATGGAATTTAGAGTACTTATTAGAGTAAACAAGGATCAGCCAGAAATTGCTGTAAAGGCTCTTGGCTACAAAGTAGTAGGTGACGTCAATGCTTTTTCAGAGGTTGATCTCGATTTCATCAGAAAGCAGGACTTCATTACAGCTGTGCCGATTGAGATAGCACTTACGCTGAAAGATAGGGTTGAAGCTCTTTATTCTCATCCAAATCTCAGATTTATTGTAACCGGTGTACCTGCTAGGAGAGTACCGAATCTCTACGATCTAGGATATACAGCTTTTGCACCTCTTACAGAAGGAGATCTCATCCGGATCGTTTCAGAGAACAGCAATGAAGAGAAACCTAAAGACTGTGAAAAGGAGGTTGTGCCCGAGGCAGACGAGAATGTGGGAGATGAAAACCTAATACCTAACAAGCCGGATGAGGACAATACAACTTCTATAGAGGAGAAGTACTACGTTAACGGTAGGGAAGTTGATAAGAAGCAATACAAGAACGCTGCTAAGGAGTTCGAAAACGACCTTAAGGAGCTTTCTAGTGAGTGTGAACACCTATTCGGGTTTTTTGATTTTTAACCGGACCTAAACAAAGATAACACTTAACTATGAACGAGGAAAAGGTTGACGTTTCTGTCAGCCTTTCCTTATTTATTTTAGTTATGAATGATACAAGAAATAAAGTACTGAAGATGGTAATGAGGTGCAAAAAGTACCGAAAACATAAACCTACTCCTGTACAGTTTCATGTTGTGCAGTTTGGAGGATTGGATGCACCTTTATTTCCGGAATCTGAAATAAAAGAAAAGAGATTTAGTTCTACAGATACTCTTGAATTACGAAACGTTCTTAGGTCTATGGAATAAAAGCTAATTATTTTTGATACGAGAATAATAACACATGCTATACACTTCAATGATTCTTCCTCTTCAGACAACCGCCGAGGGTCTCACATCAGAGCAAATTGGCAATGTTGTTGGACAGCTGTCTCAGTCTAGCATTGAGCTTGCTGAAGCCGCAGCTAACTTTGGTGCACTCAAAGTAATTTTTGGTATTTTTTTGGTTTTTGCTCTCATAATGGTACTGTTGTTTGTGTACCAGATGTTAGCAACGACTCGAAAGGTTTCTAAAATCTACGATACGACTAATAAAGTTACCAGAATTTTAGAAGAAACATCGAATAGAACTTTAGGACGATCTCAATCGTCAATTCTCATACGAAGAAGTTTTAATGAATTAGCTCAGTCTATTAAGTATACAATATTACGAACAAGACTAGAGAACCACTTAGATCAGAGAGAGTACGTTGTAAGCAAGGTAGAGAAACTAATCAATCACGAATATCAGGAACTTAATAGTTTCTTAATGAATTACGAATGTGATGATAGGTCTCTAGCTGTACACATAAACACAGAGGATTCTAAAATCATTTCTGAATTTATATTAGAGCAGGTATATTTAGACAGCTCTATCTTTACCATAGCTAGCATGGACCAAGCAGCAGACATACTTATAAAGGGTTTGCGGCTAGAAGCACTTAAAGGAATAGAATAGGATGAAAATTCAGGTCCGAGGATGTACATTTGATTCTGATACCGGTATTTGGTCTATTTGGATGAATAAACCTAAAGGACTAAATGTAGAGGATAAAAAACTCTACAACCGGTTTAATCAAGAGTGCTATCTAAAGAACATAAAAAATAAGAAAGGAGTTGAAATGTTAGTGCTGAAAGGTAAATTTGTAGGTACTCAACTCAATTCGTTCTTGATAGTAATGAGAGAGGACCTAACAACATACATAAATAAATTAAAGAAAACTGGAACTAAATAGTTTCAGCTTTTTCTTTTAGTTTTAGCTTATTGAATCAAAACATATAAAGCTGTGGGAAAGAAAAAGAAAGGAAAATTTAAGAGTAATAGTGTCGAAAGTTTTTCTGTAGATTTGGTCGTACCGTTTGTAGATCCTTCAGACACTCAATGGCAAAAAGACCGAGAAGAGTGGGCAGAAAAATGTAAAGATCCTTCTCTGAATGAAGTTAGTTTGGCAGCTAATCAGGACTTCAGGTTTAGGGATTGGGGAATTTTTCCATACGTTTTCAGAAGCATTCAAGAGAACATACCTTGGATCAGAAAGATATTTTTAATCGTAGCTTCAGATACTCAGGTACCGGCTTGGCTAAATAGGGACACAGTTGAAATCGTTAAACACTCTGACATTTTTGATGCAGATGAGCTTCCAGTCTTCTCTCCTACAATAATAGAAATGAAGTTAGGAAATATTAAAGGTCTTTCAGAGCACTTCATTTATGTGAACGACGATATGTTCTTTTTGAAGCCTTTGAAAAAGTCCGACTTCTTTACAGAGGGGGGGGGCCTACCAAAAATAGGGTTTGAAACATTCTCTGTGTTCGATGTAGAACACATTAACCCTTTCATTTACAATTACGGTTTTAGGCAAAAGTATTTATTCTCTGACGAATTTGATCTTAAAGGGGATAGGACTACGTACGGGATTTATCACGGACCTCAACCAGTACTTAAGAGCGTAGTTAACTACATACAAAGGAAGTATGCTAAGGAGATAAAAGAAAATTCTTTTAGGTTTAGAAAAGCTGTTGACGACTATAATATTTACATCTACCATATCTACAGTATCTTATCTAAAAAATACGAAAAGGGACAATCAATAACTCAATACAGTTCCATTGAAAGCTTAGCAGACGTCCCAAAGACTGTGGAAGGAGACATGCTATGTATAAACGACTACATACAGTCAGAGGAAGAAGCTGGTCCTATTATTCAGCTTTGTCAATCAAGACTTGAATCTCTATTTCCTAACAAATCCAAATACGAATTATGATGGTAAATAATTTCAAAAAAGTAGAACCGTATCTTACAGAAAGAGAAGGTTTCTATTACGTCATAGACATCGTATGTAGGCTAAAGGACACAAACCTTAGATTGCCTGAAGAAATCTATGGAGGTGTGAGGGTTAGAAGAGTAAAGTACTATCTTATTAAAAGTGTATCCGATCTAAAGAACATTGAACCCGAAATTAAGCTTCTTTGTAGAGCTTTAGGAGCAAGAGCGTACATAGGACTAGTACCTATAAACATGACGACGTTACTTCAGAAAATTGGGTGTCAAAGTTTGATGTTGTCTCTACAAGAGAACTGGGAGCAAAGGTTTATTGACATAGAAGGACTAGAACTTCTTAATTTCGGACTTTTTGATGTCGAGGAAGGAGAGACAGAGCATCCTAAATATTCTGGATCTGAAATCTTTTTTAATTCTCTAGATACCCAATGCAAGTACCTCACATTCGATATAGATCGCCCAGAACTATTAGACAATCTTACAAAAAATTTAGATATTTTAGGAATAGGAGTTTGTGAAGAGGTACCGTCTGTTTGGGGAAAAACTCTAATAGTAAAGTTACCAGAGGACTACACTGAATCAACTTTGAAGTTTGAACAGTGGTGGAATATCCGAACTTATTACAAACTAAAAGATGTGTATCCCGGGCCGCATAAGTGGGGACCAGTAAACCTTTATGTGCCGGGAAAAAGACTTATAAGTACTGCAGTGTAGTGAGAGAAGCTATAAATAATATTGAACAAGTAGCTAAATACTTGGAACCGGTAAAAGGCTGCAAGTACGCTGTGTTTACAGTATTGCGGCAAAAAGATTCAGGAATTCAATCTCAGTACAATCTGGACCGTGCATGCTTTCCGGAGGATGATAATGTTTTTGGATCTATAGTTACAGCAGTGAACATATCTCTACGCAACGTGTGGGTTAAGGACGGAGAAGAGCTCCTCAAATACTCTGATGAGTTCGTATCTATTTGTGAATTTACCCGTAGCAGGCTTTACATTGTAGTGGAGCCAATATCAATTGAAAAGGTAAATACAAACTTGCTCCAAAATATTTTACATTCGTTTTACAGTACGCCAGACAAGCTTTTACCAGAAGAAGTTCTACCTCGATATTTTTACTCTTTTTTCTCTTTACGTAAAAATGATATATGGATATCTGATGTAATTTGGAGAAAAAACGGATACACAACATTCGATGTAGACAACGTTGTAGGTAGGGGTATGCAAGATGCTCAAAGAAATCTTAGATATCTTGAAAATCTTGGATATAGTTACGTAGACAGGTTTACTACTCCAAACGGGTTTCATATTTTGATGAAATCCCCTGTACACGGTAAGTTTACAGTAGAAGAAGAAGCAAGATGGTATAATCGTTACATTATGCCTCCGTTTTCTACTTTAGGTAATTATCTTGGAATTCATACAGATGGCTGCATTCTAGCATATGCTCCTCAACTTTAATTTATATCTTTAGAGAAATAAAAAGAAAGATGGGACTAGAGAAAGCAATAGCTTCTGGAAAAGAGCATAGAAAAGAGTATAAAGGAGCAAAGAGAGTTTCTCGTAGCTGTAGAAACAACGGGGGAGGACATAAACACTCGGAGTGCCCTTACTGTCAATCAAATCGAGAACACAATAGTAGAGTTAAAGAAGAGAAAGCCAATTTTGATTTGTCAGAAAATATAGCTATTTAACAAAACATACATCAGCAGTTCTGTGACGTATTCCTGCTGACTAAAAATTAAAACATAAAGTCAATGAAAAAAATTCTTATTTTAGTGACAGCTCTTCTGCTGTCCATCGGTGCATCCGCACAAACAGATCTTCATTATCTTCCAGTTACATTTTCTACGAACGGAACAAGTACGGTTGGAAAGGTATTTACAGCTTTAACTCTCCCTACAGAAAATACCGTAACCTATGTGGAGGTTCTTAAAACTGTTCAGGATCCAGACTATTACATTCAATTCTTTCACGAACAGAAGTTTTGGGAAGCTCCAATTTACGTGCATGCTGAGTTCCGAGACCAGAGCTGGTCTGGGTATGGAGAGACAATGCTTATGGTTGGAGGAGCTTTTGACGTCTTTACAAAGAATGGAATGATTGCTTTTGAACCTCTTTTGAGAATAGATGGTGAAAAAAGAGATTGGGGTCATTTTCAGCCAATGTTTTCTGTCGTTACGGGACACGATTGGGGTAAATTTAATCTAAATTCATTTTCAGACTTCTGGTATGATTCAAACTACCTGAATAACGGATTTAATTGGTACTCTGAAGCTTGGGCTTATTTCAAAGTTTGGGAACACTTTCAATTAGGAGCTGTATTTTCTGCAAGCTATAACGAAAGCGTTAAGTTTTCTGCATCGGTAGCACCAGGATTAAAGATTATATTCTAATTGTAAAGGATATTTGAAATATGGGATTTTTGATGAGTAACGAGGCTTTGTTCCTTATCCAGCTTATTGTCTCTTTTGCAGGGGTAATATTTGCGTATAAATTTTTCGGAAAGACAGGACTTTTTGTATGGGCAGGACTAATAACTGTTTATGCTAATCTAGAAGTTAATTCTTTCTTGACAATGTTCGGTCTAGCTGTTAGTCTAGGAAATATTGGATTTTGTAGTCTAAGTTTTGCTCAAGACATTACGAATGAACAGTACGGTAAAGATGTAGCAAAAAAACTGGTAACGGTAGGACTATTTTCCTCTATTGCAATCCTGGTTGTAAGCCAGCTTAGTTGTTTCTTCAAATGCGATGGAGGTAACTATGAAGCATTTGAGAGTGTATTTGCAGCATTACTCCCGATACTGGTTTCTAGCTTAACATCATACTTCTGCTCTAATAGGTTAAATGTATTTTTGTATAATTGGATTAGACAAAGAACAGATAAAGACTGGATAAAAACTCAAGTTAGTTCTCAGACAGCACAGCTTTTTGATACAGTGTTCTTTACGTCTCTTTGTGTAGGTTGGGAAATTTTAGCAACAAAGACAGGAGCTGGATTTCTTCATACGTATTTTCCAACAGACTTTGGAACGTTTGTAGAACTTATTGTAACTTCATATATCATTAAAGCTATAATTGTTCTAGCTGAGATTCCAGGAATGTACTTTATGAGAAAAGTTGGAGCACCGAAAGAAGTTTAGTCTTTAAAGTTCAATAGAAATTTTTATCTTTAGCTTAGAAATAGAAAAGATATGAAAAACATACTTTCACTGCCAGATATTCCATTCTACAGAAGTACATGCCCGTTTTGCGGCTGTGAATTTGAATATACAGCAGACGAGGCAGATTACTTGGAGTATGACGGTTATGTAGTTGTTTGTCCACATTGCTTTAAGACTTTGCGTGTTGAGGATCCAAAACTACAAACACCGTGGAGACACGAACATCCGGAAAGGCCTGGTACATCAAATTTACCTGGGACAGTAAACATATGGAACAAAGAGTGCTAATAACGGGAACATCCCAGGGTATCGGTCTTGCTACAGCTAAAAGGTTTCTAGAAAGATCAGGTACTTTCGTTTTTGGCTTTGACAAACAACCTTGTCCGGAAGAGCTGGAGGGTCATAAGAGGTACACTCACTTTAATATTTCTGTAACAGATATTGAAGAGTTTGTTATTCTCGATAAACTAGATTATGTTATCTGTAATGCAGGTATTCAGACAGCCCCAGAAGCTGGTAATGTAATGATGACAAACTTTTGGGGAGTTGATAACATAATCAGAATGTATGCTCTTCAATCTTGCTGCAAAGGCATTGTCATTGTAGGTTCAGTCTCAGGCATAACAGGAGCAGAGTTTGATGAGTATGTAGCAAGTAAAGGAGCTCTTATACCGTACACAAAAGCTATAGCTAATAAAGTAGCTCAGTGGGGAGGAGTTTGCAACTGCATTGCACCTGGAGGAGTAATGACAGAACTCAATGAACCGGTAATGGACAATCCAAAGCTCTGGGATAGAATAATGAACCTGACACCTCTCAAACGTTGGGCAGAACCTTCAGAGATAGCAGATTGGATTTATTTTCTAGCTACTCAAAGGTTCTGTACAGGACAGACTATTATCGTTGATGGAGGAGAATCAATCAAATCTAACTTTGTTTGGCCTTCATTAGAGTTTTAAGGAGAACGTAGGATGCTTTAAGGGACCTTTAATTCAAATGTCTTCATAAAGAAAGATATAAATTAAAGGTCCTTTTCTTTTGCTCCTTCAAAAATAATAACTATCTTTAGCTTAGAAATTAAAAACAAATAAACAGCATATGCAATATTCTCTGGATGAGTACACCTTAATTCCCAAAAGGATATCTAAAATTAGTTCTAGAAGAGATGTTCAGGTTCTTGACGATAATGGGAAGCTTCCTGTGTTTGTAGCTCCTATGACTTGTATTTTAGACAGAAACAATTTTAGTACTTTCAATAAATCTCCTTTCATTCCGGTTTATCCGGTCTGGGCTGGTGAAAATCTTGCTTCAAGACAAGTAGTACCGGGTTGGGTAGCTGTTACTCTTAAGGAGTTTGAAGAGCAATTTGTACCTGATGAAGGGTGGTTGAGGGACCGTAAACCTCACAAAATCTTGATAGACTGTGCAAACGGTCATATGGAAAAGATTTATGATTTAGTTAGGAAAGCTAAAGCTCGCCCGGGCAACGCAGGGTTGGAAGTAATGGTAGGTAATATAGCTAACCCAGAGACATACAAAGATTGCTGCATGGCCGGAATAGACTATGTTAGAGTAGGTATTGGAGGAGGTTCTGGATGCACAACCTCTGTTCAGACAGGTTTTCATGCTGGGATGGGATGGCTTTTAACTGAAATAGAGTATTACAGAAGAGATATTAAGAATAACTGGAAGTTTCAAGAACCGATGACAATTACAAAGGTTGTTGCTGATGGGGGAATTAACACTATCTCAAAAGCTGTAAAAGCCCTAGCTCTGGGTGCTGACTATGTGATGATGGGTAAAATCTTTGCTCAATGTGAAGAAGCTTGTGCATTGAAAATTTCAGAGGAACAACCCTTCAGACAGTACTACGGACAGGCGTCAGAGCAGGGACAAATAGATAGGTTTGGAGAAGTGAGGAATAACCCGGAAGGTCTAGAAACTCTCGTACACATAGAACATACTTTGGATTCCCTTGCAACTAAGTTTAAGGATGTACTAGCCAGTGCGTGTTCGTACGCTGGAGCTTCAAACTTAAAAGAATTTATTGGACAGGTGAGGTGGGACGTTATTTCAAAATCAGAATTTAATTCGTTTAACAAATAGGACAAATGACAGGTTGGGAAAGACTAAAAGATGTACTCAATTCGTATCCGGAAGAGTCTCTTGTTACAAGACAGTCTCTACTTACGGACCTTTGTAATTTTTGGACTGAAAGTACTACAGATACCGTAAGGCGTCAGTTAGTCGTTTGCGGATTTCTTGCAGACACTAAATGTACAGGAGTTTACAAAGTAGTCGGTCACATTCCTTACGAACTCTCAATGAAAGGTCTTCGAAAAAGGTATGATGATATCATGCACCATTTTGGCTATGTAGATGAAATTCAATGGTACGAGAAAAGTTGGAGTAAATTCTGTAAAATGGAGGTATAAATGAAAGTAGCAAATAAGAAGGTTTGGCAAGATTTCTTGAACGAAAATCTTTGTAAGGAGCTTCGAAAGAACGGGATTGACTTTAAAGATGCTAAGTACGTTTGTATTAATAATCAAATACTCTTTAAGTCTGACGTAGAAAACGTAGAGGAGAGAGTAGAAAAAGGAGAAGGTTTTTATACCTATACCTTGCCAGAACTTTTGTATAAGCTGCCGGAGTGGATTGAAGACCCCAATCTTCATCTGAAAGGTTCATTTTTATCTTTCTGGAAAGATGCTCCGTTTTATTCTTTTTGTTATGAGTCCCCGAACGGATGTTCGGTATCTTCCCGAGTAGCAGAATACCCGATAGAAGCTGCTGCTTTTCTACTAATTGCGTGTATGGAACGAGGGATAGGGTGCATAGAGGATATAAGCGGTAAGGAATAGTATCAAAAATTAAAAGAAATATGGAAGAGATTAAAGCAACTGAAATAATGGAAGCGTACAACAAGAGGTATGCACCGGAAACAGTCACACTGGAAGAGGTGAAAGACTATTTGAATACCCACGCATTTTTTAATTTGCACCCAGATGTTGCAGCGGCAATTATGCACCAGACCCTAAAGAAGAATAAAGATGATTAGAGAAGTAAACAACTTTGAACAAATAAAGAATTTTATAAAGTTTGACACCGACGACCAATTTTACTTTGTTCAAATTCTCCAGAGAAAGAAAGACGGTCTAGCAGCAGACGGTTCTATTGTCTCCGGTACAAACAATAAATCAAGAGCAATTAAAAGTTACTGCGTTACGAGTCGTGAATATCTTGAACAGCACGAATTTGAAATTAAGCAGCTGTGTCGTCTCTTTAATGCAAGAGCTTATTTTTCTCCGGCAAGAAAGTCCTTTAAACAGGTTGCGTTGGCTAACCTTGTTAACTTGTCTAAACATATAGCGGATGAAAACTTTTCTCACGCTAAAACGGATTACTGGGGTGCTTGCGGACAGTCTGGAATAGAAAAGCTTTATCTTGTAGACATCGATGAAAATCACAATAATCTTACAGACCTATATAAAATTGAAGGGGATTTACAGCAAGTCGTACGTTCTGAAGTTCCGGGATTTGAAAGAATAGTTCTAACGATACCTACAGTCCACGGAAAGCACTTTATATGCAAACCGTTCGACGTAAATGCTTTCAAGCAGATGTGGCCGGACATCGACGTTCATAGAAACAACCCTACCCTGCTTTATAAAGCCGCTACTGAAGAATAAAATCGAATTTTTTATAAAAAAAATTTATTAGCTGGAATCCTATAAGATTTCAGCTTTTTCTATTATTTTTAGCTTAAAGATTAAGAGATGAAAGATTTTATTATTGGATTACACATATCGTTTGCTGTTATTGTAATAATAGCTCTGATAGGATTGTGTACAGGAATTATTCCAGAGTTTTGGGGAATGTTGATGTTAGTGGGAATAGTGCTGTACTGTATAAGTGGAGAAATAATGAGAGTAACTGAAGAAAATCAAAACAAAAAAAAATAAGTAATTATGGAAGAAAAATTAGATCTTTGTGAAATTCTAAAAAACTGTCCGATAGGAACGAGACTGTACAGTGTTATTCACGGAACAGTAGAGTTCGGAGGTATGGATAAGTTTAATGCTATCTGTCCTATCTGCATTAAGGTTGGACCTGGATTTAATATAACTATGTGGCTTACAAGAGACGGAAGGTATATGAACAAATATGAAGGTGGAGAGTGTATTCTTTTTCCATCAAAATACACACGTACTTGGTCTAATTGGGTAATTTTGTCAGAACTAGAACTCGAAGATAGGTACGATCCGAGTACTTTAGGTCCATTTGACAGAATTCTTGTACACAGTGGCATAGAAGGGGATAGGTGGAATTGTGCTCTTTTTAATCGAAAGAGAAGGTTTAGTCGAGAAATCTTTACGACAGACGGAAGAATGTTCACAAGAGTTATTCCTTACTGTGAAGGTACAAAATTCTTACTCGGAACGACTAAAGATGCTCCAAAGTTCTACAGATGGTGGGAAGTAGATAATATTAAGAAACAGTAAACAAACGAAGAATAGTTATGAGAACAGTAATACACTATATGCTGTGCAGCGGAGGCTTCATTAATATTCTTCGTAAGCTGGAGAAGGAAGTCATGGAAGATGGAAGCGAACACGGATACCTAACTACAATGATCGTAGATGCAGAGGTTCCGGCGTATGTGGTGTCACGGTACGATGATTACGATAAGATGATATCTCTATTTGTCAATAGTGATGACGGTCAGATAGACATTAGTAAGGATGAATGGGAGGAGTGGATGAATGAGTTCATTGAAATAATTAGGAAAACATTAAAGTAATCAAGAAAAGCTATTATCTTTAGAGCAGAAATTAAAAACAAAAGAATCATGGAACAATTTACAGTAGAAGAGTATTTGAAAAATCCGAACAGAGAAGTTGTAACAAGGACCGGTAAACCTGTACGAATCCTGTGTGTGTGGATGCAGAATTGGACTGGAACGATAGTCCAGTAGTAGCGTTGGTAGAGAAAAGAGTACTATGTTTTACTTCATCAGGAAATCTCTATAGCACCGATGAGTCTATATTTGACCTTTTCTTTAAGCCGGTAAAATATGTTCGTTACGCAAATGTTTACCTCTATAACAACGGCAAGGACAGGTACCTTGGAAAGTCTTATGGTTCCGAAGAGGAAGCGAAGAACGGTAAGGATACCAACAGGCGTTGTGTTGCTACGGTAAAAATAGAGTGGGAGGAGTAGTATATGGTATCGAAGACAGACAGAAACGAGGTTTGGGACAGAAACCGACGATACCTAGACGATTCGGAAACGGTAGAAGATTTGCAACCAATCTGTAAGAGGATTTGCAAACTATCAGATAGTCTCGTAGATCCGAAAACAGGAGAGTGGTGCAAGCGTCAAAATGAGTGTCCAGCATTCCAGCTTTGGTTGTCGAATGAAAGTTTAGAGTGGTCAATGGACAGCATATTATATTAGTTTTGGTATGAACGCAACAACACTAGACAAAGCATACGGGGCTTTACAAAGTCTTACAAAGGTTTTGAGCTTTGAAGAGTATCAAGCAATTAAGGACTGTTTAGACTACGCAGACGATGCATATGTAGCAGCTGCAGAGGAAGCAGCAACAGCTTTCATTTTGGGCAGCGACCAGTGTAGTTGTTGTGAATCGTACAGTAAAGAGTCTTGCTTAGATTGTATGTTTAATCCACACAATAGTAGTAAAAAAGATGAATAATAACTTTATTGAGGTAACAAGATACTCTGGAGATAAAATTTACGTAAATCTGTCTCTTATTAAGTTCCTTCATCCTTCACGAGAGATGAAAACAGGATGCATACTATACTATACAGATGGAACAGACATTTTGCTTCGGGAAAGCATGGAAGAAATTAAGAAAAAAATCTTAAATCAAGAGTGAAAGTAAGGATAAATCCGACAGTCGGAATTCGTCGATGGTACCACAAGCTGAACGAGCACATCGTTAGAGCAGTTTCTGGTATTAATCACAAACACGATTTTCATCTTGTAGATACTCATCGAATGTTTATAGAAGATTCTAGTCACGACATAGTTTATCGGAAGCGTTTTGATTTGTACCGATGTAAAAAATGCGAGGCTATAAGAACCGGGGAAACGGTTGAAAAAGATTAATTTTTAGAAAGCAAGAAAAGCTATTATCTTTAGCTTAGAAATTAAAAACAAAAGAATTATGGAAAAAGTTGTAAAATCTAATTGGGTACATCTGGGAGTTTATATGCTTATAAATGAAGCTCCTATCAAAGCTTTCAAGTTCAGAACAAAGACTACACATCCACTACTGTACTTAGCTTCCATTGATACTAGAAAAGGGTTTACGTACCGAACGCCCGGTAAAGAAGAAACAGTGCCTGTTCACGAGGCTGTTACCTTGAACCTACTTAATCCCAAGCAGTTCGTAAATACAGGATTGTCACCAGAACCGTCAATATCGTCCTATAGGGTCAGGGAATCTCGACAAGCGGACATAGAATCGGGAAAAAATATGGTTGGATATGTCTACCTGGACGATATGAAATTTCTCGGCACTGCAGATAATCTTCCTATTTCAGAGAACCCTTACAGCAGATTACTGTCTCCTGCAGTTCGGAGAACTACTTTCAGAATATGGGAAAAGTATGCAATCGAGACTGGACAGTTTGTGCTGAAAGAAAACCCGGAATTTAAGAAATCGCCTCTCAAAGCAAAAGATTTCTTTGGAAACGAACTAAAAATTGGGGACACCATTGTATACAAAGTGTCCTACGTCCAGAAATTCTTGATAGGGAAAATAACGAACATAACAGACAAAAACGTAGTTATAGGCAGAAAAATCTCAACCCCTCCTAACTGTACTATAAAATGTCCAGAAGGGAGTCTTCATAAATCATAATTACTTTTTTTTCAAGGGGACTCGAAAGAGTCCTCATCTTTTTTGCATATCTTTAGCTTGTAGAAAATAAAATAACTATGCTTGATTTATTTGGGATAAAGAAACGAAAACTAGCAAAATTCAAAAAGCTGGAAAGTCATAGAAACCTTTTAATTAAAGTAAGGAAGAATGTCATAATACCCTATCTGGACGAGAAAAAATTTTTATATAGAACAAAATGTAAAGAACTACAGAGAGCGGAGGAAGAGCGAGTAGGCCTCTGTAACTCTTCTTGTCCGAATTGTGGAGGCTCTAACGTGATTAACAAATTCGTTCTAGGCAAGGGAAACCTCTTTGGACAAATCAGAACTTCTCCTATGCTTAAAGTCGGGGGAACTATAAAAGGTTCTTACGATACGCTACCAGTCAACGAGTGTGCAGATTGCGGCAATCAGTGGGAAAAAGCTACAGTTTCGTATAACTGTAAAGAAGAGTATCCATATGACCCGTATCCTTATTCTAAAATGTGGTACATTGTTCGAAGACTCTTAGATTTTGTAGAAACAGAAAAGACATTGAATATTTTTGACATTTACAAAATCCATTTCAGGGATACTCCAAGAGAAGTTATGGAGTATTTAATATACCAAACCATTAAAAACACTTATTTGTCCACTACAGCACAAAGATGCTTAACGTCTCTGAGCGCAAAGTACGACACAAATATACATTCAGAGTACTATAATGATAATGAGTTTCTTTGGACACTAAAAGACTCTCTTTGGGAGCATTTCAAAAATACAGTAAATGAAAAAACGTCAAATGAAAAGAAAAAGGACAGCGAAACTAACTGAGTTTGGATATATTAAAGGTTCGAAAGAAGAGGAAGAAACTAAAAGCTTTAAGAAACTCCCAAAAGAGGAACAATACAAAGCGTACTTCGATTTTTTGGACGGTCTCAAAAACAAAATAAATAAATAAAATTAGCTGGAGTCTAGTTAGATTTCAGCTTTTTCTATTATCTTTAGCTTAGAGATTAAAAGATAGGAGTAATTATGTTAAAACAATTTACAACACTCTACAATAAAGACCAGAACAACAACATACGGTACTGGTACATGGAGCAGGACGAGAACAAATATAGGAGTAGGTCTGGAATTGTAGGACGAGTCAATACGTCTGAAGTAATCTCAGATTGGACAGTAGTTTCTGAAGGTACCAATATTGGAAAAATAAATGAACGAAACCCCGCTCAGCAGACCCTTTTCATCATCAATAGGATGTACACAGTCCGAAAAGAACAGGGCTTTGCTGAAAAGGTAGAAGATGCTGGAAAGAAATTTTTTCAACCGATGCTAGCTAGTAAGTGGGATGTAGTTAAGTCTAAAGTTACGTATCCTGTCTATGTACAATCTAAGTTGGACGGAATCCGTCTAATTTGTGATATTGATGGAATGCATTCAAGGCACGGAAAAGATGTCATATCCGCTCCTCATATTCGAAAAGCTCTTGATAGGGTCTTTGAGGAAAATCCGGAACTGATACTAGACGGGGAGCTATATTGTCACGACTTGAATGAAGACTTTAATAGAATTATTAGTCTAGTTAGGAAATCAAAACCCACTCCAGAGGACTTAGCCGAAAGTGAGAGAACAATACGGTACTGGGTATACGATATTCCGAGCGTTCTAGGTACAAACAAAGAACGAGACCAGGCTAGAAAAAGGTTCTTTGAAAAGTACATTTACGGTACGGAGCTTGAAAAATACTTCGTCTATGTTCCTTCAATCGTAGCTAACTCCGAAGAGGAAGTAAACATTCTCCTAGAACTTAATCTTGAACAAGGATTTGAGGGAGCTATAGTCCGAATACCTTCAGGAGAGTATGAAAACAAGCGTAGTAAGAACCTCTTAAAGTATAAGAAGTTTCTAGACGAAGAGTTTCTTATAGAAGACTTTGAGGAAGGTAAAGGAAATCTTTCCGGAAAAGTAGGAAGAGTTGTATGCAGAACGAAAGAAGGTAAAAGGTTTTCGGCCGGAATGAAGTTCTCTCACGACGATGCTAGAGAATTGTGGAACCGTAAGGAGGATTATATCGGAAAGAAACACTGTACAGTAAAGTATTTTCAGCTTACTCCGGACGGTCTTCCTAGATTTCCGAAATGTATAGCTATTAGGGACTATGAATAAAATTTCATAAAGCTCATAAAAAGCTATTATCTTTAGCTTAGAAATTAGAAATTAAAGAGAAATTAAAAATGAGAGAGTTTCCAATACAAAAGTTTTGGTATGGAAAAGGAGCAGCGTGCAAGGACATAGAAGAACTAATAGAGAAAAACGTTACTTGGTTCGTTTGGGCAGTTGAGAATTTTCAGGATGTAACACCGAAACAAGCTCAACACTTCAAAGAGGTCTGGAAGATGGACCTACCAAAACAAGTAGTTACTTCCCAAAAACTTTTAGACGAAATTAATGAAGGTCTTCCATATGAACACAAAAAGAAGGATACCGAAGACGTTTATAAGGAGCTTTGCCGTAAATACGCTGACGCTACAGGACAGAAATGGAATGAGTGGTTGTCAGAGGGTTGCGGAGAAGCAAAAATATAAATAAAAATTAGCTGGAATTTTTATAATCTTCAGCTTTTCCTATTATTTTTAGCTTAGAAATTAAAAAAACAAAAGAATTATGAAAATTTACGTAGCAACAGTCTTGATTGAATCAAATCAAGGGAACTCAGCTTACTCAAAGGTTGTAAGCACAAACTCCGAAAATGATAAGGACCTGTTCAGAAGTTGGATAGAAGTAGAGATGGAATCTATTCTTGCTGAATGGAACGAGTTTAACTATCCTGAAAAGAGCTCGATTATAAGCGCTGATGATGACAGATACGACGGTATGTTGGGAGAGTATGTAGATGAACAGCGTCCGTTGCACATAACAATTGACATTGAACCAAAACGCATATGCATATGAAAAAGTATGTCGTTAAAGGTGTTGATGGAGTTAAGTACGAAATCGAAATAGGAGGAGAATACTTCTACCACGGAAACGATGTAGAGGTTGTAGCTGTTGACAGCATCGTAGTATTTAACTACCTAACAGGAGAGTGTACCGGAGAAGAAGATTGCTGTAGCGTAGATGAATTCGTTTACCAAAATCCGGAATGTGAAATTAGTGAGGAGGACTAAATATGCAGAACATAAAAACAATACAATACTATACGAACGCGTTTCCAAATCAGGTTCAGGAAATGATAGACGACATTATGGACAATTTCGATTTTGAAAAAGTTCACGATGTAATGGAACACTTAGGGTGGAGCTGGGTAGTTCCGGGAAGCAACCCTGAAGTACCGGACATCGGCACCATTAGGCGTGTAGCTAGAAAGTGTCTCAGAGACGTTACTTTCAATCTTTCAAACTCAATAGGGGCTAAGGGTGTACAGAACTGTGAAGTAGATTTTGGTGGATTAGTAACTGTCTGTGAAGTGTGTAACATTCCGGACGAAGATGACCAAAAGAAAAACTACGTAGACGATGCAGCTAATCAGCTCTATATAAATCTTTCGTTTAAATTGACAGACTGGACTGGATGGTGTATTGAAAGCTAAATTAAATTTTTAAGCAGCAAGAAAAGCTATTATCTTTAGCTTAGAATTAAAACAAAAGAATTATGGAACAGAGAACAACACACGACGTTAATGAACTTAATCGCGGACTTCTTCTAAAGGACGTCAAAACGATTATTACATTCAGAACACAGCAGTTACTTGATTTGTGGGTAAATGAAATGTCTGGACAGATTTCAGACGGAATGTGGGAAAATTCTAGGAACACAGAATGGATTTGGAATAATGTTCTAGTCCGACTTGGGGATAAAACAGAGGTTACGGTTCGGCCTACGTTCGGTGGCGCAAGACGTACACATTATCCACTTACTGCAGAGCTTTGGAATGTTGTCGGAGATAGAATTTTGGCTGAAAACGGATTCGCCAGCAAAAAGGAAGCTTATGCAGCGTGGAGAGAAATAGCCGAAGCTATCAGGAATTTTAAGACATTCTCCGACGAAGACGCAAAGATGGTCGTGGACTCAGAAAAAGAGATAGAGAGACAAAAAAAGATACTTAGAGTAGAACTATTCAGAGAAGGAGCAGAGGTTTTGGGTGTAGATAGTTACGGAAACTTAAATTCTCTTTCAATCTATGACGAGAATAAAAAGTGGGTAGGCAGTATTTATTGCTATACGTACGTTTCAGGTAATCTAAGTGCTTGCTGGAAAATTCAGCTACTAGATAAGCTCAACTTTATTGCAGGTTTAGGACACTTGGCTGAAGCTCTCGAATTTGCTAAAGATGCGGCACTTAAAATGCGGAAGTTTGGTGAAGTGAGGAGAGTTGGTTGTTGATTTGTTTTCATAATTTTTTTGGTTTTTGGGGGAAAGGGCCGCAGTGATGTGTCCCTTTTCTTTTTCTGTTTTCTCAAAGCTAAACTCCTAGATAAGACTAAAAGCGTACATCAAGGAGAGTATAGATTCCCTTAAGGGAGACAAAAAGGAAGATTATTTTAATATAATATATTACTTAGCTCTTTAACTTAGGGATACCTAAGGGATTTAATTCACAAAATTTCTTAAGTTTTTCTATTTGAAAATCATAAAAAGCTATTATCTTTAGAGCAGAAATTAAAAACAAAAGAATTATGTTTGTAGAACTTATTGACAGACTCAGAACCACAGAAGGTGTAGAGAAAATGGTACCCGTTGATAACGGAGCTATAGCAGTCTACGTAGAAACTCAAGACGGTGTACCAGCCGTACTTGCAGAAATTGCGTCAACAATGCTTGAGTACGGATACGATGAAGACTTTCAGATTACTACAAATAAAAAGGATTTGGTAGTATACATCGACCTGCTAGAAAACGACTACGAGGAAGAGTATGATGAAGAAACCGATGAAGAGGAGTAGGCTATGACAGTACAAGAAATCGTTGATAAGGTAAATTCCGGAAAGTATCCAAGCCTTTGGAATGTAATGGATGACCTCAACCTTAATTATGTCGGTCCGTACACTGTATACAAAAACGGAACTATCCAGACCTTTACAGAGAATCATCGATGGTACAGTGTTGAGGGAGATATCTATGCAGCAGAGGACGGACTTGTAGCTATTATAGGAGTGGAAAAACTATATTCAGAAAAAATGTCGTACAAAGATTGTGAATTCTACTGCAAAGCTTTTGAGGTATTTCGGACCGAAGTACTCTCGTACGTTTATATGAAGAAAAGTTTTTAGAAAGCAAGAAAAGCTATTATCTTTAGCTTAGAATTAAAACAAAAGAATTATGGAAAGATTTAGTCTAGAAAAGTATTTGAAGAATCCAAACAGAGAGGTTGTCTACGGAGAAGGTAAAACTCCAGCTAGAATACTTTGTACGGACCTTAAAGGTAGAACTCATCCGATCGTAGTAGCTGTCACGAACATTAAGGGAGATGAGGAATTTACATACACCTGTTCAGAGAACGGCGAATGGAACGGCAGTCCTGTTCTGTTCTTCAAACCAGAAAAACGCTATGTTAACTTTTGGAGGTTTGGCAAAGACGGAGAGTGGCAAGTAGAAAGAGGAACATACGGGACTGCAGACGAAGCCAATGAAGCTGTTCAGGAAAAGTTTGATAGACTTGCAAAAAGTTACTTAGACTGGGATTCGGTTTCGGTAAAGACGGTACCGGTTGAAATTTCTGAAGATTAACGGAATCGTCCGAAAGAAGTCTAGAAAATGGGGAGAGTGTTTCGAAAATATTCGGAAGCACTGTTCCTGTTAAATCAAAAAATGGGTATGGTTTTCTGCAAAAAATGGGTAGGTTTTATTTATATGAAAACTACATATGGAACAGACAGTACGACCTATTCGGAGAGCTCCTTCTCTCGTACTAGAAGACATAGCTATGGTACGTAGAAGATTAGAGGAAGCTACATCGGAACGAAATAGACACAACCTCGAAATATGGTTAAAGTCTCTTGAAAAGGAACTATTTACAGCTAATAAATATCGATATGGAAAGAAATGAACCGACTAAATTGACCCTAAAACACTACAATGAGATGTCTTGGGAAGGTCCTTGGGATGCAAACCTAGGCGATTTGATGACTGCGTTTGTAGGGTGTCTGAGAGGTGTAGGATTTGGTGAATGGGTAGTAAGGTCTATCCGAGACTGGTGTAATGAACAGCTACCGGAAGAGGACGTAGAAGAGTAATATCTAAGTCGTCACTAAAGAGTTACTAGAGGTTGAGAACTAAAATTTCTCAGCCTTTTTCTATATCTAACTTACAAGGGTAATAGAAGAAGAGTAATAAGAGCTTTATAGGAGAACTTGAGTATCCCTTAAAAGTAAAAGCTAAGTAATATAATCATATATGAAAGAAAATAACTAAGGAGAATCAAAGTTCTCCTAAAGATAGAATATAAAAGAAAACTAAAATAATTTCTATTATGTTCAAAGATTTATACTATCTTTAGGTATGGAAAAAAAGAAGAAGAAAAAGAAAGTAGATGAGGTACCGGTAGAGGTTTTTGAACTTCATCAATTGTGGGAAATCATATACAGGGAGGATAGGTATAGGACAGGACAATACTTAGCTATTCGTATGGAACATAAAGGGTTTCCTAAAATTGAAAAGGTCTTGGAACAAATAAAATTAGCATCGGGACATACGTTCCCTGACTTAGTAAAAATTGAATTGGTTCAAGAGGGTTGGAAAAGTCTCACCAAGGAGAAAGTAGTGTAGAGAGGAAGGTATAATAATTCAGAGATGAAAGATAAAAGAAATAATAATAGAAAATATGACAGTATATTCTCAGTCCCCTTTATGTGGGAAAAGTAAATATATTTAGATGTATTAAAGAGAAAGAAGTAGAACTAGAGTGAAAAGAACTATTAGAAATTACAATAGAAAAAGAATGCAAAGGAAAGAATAATAAGGAGAAATAAAAGAGATAAGAGGTAAAGTGGAGAAGAAGGAGAAAATAAGGAAATAAGGTGTAAAAGAAGTGTGTATTTAATATAATGGAAGGAGAGGATAGAAAAAGGAACCGGGTATTATCTTGAGAATCTATAACTTATCAGGAATTTTTCTTTATAATCCCCGACACCCTCTCAATGAGTTACCCGAATCCTTTTAACGGAATCCTGCATAAGACAGTTACAAAAAGTTACAGTATCTTTTAGGTTTCCTCAACCTCAGCCTATTTATAGTTGTACTGAGGAGTTCCTCTAAGGTTGAAAAGACATATAAGAGAAACTAGGAGAGTAAATAAACCTTACGAATCCAAGAAGTCTCAGGAATAAAGGGAACACGGTTGTCTAGATGGCATTTACGAAACCACCCCGAGGGGTTAAAAGGAGTAGACGAAATCACTTACATTCAGGAGACATTATTAGATTAAGGGTTAAGTTAAATCCCAGGATTATCTTAGTTGGAAAGAATATAATAGAGTTTCAGTTATTGGTTATCCGAGAAAAAGGATATTAACTAACAGGCTCGGCCGTATGGGAGTCCGGAGTTAGACAGCTGAAAACGTTTATGTTTTAGTTAGTTACAGTTCTACCTCTTAGGTGCAGACTATGTGAAAGTCTCAGACCTAGCTACCGAGGTAGGAATCCCTATGTAATAACCTTTAGTGGGTCTTAATCTTTCAGCATTTATTATTATCTTTAGGTATGGAAAGAAAGAGAGATATAACATTTCCCGGATATCGAGGAAACCCCACTAACAAAGGAAAGGACATACCTCCTTTCATACTGTCCCCTTACAAAGAGATAGATGTTAGAAAATACAAACCAGTCTCGTAAAGGTCCTTTATCGGTTTTTAAAGCAGGGAAGTATGTAGGCAATCGCATAGAGGATATCATAAAGAAAGACCCGTACTACTTTATATGGGCTGTAAAGGAGTGGTTAAATGTATCCCCAGAGCAGGCGTCCCTCTTTGAAGAGGTAACGAATGGAGGAATTATACCAGAAAAGTACATTGTAAGTCCTACTAGAAAAGAGGAACCTTTAGTAGACATTCCTTATTTATCTTGGGGACCAGAAGGGGTATGTGAGGTAAAGAATCCAGTGTACTATATTCCTAATTACGATTTTGACCCTGACCTGGCTCCTGATTTTTGGAAAGAATTCAAGAAAGCTTTAACACCGGAAATGGGTGAAGCTGAGAGAGGAAACCTTTTTAGAAGACTCCAGGACGAATACAACAAGAAATGCTTAGCTCTCTACTTAGATGAAAAGTAAAGATTACGTTAAGGTTGTTTGGAATAAAAGAAACATATGTCCTTCTCTTACTACGTTTCTAGAAAAAGTTTCTAATAGTAAGATAGAAAAGCTCAGACTAGAAGCACAGCAAGGAAACGCTTACAGATGGGCCTTAGAAGGTATTAAGGATGTAAGCTGGACGTCCTGGGCTAGTAGAGAAGCTAACACCCTCTTTAAAGCTCTCAGGTGGCCTCTTTATGAAGCTTTTGGCGATGATCTCATAGCTGTGGCTTCAGAAAACGGTACCCTTAATATCTTACTAAAAGGAGAGGAGTCCCTCTTCCGTAAAGTAAAAATTAATAAAAAGGTTCAATTAAACCGTATTGTAGGTAAGCCTCCTGTTCCATACTATATCCTTGTTTCTTACCCTAAAGATAAGACAAAAGCGTGAAAGACCTGCTAAAAAGCAGGTTATTTTTTTATGTTTTGGTTTTAAAGACTCACAAAAGACAGCTATCTTTAGGTTAGGAATTAACAGATATAGAAACAGAGAGGAAATAAAAGTCCAAAATTAAAATAGAAAGCCTTTTATCACTCACAAAAACATCTTATCTTTAGCTTAGAAATTAAAAACAAATAATAATTAAAACCAAAGAATTATGACGTATAACAAAATTGACAAGAAGACGGCCAAGGGTCTGAATCTCAAGCAGACAGTTCTCATCGAGACTATTACTGAGAACGAGAAGACAATCACTAATATCTACCTTAATAACTCCAGAAAGAGAAGTGAGGCCTTCTACGAGATGTTCAAGGACGAGGAGAAAGAATTTAAGTTCTCAAAGAAGAAAGATCCGGTACAGAAGAGCTACCGACTCCTAAAATTTCAGAAAGCTCTCGACGAAGTCGGGAATAAGGGGGCTAAGGAAGGGGTAAGCTTCTATCAGAGCGAAACCTACAAAGAAAACCCAGTAAAGGAGACTCCAAAGGAAGAGGCTGAGACACTTGTAGTAGAGAAGATCGAAGAGTAGGAAAAAAAAATGAATAAAGAGCTCTAAAAATGTAGGGCTCTTTTTCTATTTTTCTTTTTAAGACTCACAAAAAGCTATTATCTTTAGGTCAGAAATTAAAAATAAAAATTATGCAAAAGACCTACAAAATACTTTACAGTCACCAAGATAGGTGTCACAAATATGAGGGAACAATAGAACATCTCGTAGAGCACGTATTTGGATATACATTAGAATGTGGGCATAGTTGGAATAGTAAAATTCCTCTTAAACCAAAAACAGCCAAATCCTTGGTAAAAGCTCTCAACGACAGTGCAGAGGTATGTAGGCATTATTCTGATTATTATAAACTAGGGTAAGCATATATGGAAAATAGTGTAATGGTAACGTTTAATAGCCAGAGCTTGGCTACGCAGTTTCTCAACGAAAATGAGATAAGGAGGAGGTGTCCCCTAGCGTATGTGGACTCTCCTACAAACGAAAAGGTGAGTGACAAGTACGTTTTAGCTAATACAGCTACAGTAATCTCTGATATGGAGAGACTTGGTTGGGAGGTTGTAGAAGCAAAGCAGAGGAAAACTCATAAAGACTCATCAGGAAGGTTTAGCTTCCATATGGTAGTTTTTCAGAATCCTCAACTCAAGATAACGAAAACTACGGAGGAAGGAGAAGTCATAGATTGTTATCCTAGACTCATACTTACCAACTCTCACGACGGACTTAATTGCTTCAAGTTTATGGTTGGTCTCTTCAGACTGGTCTGCAGTAACGGACTTATTATAGCGACCGATGAGTTTATGGACCTGAAAATAAGGCACATATACTACAACTTCGATGAGCTCAGAAACATTCTGGAAGAAGCAATCCAGCAAGTAGCTTTTAAGGTTGAAAGGATGACTCTTGCAGCAGGAAAGATACTTACTGTAGAGGAGAGATATGAACTCGCAACCAGAGCTATAGCTATTAGGAAGGGCTGTGAGGAAAATGAGGTCCACCTTTCTCAGGAAACCCTAGATGAAATCTTGACACCGTTGAGGAAAGAAGATGAAGGAAACAGCTTATGGAAGACTTTCAACGTTATCCAGGAAAAGACTATTAAAGGAGGGTTCTCAATGGAAAACGCTAAAGGGAAGGTACAGAAGGTTAGAAAAATCACCTCTTTTGTAAAAGATCTGGACATAAATACACAGCTCTGGAGAGCAATGGAAGAATTTCTTGTAGAGTAACAATGAATACTCACAAATTCTATTTATCTTTAGGTCAGAAATTAAAAATAAAAGATATAGATAAATGGATAAGCGAGCTATAATTTATGCCTTGAAGGAGTGCAACTTAACAGCTAAAGATATTTCTTCTATTGAGGACGGAGATACTAAAGCTAAAATTTATCTTCAGAGAGGAAAAGGATGTATTTACGTAGAGCAGATTACAACAGTTTTCAGAAGAAAGAAACAGCCAGATGGACGAATGAGCATGTATATAACACATCCAGACAACCTATACAAATATAGGTACAATGCAGGAAAATGGGCCTCATTTGAACTCTGAATCTCTTAAATCATCATACACTTATGAAGGTTGTATATTCTAAGATTATCCCGTTCAAGGGTTACCTAGCAATAAACCTGTTCGGGGTAATCTTTGTCAGAGCAGAAAGAAGAGAAGCTATTGAGAAGCATCCAGGATGGTTCACCCGCACTTGGACCCATGAATCTATTCATACAGAGCAGATGAAGGAGACCTTCTACATCGGTTTCTACATTCTTTATCTCTTATTCTGGATTTTTAGGCTTCTTACTCCTCCAATGAATACTGCTTACAAAGATATCTCATTCGAGCAAGAAGCATATCTTAATGAGGACAACCCCGACTACATCAAGACAAGAAAGCCGTACGCTTGGATGCAATATCAGTTAAAAAGCTACAGAAAAAGCTTAGAAGATCAGAAAAAATAGCTATCTTTAGCTTAGAAAGAAAGATGAACAAGAAAGAGATAGAAAGACTAAAGAACACAGGCTATAGAGAAAGAGAAGGTCTAGATAGAAGAGACTACAATAGAGCTATATTAGACAAGCTTAAAAGGATAGTAGAAGAGTACCCTGACCAGAGGTTTGGGCAAATTATAGCTAACTATGTACTCCCTAATTATAGAAACAAAGACATCTTCTTTGAAGAGTCTAAAGAAACATACAAAACAGTTAAAACGTTATGTGGCTAGAAGAAAAAGAAGAATACTGGAAGAAGAGGAAAGAAAGAACATCCTTTAATGTCCCTTCTTTAGGTGAAGAGATATATACGTCAACAGGAATGGTCTTGGTACCAGAAACAGGACCTAAGATGCCTGAAGAGCTTCAAGTAAAGATGATAAACACCCTTAGGTGGTTTTTTAGCTCAGGTGTACGCATAGAAGTCTTTACTGAGAATGAATCAGTGAGATTTAGAGTGCTATCAGGTTATAATCCAAAATTGATTGCAATCTTTTCAGACGTCTCTAACATAGAAAAGGACCTATCAGAACTAAGGAAGAGAATAAATGACGAAGACAGTAAATTCAAGAAATGTAAACTCTTCTTTCTCAAATATGATTGTGAACCAGAAATGAACTCGTTCAACATAGTGTTCAACGCTAATTGGAGAAAGTATGAAAACTACGAGATTCTTTTCAGGTCTAAAACTCAGCTAAGAAGAGCTAGAGAATATTAAAATAACAACAACACTATTTATCTTTAGCTTATGACAGATATAAAATCAGCTAAAGAAGTAGCTATCCAGAACGGATGCACTTACGAAGAGCTATATTATGCCGCAGCTTACGGAACATTAAAAGGTAAGCTAGAGGGTATCATCGATTATGGTAAGAGCTATGAGACAGCTGAAGAACTCTACAATTTCATCCTAAAAACTTGCAAGGATGTTATCAAGTAGTGTAAGTCCATAATTTTTAATTGTTAATGATGGGGAAAGGAGTCCGCCGCGATGGTGTGCTCCTTTTTTTTTGTTTAACTTTTAGTATTAAAACTCACAAAAATATGCTATCTTTAGCTTAGAAATTAAAAATAAAAGAACACATGGGTATTAAAAAGACAGTAATCCCCCTAATAGGAGCACTTACATTGGGATTAATTTCAGTCTATGAATTAGGGGAACGTCAAGGCAAAGTGTCCCAGCAAAGGCTATATCAGGACGAACTAGCAATACAGCAAGAAATCATCGTAGAGCTACAGAAGTGGCAGAAAGATAGTCTGGATGAATGGATGATGTTAGAGATGGCTATAATGATGACAGAAAGTAGATACAATCCAAACGCTGTAGGAAAAAGTAAAGACCAGGGCGTGTTTCAGCAGACTCCGATTTACGTTAAGGAGGTTAATAGGATACTAGAAAAGGTAGGTGTTTCTCAAAGATACACTCACGAAGATTCTTTCAACATAAAGAAGTCTATCGAGATGTTTAACATAATCCAGAACTACTACAATCCCCAGCACTCCCCTTCAGTAGCTATACAAAAGCAGAATCCCGGAGGAGAATCTATAGGATATTCAAAGAAGGTATACGAGAATCTCATCTTTATTGAGAGAATGGAGACAGCTAGAAGAGAATTGATAAATTACCACAAAGAGAGACATTAAGGAGAAGCTAGGTATCCTTTAGGAAGATTAAAGTAAATATGCTCTTAATATAATTTATTATAAGAGAGATCTAATTAAAGAATACCTGAGGAAAGATGATGAAAAAGACTTTAGTGATTCATCCAAAAGACCCGACAACGGACGTACTTTGTGAGATATATAGGGACAGGGCTTGGACTATCATCCGAGACCCCGAAACCTCTATGAATGAAATAAAGAGACAGATACGTCTTCACGACAGAATCATAATGTTGGGTCACGGAACACCTCAAGGTCTTTTAGCTAGTCATCAGGAAGGAGAGAAGTATACTCAATTCTACAGATTCATCATCAATAGTGATTTGGAATATGAACTGAGAAATAAAGAAACACTCTCTATTTGGTGTAATTCAGATGCTTTCTTTCGTAAGCTAGGCTTGAAAGGCCTTCACACCGGGATGATTATCAGTGAGGTTCAAGAAGAAATGTATGTGTTAGGTAAAGAGATATTAACGAAAGAAGAGATGTATGAGAATATGAAAAGATTTAGTGAAGCTTTTAGAAAGAATATTGATGAGGAAGATGTAGAAGAAATGAAAAGAAAAATATTGGAGGAATATACAGGAAAGGATGAGGTGACAAAACACAATAGGGAAAAAATAATTATTATTTAATCTATTAAAAGTCTCAATAAATTAAAGCGTTGAACTTTTATTTTATAAACCACAAAAACACCTTATCTTTAGGTTAGAAATTAAAAACAAAACAATTATGGCACCAATAGACATCATTACTGATCTTTTGAATCAACAAGCTGAAATTTCTCTACAGAATATGGAGAATGTTACCTACAATTCAGATGCATACCACTATTATAGAGGAGAGGTAGGAGCTCTCAGAGAAGCAATAGACAATCTTAGAAATTTGGAAAAGCTTTTTAGATAGACTCACGAAAGTCTATTATCTTTAGAGCAGAAGAAAAAAGATAAACAAATCGAATAAAAAATAAAAGAAAAAAGATTTAGAACATTCACAAAATTCGATTATCTTTAGGTTAGAAATTAAAAACAAAAGCATATTAACAATTAAAAACCAAAAACATTATGGCACAGTACAACAACATCAGTAAGAAGGACGCAAAGGCTCTCAACAACAAGCAGACAGTTCTTATCGAGACTATCGAGTATCAGAAAGAGCTGAAAGACGGCACCAAGAAAACGGTAAAAGAGGTAAATGTATATCTCAACAATTCAAAGAGAAGGAGTGAAGCTTACTACGGAATGTTCAAAGACGAAGACAAGAACTTTGCATTCTCAAAGAAGAAGGACCTAGTCCAGAAAAGCTACAGACTTCTGAAATTCTTTAGAGCTCTCGAAGAAATCGGAGAAGCAGGAGCAAAGGAAGGAGTAAAGTTCTTTAAGAGTGAGAATTACGTAGAAGATGTAGTAGTAGAGGAGAAGAAGGAAGAAACTCTTGAGACGCCAGCTGAAGAGGTGGAGGTTGAGATACCTAAACAAACAGAAGAGAAAATAGAGGCATAAAAAGAATAAAAAAGAAGAAGCTGGCCACGAAAAGGTCAGCTTTTCTTATTATTTTTAGCTTAGAAGAAAAGAAATAAAACAATAACAGAACACATTATTAACAAAAGTCGTCACCAAGGTTATGAAAAAGCAAACAAAAAGATCAAGACCATTCTTCAGCACAACACAAGAAAAAGTAGCAGCTATTATCTGGGTAAGTTGGATAGGTCTTCTCACAATACTTCTCATTCTAAACAAAGTATCGGATAATTCATACTTGTTTCATTGCTTAGTGGCATCTCTTATCTGTACATTGATAGCTGAAAGCAAAAGTGAGAACTTTGAGAAAAGTGTAGATGAATTGCTAGAAGAAGAAAATAGAAGATAATAATGCCTAGTAGTCTTTTAGAACACACAAAATTATATTATCTTTAGCTTAGAAGAAAAGAAATAAAAGATATGTCAGGCAACAAAAAAGAAGTACATTATCTCACTCCTTACGAGGCAGGTGCTAGGGATGCTAAAGCAGGCATATATGATAAGTGGTATAGATGGCACAATAGGGGTGAGGAGTATGATAAGGGTTGGAAAGAGAACAAGGATGAGACTCTAGACTATAAGGTGATTGAGGGTTACTAGACCAAAGCTCTTCTGAGACTTAAAGGTGACGTCGTCGTACTGAAACCTCTGACCTCAAGGTTAGGTAAAGGTGAGATCAAGGTGACGTCACGGTTGTCTCAAGGTTAGGTCACATTGACGGTTATTTTCACTAAAGGGGGGAAACCGTTAGGAGGTCGCAAGGTTAGTAGGTCCTGATTCTCCTATATTTTTTCAAGGCCTGCCCCGATTTCATTGAAACTCAACTAGTTATGCCTAAATTACCAAATTTTAAGAAAGTTTTGCTAACTCCAAAGTTCAACCAAGTCACCCCGCCCTAAAGAATCTATATTTCAGAGCCTCGACTTAGTGTAATTTCGCCCGGACTTGAAAATTTTTTTGGGCCAAAAATTCTTTAATATACTGAGCGTAACTAATTATCTAAAGAAATTATTTTTACATAAGATATAACAATACTATGCAATCAACTAAGTTTGTATTAGAAGACTATTCGGCTAAGAAGGACCAAACAATGGAAGCTCTTAAGAAAGCTTTAGTCGGTTCTCCTTGGAATCCTAGAGACGTCGTTGACTGGGTTCAAGAGCAATTTGCGAATAGAGCTGAAGAGTCTGGACCTTCTGACCATTATTGTGATTTTTCTTCTGATAGATACGGAATCGAGTATGAGGATGGAAGTCAAGATTTCGACGTAGATGCTGACCTTGAAGAAGAAGGATACTATCTTCATCTCGAGGGTCACGGCAATGCTACGGTTTCTGGAGTAGAACCTGCTACATATGACTATCCTGGATATGCTGGAGATATCGACTATGTTATAGGAGACGCTACTCTGTCTATCTATGATCCGGACGATAAGGAAACTACTCTCGACATTACTTCAATTGTAGAATAAATCAATATGGCAGAAAAAAAGACAACTAGGACACCAAAAAAGACAGCTGCAATAGCTGAGCTTGAAAAAACTATTAAGGTTACTAAGAAAGAAATTACTGAAGATACTGAAACCAGAGAGGAAATCGCTGCCCCTTCTGTAGAGGAAATTACTCAACCTAAGGAGGAAATTACTGTTTCTGAGGATCTCGCAAAACCTTCGGTTAAGTCTCCTGAAGAAGTCACTGAAGTCCCTGAAATTAAAGAGGAAATCGCCGAAATTGCTACTCCTTCTGTAGAAGAAATCGCTGAACCTAAATGCGGTAAGGAGATTGAAGCTACTGCTATTGACACTTCTGAATCTTACAAAAAATTCATAAAAGACCTCTCTAAAGTTGTAGTAGACCTTAAAAAAGCTAATCCGAATCTTTCGGACGACAAGAGTAAATGGTCTGTAGAAATTGTTAAGGACAATAAACGACATTTAATCTTCAAAGGAGGATATGCTAAAGCTTTAAGGTGGGCTGAGAATTACTGTAAAGAACATAACATCCCTGAATCGGATATTAGAAAAATAAAGAAATAGTAATGAAACTAAAACTAAACCAAGTCGGTGAAAAATATCGACTTCGAACCGAACAAGGCGGATCTCTTCGACAAATGGGACCTAGAAAACTCTCTAAAAATGTTGCTGAGTATCGTCTCGCTGTTCTTACTGGCGAGGAGCCTTATGATTATGTAGATGACCCTACTTCTCCTGAAGAAGCTGCAGCAATCGATGCAGCTATTGAAAAATACATTGCTAGTGTACAAAGGAGCATTGATAATGCAAATACTCAAATAGCTTCTTACGAACAAAAGATAGCTGCAAGTCAAGCAATCATAGACAATCCGGACTCTACTGAGGAACAAAAAGAGCAAGCTGCTAAGAACATTGCAATTTACGAAACGTCCATTGCTTCTTACAAGAGCATGATAGTTACCTATGAAGATAACATTAAGAACGCAGCTTCTAATGTAAATTATGTAACTATCGAGGAAATTCCGGAAGTTCTTACCTTAGGTGATTCCAAGTGTAAATTCACAATTAAGGGAGATTTTGCAGCTAACGAAATCACTACAATTCAAGCTAACGAGAAGTTATCTAAACCCTTAACTTTGAACAATACCGGAAATGCTGCTAATCTTGTACTAGATTTAGGTAACTCTGATGCTGTTCTTTCTGGAAATTGGAACGAAATCTCTATTAAATCTGTAGCTAATCTCAAGATTAATAGCTTTGCTCATGTTGAGAAACTTACCATTTCTAGAGGAAATGCTCTCGTAAATAACGCTTATGTTGACGATTGCGTCACCGAAGTCGTAGAAGAAGGTGGTTCTGTTGAAGCTAACGCTCCTGTTGAAGCTTCTGATGTTAAGTCCTTTACTGCTCTTCCTAGAGTCGTTCGGGTAAACAAAGAAATAAATCTTACTCAAATTAAATTAAGTTATTCTAATTCTGGACACCATGTCTACGAAAATAACGGAAGAGTTAATTCTGATTACAAGGACGGAGCTCTTCAAGTTTTAGGTATAGCTAAGGTTGACTTTAAGGGACAAGGAGAATGGCATAGTAATTCCAATCCTACTATCTGGATAGCTAACGTAGATGCTGTAGCTAATGTGTACGACGGTAAATTCTATAACGACGCAAATGAAGCTGAAACGATTTATGCTGAAAAGGGTACTATCAATATTTACGGAGGAGAATTCCACAATGTTCCTAAAGAAGGAGCTAAGAACTATCTTCTAAACTGTAAGGACGACCAATACAAGGCTGGAAAGGCTAATATCATCGTTTACGGAGGTAAGTTCTACGAATTCAACCCTGCAGCTAATGGTGCTGAATCTTCTGACGACTCTACCAACTTTGTTGCTGAAGGATATAAGTCCATCTTCAACGAAGAGGGAGGATATTATGAAGTTGTTAAGGATGAATAGAGGAAAACTAAGGAGAAACTTAAGTAAAAACCTCAAATAATAAAAGATATTACTTCTAGTTAAACTAAGGTGTCACCTGCGGATGCCTTAGTTTTCCCTTTGTCTCTAGAATGACGTATGACTTTTCTAATCAAAGCTACTGGAAGAAACAACAAAACCCAAAGCTCCAACGCAGCTAACATTAGGGGAAAGCATACAATGATTAGTGCTATTTTGAGCCAGAACCACGTCACACCTGGTAGTGTGTCCACCCACTCTGTAAAATCGTAACCTAGAATTGTCATTTTGCTCCTATTTTTTTCTTGACCTAAAGATATTTAAAGTTTTTGACAGTTTCTATGACTTTTTTGGATTATTTAGTAGAATTTCTTGAAACAGGACGATGTGAACTTCCTGGAAAACAACGAGTTGAAGAAGATTATTTTCTTCGCGCTGCTTTCGCTTGTTCCATTTTTGAGCGAGAAGTTTACAAGAGGCTTGGTAACGTTTCTGAAAGTTCATATAAAAGATTTTATCATAGTCTTATTTTACTGTTACATTCGCATCTGAATGATATTTCTTCTTTAGATCTTAAATCAAGAAACGTCTTACTTCGTAATCTAGATTCGGCGGCTGAACTTTTACCTGAATTTTCTGTTGAAATTTCTATAATCTCTAAATCTCTCCTTTAGATTTGGAATAATCATTATATTGATTTATCTTATCTCTAGATATTTAAGAAGATCTTTAGGCGGACTTAATATATCTTCTTACTATGTCTTTCTTTTCTTTCTAAATCTTTAAGGTCAATTTATAAAGTTATAGAAACATTATGACAAATTTAACTGCAGAAGCTATAGAGAAAAACTACAACCAGTTCATTAACATTATCGAAAAATGTATTTCTAGTCCTCGTAAGGAGAAAATACTGGAAATGATGGAAAAGATAGGTGATGAAATGGCTGTCTGTCCTGCTTCTGGGAGAGTCTGGTATCACGGGGCTTATTCTGGTGGATACCTTGTTCACGTTCTCAAGGTCGTAACTGCTGCTATGAAAGTCAAGAAGCTTTATGAAAGCATAGGCGGTGAGATAGATTTTACGGATGAAGAACTCATCTTTTCAGCTCTGTTCCACGATTTAGGTAAGATAGGAGATGGAAATAAACCCAACTATGTACCTCAAGACTCTGAGTGGCACAAAAAGAACCAAGGTATTATCTTCAAGAACAATCCTGAGATAGACTTTATGCTTGTTCCTCAGCGGTCTCTTTTCGTTCTTCAGAAATTCGGAATTCCTATAAACCAGAAAGAGTATCTTGCTATCTTAACTCACGATGGACTTTACGAAGAGACTAATAAGCCTTATCTTGTTTCGTTTTCACCCGAGTCAAAGATGAAGACAATTCTTCCTAAGATACTACATGCTGCTGACCTATTAGCTGCTGCAGCTGAGTTTGATGAAGAAACCCTTAATTCATGATTACGCTTAACTTATTACAAACCATAGTGATATGTGCAGTGGTTCTTTTACTACTGTACATTTCTTTTATTCAGTACCGAAGAGCAGATAAAGCTACGGAAGCTGCTGACATATTAGCATCAAACCTAAACACCATCTCTGAATATATTCGGGAAGCTACTGAGAAGATGAACAATCCTAGACTTAAGCAAGCTTTTGAGTCTGACGATGAAGTCGGTTTCTTTTTCAAAGAGCTTCAGAATATTCAGGAAACATTGACAAACTTTACATCTCAAGATGAGGAAACCAGCACCGACGTCGAGTAGAAATTACTTTACAAAAGAAACAGACGAATGGGTAATCAGGTATAACGAAACGGTTGATCCGGTAGAAAAAGAGAAGATTTTTCAAGAGCACCTATATTATCCGTTTTATAAGCTAGCAGAGAATATCATTAATACCTTTAAGTTCTACCATATAGACGTGGATACAGTCGAGGACCTAAAGCTTGATGTTATTTCGATGATAGTTCAGGATAAGCTACCTGGATTTAATCCTAAGCTAGGAACCAAAGCTTTTTCATATTTCGGTACCATTATTAAGAGGTGGCTTATAGCTTACTGTAATACAAACTATGCTCGTAAGAAGAGAAGAGCTAACATACAGAGTTATGAAGATGTTCTATCTGAAGGAACTAAAGAGGTTGAAGCTGTTCCGACTATGACCCTTGCTACATTCTTTGACAACTGGATTGAAGACATGTATGAACAGGTTGAAGAGATGTTTCCTAGAAAAGAGGATCAACAGGTAGCAAATGCTCTACTTACTGTATTTGAGAAAAGACAAGATCTTCAACTCTTTAAGAAGAAAGAGATCTACATCTACGTTAGAGAAATAACAGGCTGTGACACTCCGTACCTCACTAAAGTTGTCAACACATATAGAGATAATTTTCTAGAAAAATATAAAAAGCTTGCTGCAGAAGGTTATATTCGGGTCGAAGAATCTGAGACGTAATATTTATTACAAACTGAGTAGTAATGGTTGATGATTTTAATTCTGTAGAGCTTTTTGAAGGAAAGTCACTTTCAGACCTCTTCAAAGAAATATACGATAACTCAAACGCAAAAAGAGTTCAAATAAAGGAACTTATCGGAAGTTTAGCACCACTTGTTGAAGGAATAGGCGATGCTACTCTCCTGGTTCCGCTCATTAAGGACTACCTTGACGTTGGAGTTAAGAATGACGAACAGCTCATTAAGTTGGCCCAGATTGTTCAGAGATTGAACAGTAATGCTAAGCAAGCTTCGGGTGCTGATGACATCTGGGCATCATTTGCTTCTGCTATGGAAGAGGATAAAGCTAATGAAAAGGAAATAGCAGAGGTACAGGAAGTACAAAAAGAGGTTACAAAAGATGTTGAGAGTTAGTCCTGGTCTTTCTCGAAAATATGCTAATACGTCTCTTACTCCGGGAACAGGAGATAGTGATGACGCTAACTACTACGGTAGAGTTGTAGACGTGATCCTTGATGTGTCCCATCCAAAGATTAAAAGTTTGGGTGGGACTCAAGCTTTATATGGCGTCTTTTTTCAAAAGCTCTTTACTCAAGACGTGGATGAAGAACGAGATGAGTTTGAGGATTATAATACCCGTTTTGCATATTGTGGCCTTACGACTTGTAAGCAAATACCTGTAAAGGGTGAGATTGTTCGACTTGAAACGAAATTAGCTACAAGTAATGTAGAGGACGATTATAATCAAGATACTCTTGTACCAAAACTATATTGGGTAGAGATTGTACCTCTTTGGAACAACCCGCATCTTAATCTTTATCCGGATACTAAAGCTCTAGAAGGTCTTGCTGATTTAGGTCCCGACTTTAAAGAGAATGCTGATATTAAACCTCTCCAGCTTTGTACAGGGGACACAGCATTAGAGGGCAGGTACGGACAATCTCTACGGTTTGGAGGAACTAGATCAAAGTTAAGTCCAATAGCGACAGAAGGTACCAATAAGTTTCCTTACACCATTCTTCGGAACGGTCAAGCAGAAGCTTCAGGAGATACTTCTTTCGAAGATATAAACAGAGATGATTCTTCTATCTATCTTACCTCTAACCACAAGGTTCCTCTTACAGAAGCTAACCGTACCTTTAAAGGAGCTAAAAAAGTTCCTGAATTAGCAGGTAAATATCAAGGAAAGCAGATCGTCGCTAATTCTGATAGAGTAGTTTTGAATGCTAGAGAGGACAATCTTACTCTCGCAGCTAAGAAGCATGCAAGCATTAATGCAGCTTCAACCAGTATTGATGGAGAAGAGTACGTAGGTGTAGATGGAAAGAAAATATACCTGGGTTCTTTTGCTCAAGAAGAATCGGAACCAGTTCTAAAAGGTCAGGTTTCTGTAGATTTCTTAAAAGAGCTCTACCAGATTCTCTATACGTTCTTCAATACTCAAGGAACATCTTTAGCTTCAGCAGGTAGTACTGCTTGGGAAAAAGCAGCTTCAGTACCGTTTACTATGGCAGGTACCCAGCTACAAACCTTGTTTACTCGAGTGGATAGTCTTAAATCTAAAAAGGTTTATACTGAATAGCTATGGCAACTTGGACACGAATACCGGAAACAAAGATAGCGAGTACCTTAGGAGGAGCTATTGGAAAAGCAGCAGGAACTGTAACTAAGGTAGCTAATAAAGCCCTGGACGCTGTAGAGTTGCAGATAGAAGTACTCCAGAGATCGAACGACGACAATCGAAAGCAAGTTCGTATCATTCAGGAATCAGCCCAACAACAGGTTCAGGATTCCGAATCTAAATCTTCTGCTCAGACTGCTACATTGGGAGGAGGAGCTTATAGTAAGTTTTTAGGAAAGACAACAGAAAATTCTGGAAGTCCAGAAAGTATCGTAAACTCTGTTTCTACTAACATTCAGAGTATTCTTTCTGATGCACAAGCTCAGATTGAAGCTACCGTTAGTAAGAACAACAGAGATACTCAAAAATCTCTCAGAGAGATAGATCAAACTCTAAAAGCTGTAGAAGTTTCTTTAAAGACTTGTTTAACACCTCTCAGTACAGCTAGGACACTTTGTAAAACACTTAAAGCTCCTCTAACAGCTCTAAAGGTAGCAATTCAAGTTATTAAGCTTCTTCCTTTGCCTCAGATTTACCTGGTTGTAGCATTTACTACGGTAGAGTCTGATTTGCTTGAAATGCTAACTGAACTTGTTAAGCAAGCAGAAGAAGAGGTTTCTGGACTTGAAGCAATTATAAAGACCTTAGAACAAACACTGCAGCCAATCATTGACCGAATTGAGAGGATTAGAGCTAAAATTGCTCTTCTTGGAACAGAGAGTGAATTAGCTTGTGCATCTTCAGAAGATCAAGATGTTTTAGATAAAGCTGGACTTTTGGATGAAAGTTCAGGAGATTCTATTTTTTCAGCTATTCAAGGTGGATTATCTGGAGGAGGGGTTTCTTTACCTGGAGGAGGAAGCTGTATACCCTATGGATTGGATACGAGTAGTTTAGACTTATCTGATCCTGAAATAATTAACCAACTTGCTCTTAAGAATCCTGGGGATAAGATAGAAATTCAAGTATCAGGTTCAACCGGGACTAGAATAGAAACTTGGTATAGTTCGGAGACAGATAAGCCGGAGATACCCGGAGGATTTTACAGAGGCTCTGGAAGTTGGACTCAAAACCCTGAAGGAGCTAAGTGGCAGTTTGAAGCTAAGGTAACAGGGACAGGTAAAGCTTACTCTATTGGAGAGGTAGGGGAGTTCGTTCCTACAAATGAAATTTCTGGCTCTTCATCTTCTTCAAGTGACAGTGGTTTTTCATCTTCTTCAAGTACCGTAACAGGATCTACAGGTAACAGCTCTTCGACAGACTCTTCTTTGTTTGGAATCACACAGGAAATTAATATTTTAGGTAAAGACAATTATGGAGATCGTCCTGGAATCTTGAAGATCGAGGATTGGAGTTCATTTTTAGAAGATGTTTTGTCCAAGCTTCGAAATCTTCCACTATCTCAGGATATGAAAGATCAACTAGATAGTTATTGGAACTATCAGGTAACCTCTTTAGGAAAATCAGATGAAGTAGATGAAAGTGGTACAGATACTTCCAATACTAGAACGATTACAAGTGGAGGAGAGACATACACTGTTGAAGTTATTGAGGATGAACATTCACCTAGAGTAGCAATTAGACGATATGCGCAGGTTAAAGATTCGCAAGGAGTCGTAATATTATCAGGTATAAAGACATTTAGTACCAATTTGGATACATTAATCCAAGAAATTAAGATGCAATTGGACCAGTTAACTCGATAAATCTATTTATTGTAAGCATAGTATGACAACAGCAGAACTAGCAGAAGCTTTAAGGCCGGTCATAAAGGAGGTTGTAAAGGAAACAATGCAGTCTGAGCTTCGAGAAATATTAACAGAAGCTGTAGAGATTGCAAGCAGGCCTAACAATTCGGGATCAGAAGATAGTTTTGAGATTGAAGATACTAACCCAGTAGCAAAGCCTAGTCTTCATCTCGAAAAGCCTGATTGGGTTCAGGAGCTTCAGCAAAAGCAAGATGAATTTGAAAGTAAGTTGTCAGAGAGTAAAAAGCAGGCGAAGCAAGATATGCAGTCAGAAGCACAAAAAAACATGATGATGAATCTTCTTGCAGAGACTAGCCGGACAATGACAGCTGAAGATAGGAGTAATTTTGGATAATGGCATATAATGTTAGAAAGATTCAGCCGGTTGATCTTGAAGGACGTAAGATTATCGGAGTAAAGCTTCCTTTCGGAGGAACATACTCAACATCTTATGACCAAGGGCTGAGTTTGTCTAGAGGTCGCAGATCTAGGAGCACTAGGTCTGTTATCTTTGTTCCAACATACCAAACCAAAGATGCAATTAGAACAAATCTCCTTAACTACTTTATGACAGCTAAAGGAGAGAGGTACTTTAATAGGCAGTTTGGAAACGAACTACTTAACAGTCTTTTTGAACATGATACACCAGAAAGAAGGCAGATCATTTTAGACCAGACTAAGAAAGATTTACAAATTTGGTTTCCTAGAGTACAGGTAATTACTTTAGAATTAAGTAGTCTTGACGAAAATGATCTTCAGCTTTATCTGAAGTATGTTATTAAAGAGACAAACACAATTGACGAACTTACGATTAATTTAACACAGTAGTGGGAACTAGCACTAGAAGTATAAAATACAATCAGAAAAATTTTAGCGGGTTTAAAGAACAACTTCTTGAATTCGCTAAGAATTATTTTTCAGATTCTTATAGCGATTTTTCTGTTCCATCTCCAGGTACAATGTTCTTGGAAATGGCTGCGTATGTTGGGGATGTTCTAGCTTTTTACCAGGATGTTCAGGTTCAGGAGACCTTCATTAAGTATGCTAAGAATCCAGCTAACCTGTATGCCATAGCTTACATGATGGGATACAGACCTAAAGTAACTACTGTAGCAGAAGCAGAGCTAACATTTCAGCAGAACGTACTTGCTGTATCCGAGACAGATGAAAACGGAAATGTAACTTATCACCCAGATTGGACTAAACTAGTCAAGATTGGAGCATATTCCGAAATTAAGTGTACAGCTTTGGCTAATACGCAGTTCCTTCTTCGAGATGATGTAGATTTTTCATTCTCAAGTTCTTATGATCCTACAGAGATTTACGTAGGTGCTGTTGATTCTGAAGGAAATCCAACATATTATCAGCTTTATAAGAAAGGTATAGCCTTTTCAGGAGAACTTCGAGAGCAGAGTTTTACCTTTGGAGAGTTTAAAAAATTCCAGACAATTACCCTTAAGGATGAAAATATTGTAGGTGTAACTAAAATTACAGATAAGAATAATAAAGAAGAGTGGGAAGAAGTACCTACCTTAGGCCAAGATACGGTATTCGTAAGTGAGAGGGTTGAAAATCGAGAAGAAGCTGTCAAACAGGGAACAGCCTATAACTTAAGACTTAAGAAAGTAGACAGAAGGTTTACAACGAGATTTAATACTAAAGGAACTCTAGATATTCAATTTGGAGCAGGAGTGTATGCTGAGGATTCTGATGAGGAGAACTTTTTACCTAACCCAATCTCACTTCAGCCAGGTACCCAAGATTTTGTTGAAAAGTACGACGTAGCCTACGATCCATCTAATTTTCTTTTCTCTAAAAGCTATGGTCTTGCTCCTGTAAACAGAACATTGACAGTTGAGTATATAGTCGGAGGAGGTCTTTCAGCAAACGTACCTGCTAACACATTGACAGAGTATAGCTTACTTCGAGTCTCTAGTACAGAGACAGGAGAGTCTATAGATCTAGATGATCTTACTATAGATTTACCGGACGGTACTGAATTAAACGCTATTGAATTCTGGAATACAAATCCTGCATCTGGAGGTAGGAGCGGGGATACTCTTGAAGAGATTCGAGAAAACTCATTAAGAGCTTTTGCCGAACAAAAGAGAATAGTTACCTTGGGGGACTACAACATACGCGCTTTGAGTATGCCCCAGAAGTTTGGAACTATCTCTAAAGTTTATGCTGTTAACGAACCTTTAACGGACGTAGAGGTTTCTGCTTTGTTTAGAAATCCTCTTGCCATAACTCTGTATGTTCTTAGTCAAGACGTAAACGGGCACCTAACAACAGCTTCTTCTCTAGTTAAGGAGAATTTAAGAACATATCTTTCTGAATATATGATGATTACAGACGCTATAGACATTAAAGATGCGTACATCGTCAATATTGGAATTAACTACGACATTGTTCTTCGTCCAGGAGCGCAGACTAGGGAAGTTCTTTTGGATTGCAATGAAGCAATTCAAGATTACATGAAAATTGAAAAGAGGTCCATTAACGAACCTCTCAACATTTCAGACTTGTATACAATCCTTGACCAGGTTGAAGGTGTTCAGACAGTTCAAAACGTGTCCATTAAGAACTTAACAAAGCGAGACGGAGACTATTCAAACTACAGTTACAGTATTGCTGTAGCGTTACGAAATCACGTACTTTATCCTTCTTACGATCCTTGTATCTTTGAGGTAAAGTATCCAGAGTCAGACATTTTAGGAAGAGCAGTTACACTGTAATACGATGGCTATTAAGAGACTTAAACCAATACAAGATACTTTTATTGTTCAGACAGGAACAGGGGCTAGTTTTGGAACAGATGAAATTCTAGAATTAGGTCATTGCTTGCGCTTTGATGCTACAGGAAGTTCTAGAATTATTCTTGAGTTTATGACAAATGAAGTAGAGGCTCTTCTTGGAAATCATAGCCTTAGTAGAGCTATTCTTAACTTGAAGTTTGCTCATGCTGAGAATTTACCACCTGTTTGGGGAGTAGACATTACGGAAATTGATACCGAATGGACCGAGGGTTTGGGTCACGTGTATGATATTCCGGGAAGCACTAATGGAGCTTCTTGGTACAGACCTAAAGGTACCGAAATTGAGGAATACTGGGAAGGAGGCTTAAAACTTGACGACGAACAAAACTTGATTTGGAAGCACGAATACTTCACAGGCTATGAAGCTTCTAAAGATATTCAACTTGACGTAACAGAGTGGGTTTACAATTGGATTCTTCGAGAGAGTAGAGCTTTAGGTTTTCTTATTAAGCTTTCTAACGAAAAGCTAGCCCAAGATTGGTTAACTCGAATTTGCTACTACAGTTCTGAGACACACACTGTTTATGGTCCTTACCTGGAACTGTCTTTTGACGATAGTGTCATAGAAGGAGAACCTGCTGTAGCAGATCCTACAAACCTTTACGTGGAAGCTAAGAACCTCAAAGGGTCCTACTATATTGGAGAGAGAGCTAGAATTGATTTACTCTCTAGGCCTGAATATCCTCGAAGAACTTTCACAACTTCATCTATCTATCGAGATGCGGGAGAACTTATTCCCAATGCTAGATGGGGTCTCAGAGACGAGTATACAGGAGAAATGTTTGTTCCTTTTAATGAGTTTGGAACAAGGTGCAGTTACGATTCAAGAGGAAATTACTTTATTTTAGATACAGACCTTCTAGAACCTGAAAGATATTATAGGCTTCTTATCGAGGTTGAGACAGAGAATTCTAGAAGAATTTATGACCCTAAACAAACCTTTAGAGTAACAAAGCATGGGGAACTATAGTGTTGAGTTTGAAAAAAGGGTATACGATAAACAATCTTTTCAAAAAGTTGTAGATAGAACCTTTAAGGAATTCGCACAGGTTCCTACAGAAAGCGTTAAAACAGTAGATCAGTTCTTCAGAGATTATGATGAACTGTATTATAAAATTCCTGCTACAGGATCTACAAACTCACATCAGTTTTTAGTAGAGAGAAGTTCATTACTATATAAAGGAGACCAGGACTTCATTGATATTCAGCCGCTTATCGATGAAATTACAACTCTCAAAGCTCAGAACGTTGAATATCAGCAGCAAATTATAGATCTTAGAACGCAGGTAGCTAATAAGAGTATAAATGAGACAGGAGTATAGGTATACAGTAGAACGGCTTGATTCTAAAAATTCGTCCATATTAAGCGAAAAGGATCAAAATCTTGTTTCAACCTACATTTCCGGTATTAAGTCTTTTAATCCGGACGAAAGTAGGTTGGACGTAGTCGTGTCCAGCGAAACTGGTGATGTTCTAGAAACATACCGAGATGTGCCAGATTACACTGTTCACGGCGTTGTTCAAGGTTCTACTAAAATTAATCAACTAGAGGTAGATCCGACAATTTATCTCGAAGGTAGAACATACTTGGGGGATGTTGTTGTAGAGTACAAAGCTTTTAATAATCTGTATTCAAGGGACGCTACTGTATTTCTATCTGGTATCTCATCGGATAGGACAGAGATTCAAGTTAAATCTTTTGCTGTATCTCTTCGAGACCTACAGTACTATACGAATAAGCTACAGTATAGTTTTGAAAATCAAAGTTATTCGACAGAAGCTTTTTTAGAAATTTCAGATACCGGACAGCAAATACCTGTTGTAAATGCTACAACCGAGGTGGTTGGATCTGAAACTGTAGCTGTATTCAAACTGTATGAACCACTTCCAGATAGTATAGGACTGAAAGATGTTTGTCAAATTCTTGAAAGTCTAGGAGAGTCATCCCGGTTTCTTATTAAGAGAACGACCGTCGTAGTTGAAGATCCTGTACCAGAACTTAAAGGTCCTAACTTTTCGGTTGAAGTTGGAACATCTACAATCTCAACAGATTATAAGAACTTTACTCAGCTTCTAAGTCAAAAATCCTGGGAAAGCTCTAAAGGACTCTATACAGCATTTAAGAAATCTTCTCTACATACAAGCATAAACTACGAGGATTTTGGAGACTTTATTCATTTCTCTTCAGCTGTAGAACGGTTAGAGAATGCTAGGTATAAGTTTGAGAAAATCTTTGAATATCAAAGCCTTATCAGCTCTTCTTTATCAGAAGCAGAAAAGTCTAGATATCAGACCGAGATCGACGGTATTGTAGAAAATTTTGACCATTACGAGAACTATCTCTACTTTGAATCCGGGTCTAAAGCTTGGCCTAAGAAATTTGATGAAGAAGTAGGGTGTACTATTCGACCTTACGAAAACGAGACAAACCCTCTCGTTTATGAACCGTGGTATAACCAAGTATTCACCGAAGCAGAAGGGTATGATAACAATAATAAGGATATTCTGATTAGTACGATACCTGCTGCTATTCGAGAGGATTTAGATCACAATGAACCTTACTTGATATTCATCCACATGATCGGCCAACATTTTGACGATCTTTGGGTGTACGCTCAAGCCATAGCAAACAGGTATAAAGCAGACAACCGTCCTGAATTCGGCATCTCAAAAGAGCTTGTTAAGGATGCTTTAGAGTCTTTTGGATTAAATCTTTACGAATCAAACCAAAACCTAAATGCTTTGTTTGAACTGTGCCAACCAGACGGAACTTACGATCCGGGATTAGAGACAGCGGTAACAGACTTTAAATCAATTTCAGGAGACCCTGCCCTTGCTGAAGCTTATACTAAGGAAGTCTACAAGAGAATTTATCACAACATTCCTACTCTCCTTAAGACCAAAGGAACGAGCAGAGGATTAAGGGTTCTGATAAATTGCTTTGGTATTCCTAGTGATATACTGGCAGTGAAGGTTCGAGGAGGAGTGGATTCAGATAAAAGACCTTTTTTTGGTCCAGAGGAAGCTATAGCAGTTTCTCCAGAATTTGATACTAAGGGTCTAGAAATATCGGGAAGTATTGATAAGGTTCGAACTAAACCATCAACTCAGATTTTAGAGTATACTTCTCAGAATAGTACAGGGTCTTTCTTTAGAAGTACTACCCTTTCAAGGTATACAAATACTACAGCTAGTGTAAAACCTCTAACAGATGATTTACATCAAGTTGAGGTAGGTTTTAATCTAAATGAAGCTGTTAATAGATACTTCAAGGAGAACCTAGGAGACTTCACGGTAGACGATGTTTTAGCCGATCCAAGTATAGTAGAAGAAGATTATGGGGATGCTTGGAAATACCTAAGGGAATCCCTTCTAAATGACGTAACAAAGTCAGGTAAGAATTTCAGATCTCCTACAGCTATCATTCGTCTTGTTAGATACTTTGATACAACTCTCTTTCGAATGTTGAAAGATTTTCTACCAGCTAGGTCTGTTGTAGAAACTGGAGCTATTGTTAAGGATAATGTTCTTCACAGAAACAGGTGGAGGGGTGTAAACGTATCTTGGCTTTCAATTTTAGAGACAGGAAGCATATCAGGCAGTACAGTTAAGGGTACTCACGGTGGAGCTTTTCTACATGCTGGTCAGAGGTTTGAAACAACTGAGTTTTCTGGAAGCTATTACAACCCTGTTAGTACAGGAGACAAGTGGGTAGACAAGCCTGTAATCTCTGGATCTAGAGAGTACACCGGTGAGTTAGGAGGAACTCAACTAAGGGTTGCAGATATAGATCTTACAAAGAATAATAAAGATAGGAAAGCTAAACAACCTGTAAATGATTACGGTTACAATTTCTGGTTCTTAGGACTACCGGATCTTCCTCTCTGTTCTGCAAAGATTGTAACTAGTTTCGAAACATACTATAGAAGATTTACAGAGTTGGGGTTACCGACAGCTTCTGCTACACTGGGAGATCAATTCAACGTAAGTTTAAAGGAAGCAGAGACTTATCATGCTTTTGATCCAAATATAACGTATCGAGCTACAGCTCAAACACATTGGAGAGACCATGAAACTGTACCGGAGACTTTTATGGGATGGTTCACCGGTAGTCTTAATTACGGTCATCCTCACACGGTAAGGAGTATGCTGCAGATTACGCCAGCTGAAACAGTCGTGGAAGATTGTACGTGGACAGCTAGCTATTGTACAGGAAGTAGAAATATTTTGTGGTTCTATCCATACTGTTTTGATTCTGATTACGGATATTTTTATTATTACTATAAAGGAGATATAATACTTACTTGGAAGTATCTAGATACCTCTCAGGATCCGGAGAAGGATCAAGCAGAGTCCGGTAGCGGCGTTTGGGGACACCTAGGCAGTACCAAGTTACTATTTCAGTGTCAGAACACGGTACTGAGCTTAACTCTTCCAGAAACTTCATTATTTGGTACAAGCGAAGGGTACTGGTGGGTAAACTATAGTAGTGGAAGTCTTCCTGAAAACTATGGAGAAATCATAGACTTTTTAGGTGTTAAAGCTTTGAGAGGAAATTATACAGGTCCTTTCATTAGTGACGGAACTATTGTAGATTCACAGTGGTACGGAAATCACGGAGAATGGCCTTGGAAGAAATGGGAGACATCAAAAGATATAAGTACCGTAGGAAAGAAGATATAGAGGAATGGAAAAATCAGTACTAAGTAGAGCATTTAAATATGTAAGTCCAGAATATCCGGAAATAGGGTCAGTTAGTCTGGTTTTATCTGGTTCTGTTCCGTACATTGGAACTTACGAAAGCGGATCTGTAGATACAGCGTCCGTTGCTTCCACACTATACTCTGTCGTAGGTGTTGGGTTTATTGCTGAAGGATCTCTTCGAGACACAATACACTCTGTTTCAGAGCTTTGGATACCAATATTGGATAAAGAAGGAGAAACTCACACTATTCATGTACCGGTAAAAGAGCGTTCAGTCTATTCTAATTGGATTTATTTGTGGGCTAGCAGCACTAAAGATTTTATTTCCGGATCTTGGTTTGTAGACGATCTTCAAGTTGCTCCTGACAGCTATGAAAAGTATAACACTGGCCACGAAACATTAGAGTATAGTTGCACTGTTCAAGGTCCTGGTAATATTATTTTCGTTACATATGTACCGGAAGGTTTTGAGCAAAGAGGAGAGTATAATGCTATTTTAAACAATGCTACAACTCAAAGTCGTACTGAACTTTTTACGGTGGACAGTTCATCTAATACAACTGTAAAGCATTACATCTCCGATGAACACAAAACAAACTTTGTAGGAGGATGCTATGCAGGACGTCTCGAAGTTAGTCAAGAAGGTTCTTCAGATCAAAAAACTTTCGATTTCTTTAGAGGTTTTGAAAAGCAGAAGCTAGACGACAAGTATGTTCAGACTCTTGATTTAGCTTTTATGAACTATAGAGCTATTTCTGCTAGCGTATACGTAGACAGGTCGTTCATATCTGGAGGAGTTGAACAAAAGCAATCTGTTGAGGAGGTTTGGTCAGATCTTCAGAATGGAAACGTAGATGAACCAGAAACGATTTATTTTTCTCCTAGATCTTACATACGAGAGGGACTTGATCCAGAGAAAGTTAAAAGCACAGGATGGATAGATCCTCCAACAGGAAGTTATTACCGTTCTGCATCTGTAGTTCAGGAAGATAGAACATCTACACCTACTCTTGGAAGTATTTTGTTTAAAGTCAAAGATAATATAACAGTAAGATATGTTCAGTCTACAATATATGCTCCGTTTTTGAATACGGTATATAGGACAGACGATTTCGGGGTTGTATCTGATATGTACCCGGAACCTAAATAAAGTCTCACGAAAGAACACAATATTTTACCATAAATCTATTTATAAAGCAGATTAGAAAGAAAATAATACGAAATGGGATACCTAAACAACTCCATCGTAACTGTAGATGCTGTTCTCACTAGAAAAGGTAGAGAACTTCTTGCTAGAGGAGACGGTTCATTTAAAATAACTCAATTTGCTTTGGCGGACGATGAAATAGACTATACCTTGTATAATCCTAAACATCCGTCTGGTTCCGAATACTATGGAGAAGCTATAGAAAAGACACCGCTTCTAGAAGCTTTTGTAGACGAAACACAAATGCTTAAGTACAAGCTTGCTACTCTTCCTCGAGGTACTTCTAAGCTTCCTATTCTGGATATTGGTTACACTGTCATTACTCTTAAGCAAGGATCTGCTCTTGCAGTTACACCTCAGACTCTAAACTATCTAGGTATTACTCAGACTTATGAGAGTTCTGGATATGCAGCTACCATTGCTGATGTTAGAGTTTTGAATTCTTTTACAGGCGTAGGTATTACAAGTGCAGATGTAGTAGCAGCTAACAATTCTCAGACAACCGGTACTAGTATTTCACGAACCGTTATCGGATCTACCATTAACCTTGTTGCTACAAACGTGAATGACCTGTTCACTCAGAATGGAGCTGATACACTGTTAACTTCACTTACTATTGTTGGTAGAGATTCTGGAGCTCGACTTACAGTTCCTGTTAAGATTTTAAAAGCTAGTGCATAATGTCTTTCAAAAGGTTTGAAACAGAAGATATAGTTCTAAGTTCGGACGTTATAACATTTCCGACATGGTATACCCAAGAGAACGGAGATACCTCTGAACTACATAATGAAGACTGGGTACCTTGTGATACTCAAGGAGCTAGTATAGACTTTTATGCTGATTTTTACAGCAAATATACATACATATCTGCTTCTGGAGAAGAGGTTTCTGGTTATGACCCTTCTCACTCTAAAGCTTTGTTTAGCTTAGCTTATGCTGAGCGGCCAGAAAAAGGATATGTAGAGACTGGAAGTGGGGTTGAAATTAAAAACTCTGAGATCATTTTTGGACAGTACAGGTCTCTTGTTCTTGGGGATGAAGAGAGTGAATTTAAGTTCGGAAGTACGGTTCACGGTGTAGAAGGTGACGGAGTAGCTGCTAAATCTTTCATGGCTTTTTCTGTTGAGAGAGCTAGATTTAGAGAGAAGCTTGACCCTAATACGTGCAGGTTTACCTTTAAGTCTGGAGAAAGCAGTGCTAGTTTTTCTTTAGCCCCTGACATTAATGCAAATCAGAGATACCTAGATGCAGGTAGAGTCTATGACCTAGCTGAATATGCGGATGACGGTAGTGGAAGCATTTCCTACAAATATCCAGAATCCTCATCTGCAGCAGGTTCTTATGGGTATTTCTTACCTGACATTGGACTTGTTCTCTTCAACACCGATACAGGATCACTTGAAAAGATGACCGGTATTGATCCTGAAGTTTGGAATTCTAGTGACGAAGCAGGAAAGAGAGACCTCTTCATTCAGAGTCTTTCAACAGCTTCAATTAGGTCTCAAGAGACAGTTACATCCAATTACATTTTCGTTCGGGCTAGAAACGCTGAATTTAATTATTCTACTAATCCTAGCAACATTACAGGAAGTGCAGGAAACATTAGATGGGATACGATGATTAACCAGCCTCAGGCTTTCGTAACAACTGTAGGTTTATATAACGATTCTAATGACCTTTTAGCTGTAGCAAAACTTTCTCGTCCAATTATAAAAGATTTCACTAAGGAGATCCTTATTAGAGTTAAGTTAGACTATTAATGAGCGTTTATAAGGGATTAAATAGGTCCGACGTCTTTTTGACAGACTATATCTCAAGAAAAAAGTGGATAGCGTCCGGATCAAATCTAGAAGAACTGGGCTTGCGCCTTTTACAGGGAGTGTCCAGTTCTCGTCCCTATTACACTGTAGACGAAGATATAAAAGAATTTAGGCCGTACACAGGTACAGTCGGTATAACTAGCTCTTATACAGAAGGTAAATATAACAGAAAGCTTCTTTTTGGAAGCATTTATGAGCAGTTCTACAGTGGATCTCTTGAAGATGGGACATTTTATGGAGATCGAAACTTAAGCTTACAAACAACCCTAACTGTACCTGGTTCTAGAAGACTAATTACAAGTTCTTTTAGAGATACAAAACAAGAAACTTGGATACCCGGGGATCAGAGAGAAGAAGATAATGTAATAATCATGATTCTTTCTATTCCAAAAGAGGTGTTCGGAAATGCTATAACACCGGGATCTTTTAAGGTTAACTTGGATAAAGATGTTTGGACCTACGTTGAGGATGATTATGTAGCTAACGAACACGGAAGTATCTGCGATGAAGGATACCCGGAAGGTGTGTACACTCGACCTAGCAATCATTGGGTAGATCCATATTTTGAAGATTTACATCAAGCTGGAGCTTACGATTATGAGGGTGTTTTGATTGTAGATGGGTTTGTTGGAGAATGGCATCAGCCAGAGGAATACAAATACCCAACACCAATTCAGGTACAAGCGAACGTTGTAGGAGATATTATATATAACCAGGGTCTTGTAATCTTTACAAATCCTTTTGTTCGATTCTTATTTGAAAATTGGGATGCAGAGACATTCGAATGGGAAGGAAGTAGGGACATATACACAAAGCACATAGTTTGTAAAGCTAGGGACATAGACTTCAACAAGACCTTTAATCCAACAGCTACAGAAGAGTTACAGAATACAGAAGGGTTTACTCCATACATAACAGCTGTAGGTCTCTATAACAATCGGGGAGATCTTCTTGCTGTTGCAAAACTAAGTAAACCTATTAAGAAAGCTCTGGATACAGAGATGACGTTTGATATTCAAATCGATTTAGGATAATGAGTACGATAACAGATTGTGCATATTGGAGATATTTAGGGGAGAATGATGTACCCAAAGTAGAAGGTTCAATCAAACACATTGATCCTTCTCAACTCGACGAAGGAGTAGTTCCTCTAACAGAAGAAGAGTACGAATCAGGTTCTAAATCTACACCTAAGGTTTTGACAAGATCTCAGAAAGGTCAAGCCCTTACTCACCTTGAGATGGATTTTAACCTTGCTTCTCTTTTTCATAAACTTAATACATCTAGTGTATCTAGTTCTTTCTCAGAGGATGAGTACAGTGAGGACAATGATGTCTATTTTGAGAGACGTAAGCCTACTCGAGAGGAAGAAAAAGCAGGGTTGTTTGCTACATTTTCCTATGCTCCTATAACAAATGATGGACGAACCCTTATTCAGAATGGATTCCAGACTATTAAAGTACAACATACTACCGATGAAATAAGGTATAAGCTTTCTAATGAGAGAATTCCGGGAACTTTAGATATTGAAGAAGACTTTAGGGTCACGGGGAGTGCGTTTGTAGGAAATAACCTATACGTTACAGGAAATCTTGACGTACAGAATGACACCGGTACCAGGACCTTAAATGTAGAGCAATCTGCTAGCATTGAACAGACTCTTCGAGTAAAGGGCACAGCTTCCTTTGATAGGGATCTTACCGTAGAAGGAAACCTCTACGTTAAGGGTTTAATTTTTGGCGATCTTTCTCAGAAAGGCTATAATAGTCTTGAAAATCCAGGATATGCTGCTAAGTATACCAGGTTTGGAACTCAAGATACAGGAAGCCAGTCTGATTTTAGATTAAAGAAAGATTGTCGGGAGATTGAGAATGCTCTTGAAGCTGTAGAGCATATATCGGGTTACAGGTTTGAATGGGATTCTAAAGCTGAAAAATCTGGATCAGATATTGGTGTCATTGCACAGGAAGTTAAGCCTTACGTTCCTGAAGCTGTTTCAACTGGGGAAGATGGCTATTTAAGGGTGGATTACGTAAAACTAATTCCTATTCTTATTAACGCTATTCACGAATTACGATGTCAAGTAACAGAGCTTCAGCAAAAACAGAAGTAGAACCTTGGGTATATCAAGGGCGTCCCATGGGGAGACTTGAAGACTTTCCTGAAGGAACATATGGATTCATTTATGAAATTACCTATAAGGAGACCAATCAAAAGTATATCGGCAAAAAACAACTTTTAAGCTATCACAAAAAACCTACTAAAATATTTAATGAAAAAACAAAGCGTTGGAACAAATCTTGGGAAATTCTTACGACAGAGTCTAATTGGCAAGATTATTTTGGAAGTAACAGAGAAATCGTAGACCTAGTAAAGAAAGAAGGAAAAGATAAGTTTAAAAGAGAAATAATTTACCTATGTCCAGATAAAAAATTGCTCACATTCTACGAACTAGCATTTCAATGTAAGAGAGACGTATTAACAGATCCAGATTACATAAACAGTAATATTTTAGGAAAGTTTTTTAGATCTGATTGGAAAAAAGAGTCTGAATAATCAGGCTCTTTTCTTATATTCTCTGATAAGAAAGTTTAAAAACAAAGGTTTAGGTTCGACTGTATGGAAGAAAATTTTTTCTTGGTAGGTGCTCTAGAGAATATTCTAGGTAAGAGTAAAAAGACAGCTAGAGGAAATAGATCATTTCATTGTCCGTTTTGCAATCATAGAAAACCTAAACTTGAAATAAAGGTTGTAGATTCCCCAGACGGTTCCTATCCTTGGCAATGTTGGGTTTGTGGAACAAAAGGTAGGACAATACAGAGTCTTCTTCGTCACTTAAATCTATCAGGTCCAGAAGCTAGAGAGATTCTTCAATATGTGCGAAAGAGCGGAGATCAAGAAGAGAAGCAGGTAGTTCCAAAAGCTTTAAGACTTCCAGAAGAATTTGAACCTCTAGAACTAGCTCCAAAGACATCTATATATGCTAATAGGGTTAGAAATTATCTGCATGGTAGAGGATTGACAGATATAGATTTTATTCGGTATGGAATAGGCTATTGTGTCACAGGAAAGTACGAGGATCACATAATTATTCCTAGCTACAGTGAAAATAATGTTCTAAATTATTTTGTAGCTAGAAACATAAATCCGAGAGCATACAGGCACTACACAAATCCAGAAGCAAAGAAAGATGAGATTATTTGTTTCGAAAATCTTATAAATTTTGACCAACCTCTTATACTCTGCGAAGGAGTGTTTGATGCTATGTCATTGAGACGCAATGCAGTACCTTTACTGGGTCAAAATATCTCATCAGCTCTAATGAAGAGAATCATAACATCTTCATGTCCGGACATCTACATCTGCCTCGATCGGGATGCCCAAAAGAGAGCTCTTAAGCATTGTGAGACATTCTTAAACATGGGGAAGAGAGTCTTCTTTGTAGTTCCTCCTAAAAAAGATTCATCTGAAACTGGATTCGAACTTATGACTAGAGTATTACAAACAGCAGAAGAACTTACATTTAGTTCTCTTATAGAGTACAAACTTAACTTAATATGATTGAAGAAGGAATTAACATTAACGAAAAGGAAAGCTTTTTTAAGAAAAATAACGGAATAACGGTCGAGAGGGAAAATAAATCTTTAAAGAGAATAGATTTTTGTGACCGTCGCGTCTATGAGAGAGAATCTGGAGTTTATTACCCTTCTGTAACATCAATCTTATCCGCGTACCCGACCTCAACTTTCTTTTTAGATTGGGTTAAGGATACAGGTCACAATGCAGACATTATTCGTGACAAAGCTGCTCGAGAAGGTACTCAGGTTCATGAAGGAATAGAAAAGCTTTTAAAGGGAGAGAAGTTGGAGTGGGTAGATGAATATGGAAATGCTAAATACAACCTTGCAGTCTGGAACATGCTACTTAAGTTTCAGGACTTCTACAATCTCGTTAAACCTAAAACACTAGCTTCAGAACTGTTCCTTTACTCAGATAAGTACAGGTTTGCAGGAACGACCGATTATCTTTGTCGGGTTGAAGAAGAGAAATGGCTTATTGACTTTAAGACAAGCAACCATGTTGGAGGAAGTTACAACCTGCAACTCAGTGCTTATGGAAAAGCTTTAGAGGAACAAAGAGGAATTAAAGCTGATCGTCATGCTGTTCTTTGGTTAAAAGCTCAAACCAGGTCTCAAAAGTTTGACGCAAAGAAAGGAATTGTACAGGGACAAGGATGGCAGCTCATTTTTGATCCAGATCCTGAAAAATCTTTTACGGTGTTTGAGCACGTTCATGAAATTTTCAAAGTTCTGAATCCTAAGATTGAACCCTACACCAGAAGCTATCCTGTAGAAATATCGCTATAAATTTCTATTTATTTTACAGTGATTCAAAATCTTTTGATATCTTTAGGTATTAAAGATTAGCATAATGGGAGGAAGAGTTTTTGACGGCTCAAAGCCGATAAAGAAAGAAGATATTAAGCCTACTCTCTCTAGGTTTATCCAAGAGTTCTCTAGGGTTTTTCCTAAAGCTAAAGGATATTTTGAAGGTCTTCGAGTTTTGGGATCTGCAGGGAAGAAACCGGAAAGTGGAGATATAGACCTATGTTTGGACGAGAAAGCTTTTAAAAATATAAAAGATTGGGGTCTTTCTGAGAAGGACGTCAACGAATACTATCTTAAGTTTAAAGCTAGAGCTAGAACAGCTACAAAGCAGCAAATCATGAAGAGGGCCATAATTGTAGCTATTGGAGATAAGCTCGAACTTGAATCTTCACACATCAACATAGACACTAAAGGAGCTGGAAATGGAACATTGTTCTGCCAATTTCCTCAGTACAACTCTAAAGGGGATATGCTTGCACAGCAGGTTCAAATCGATTTAAATATTGGAAATATTGATTGGCTAAGCTTTGCATATTATTCAGACTCCTATGAAGGTAACGTCAAGGGTCTTCACAGAACGCAACTAGTGCTTTCTTTATTTTTAGTTGCGGGATATTCTTTTTCTCACAACTACGGGGTAAAGAACAAAGAAACAGGAGAGATTGTAGCCCAAACACCTCAGCAAGCTATAGGTATTCTATCAAATGCATATAATGCTGAATTTTCTCCTGAAATCTTGAACAATTATTTTAAACTTCAAGAGTTTCTTAAAAAGCACTTAGATGAGGCTGATTTGCATGAAGTTTGGGATGCATACTTGAGTATTCTGGATCGAACAAGGTGCGATATTCCGAACGATCTTCAAGAATATTGGATTGAAAATCAAGATAGGTTAGGTCTTACAGGAAAATTTCTTCCAAAGGAATCAAAACTTTACATGTTTAGGGAGGATAACGACTAATGAGCGGAAGTATAGGAGGAGATCGAATTCCTCACAATGCTGTACAAAAGACAGTAGAAAAATACATTAAGAATATACTTAGTGGATTTGAAGGTTTTAAATCTGCTAAGATTACAGGAAGTTACAACACAGGGCAGAAAAAAGACCACGGAGATTTGGATTTGTGCGTCTATGTTGAAGCTAGAAATAGGGATCTTCGTCAAGTTAAGAAAGAGCTTAAAGATTACCTAGAATCCTCAAAATATACATACCCGTTCAGGTCTGGACGAAATAAGGGTAAAAAAGCTCAAATGTACGGAACAGTTGTAACTTGTCAAGTTCCTATAGAGGGGTTTGAAGGTCTTTTAGTCCAGGTGGACAACATGGTTGTTCTTTCTGAAAAAGAGCAGGAATACCAGCAGAATTTTTTGGATGCAGATGCTGCAAAACAAGGACTTTTAATGGGACTTGTACGGGTAATCATGACTGAAGAAAATCCTGAAACTGTTCTTAAAAGAGTAGGTATCAAGAAGGTTCCTGAACTTGGAAAAAATCAAGAGCTTGAATTTGTTCTCTCTAGTTCTGGACTTTCATTGAGAAGAGTAACTCTTGAAAACTTTAAGGAGGTTGACAGAGAAGAGCTCTGGAGATCTACAGACTGGCAGGACGTCGTGAAATTACTTAAGAACTATGACCTTTCTCAGGATTTTGATCATCTTCTTGCGGATGTCAAGGATAAGATTAAAGATGCTCGATCTAGAAGACGTATAATCGGTATTATGAAATCTATGATTAACGTTGGAGTGGGAGAGAAAGGAACACCTAAAGGAGATGCTAAAGAGCGAGCAATTCAAGCTGCTTCTAATTCTCTAGAAACGTTGGACGAGGTTGCTGAAGAAAATAAGAAAGGTGTGATCGGACTCTACGGAGGCGGATTTAAGCCTCCACATAAAGGTCATTACTCTGTTGTACAGAAACTTCTAAACAGGGTAGACAGGATTATAATCTTCATAGGTAGTGGAAATAGGGAAGGAATACCTATCAACCAGGACCAGTCCAAAGAAATTTGGAAAATATATATAGATGCATCCGGATGGTCAGATAGAGTAGAAATTCGAGAAGTTCAATCTCCTGTAGGAGAAATTTATAAGATTATTCAGAATCCGGATCTTCAAGAGTACCAATTCAGAATTGCAAAATCTGGGGAAGGTTCTGAAGAAGATAAAAAATGGAAATGGTTCATTAAGAATCAAGACAAATTTCCGAACGTAAAACTTATTACGCTTCCGGTTATTCTCGATAAGGATAGTGAAAAGCTTTCTGCTTCAGATCTCAGAGCTTCTGAAACTAAAATCAAAAAAGGAAACTGGATTCCTCAAAATGTACTTTCAACCGAGGATATTTCAAAGGTAATAGACATTGCACTAGAACAAGTAAAGGTGGAAATATTAAAAGAAGAACTTAAAGCGGGTAAGCTTGATGCTAAGACTTTCGAAAACATCGTAAAGCAAGGTCTTCAGGATGCTGAAAGCAGTGCTGATAATATAGGTGAAGGTTTCTATGGACCTCCATCAACCCCGAGAGCTGCTATTTCGTCCGAAGATAGAGAAAAGCTTGGGCACATATATGAAGAGCTTAGAGAAAAATATGAAAGTCAAGGGATTAATGTAATCTTTAATGGAAATAATATCTTACTTAAGGTTCTCTATCCTGGGGACATAGCTGGAATTGGAAACGACACACCGGGTAATATTAGAGAAAGCGAAGAAGATGCTACTCGAGAAGAAGAGTTTGATTATCTTCCTTACATTGTATCTTACTTAAAGTTTCTTAAGGAGGAGAGGGGAATTTCAATTGAACCTCTTCCGGAAATTATCTTAAATAAAACTAGTCAAAAAGGTCAAGGAATCTTAGCTAAGACTGGTGAGTACAATCCTGAAGATAAGGTCATAACTGTATACACAAAAGATAGAGCACCAAAAGATGTGCTTCGGTCGGTAGCGCACGAGTACCAACATGCATACCAAGATGTTACGGGAAAGTTAAAAGGTTTTTCAGGACAGAAAACAACAGAAAATGAACCTCTATCTGTTCTTGAAGAAGAGGCTTATCGGGACGGAAATATGAATTTTAGAGCTTGGCTTGAATCAATAGGAGCGTATGAAGGATAGTATATCTATGGTTTTTCTTCTAGAGCAGAAGGATTTTTTTGAACAACACGAAATTAAGAAAGAAAAAGGGTCTCTTTCAATCGGATTTTCTGAGAAGGAACAAAAGTGGTACGGATGGTCCCATAGAGCTATCCAAGGGTTTGGAATTGGGGATAAATTTCGAGAATGCTACCCTTCGGGTACGAAGATAGGTAGAAAATGTAGAACTTTAGCTGACTGTAAAGAAGCAGCTAAAAAATTTGCAGAATCTGTAAGTTAATTCTATGGACAGTTTATTAAAAAAAGAGTGGAGAGAAGAAGATATCCAGAGAGTTCGAAACCTAATAACCGGACATTACGGAAAATCTACTCGAGACATTATAGGTTACGGTAAGGTTGAAGAAACTCACTCTGAAGGAGATATTTGGACTGAAGACGGAAAAACTTGGACCATTAAGGACGGACTTAAGCAGACAGTCTCTAAACTTTCAGAAGTTAGACATACCTTAAGAATGCCCCTAACCTGTCCGAAATGCGGAAAAGCAATGGCATCTTATCTTGACAAAAAGATGTACCCTATTCACGGTTTTTGCTTTGACTGTGTTTGTAAGATGGAGGATGACCTTAAACGAGCGGGAATATATCAAGAGTATGAAAAGAGGTTAGTTGAAGGTAATATTCGAAACTTCGTTCAAGACCTTAAAGATAGGATTACGCACATCTCTAAATCTAAAGTAGAGTATTCAACAGACATTGGAGAGGTTGAAGATTGGGGGGATGTTTCAGATGATCTTATTAAAAGTCTAGATCAATGGGCAGAACTACTAGCAGAAAAATTAGGTAAACCAGAGGAATCCCAAGGGTAGCTTGAGATTCCTTTCATACATTACAGATTATCTATTTATTGTGTAGAAATTAAAAATTCCTTAGGTTTTCCATGAGTAAACTAAACGAACAAACCGATAAGCTTGTTAAGGTTACAAGTGATAAAGGCGAAGAAACAATAGAAAGAGTACCGGAGGGTACTGTAGACGACCTTCGAAAGTCTGGCGTTGATTTTGAAGATCCAAAAACTGGACAAAAGAACGTAGGTAGAACTGTGTATGAAGGTCAAGAGGACAATCAAGCTGATGCTATAAACGTAGCTAAAGAGCTTGGTAAATGCCTTAGAGATGCTCTTCGAGAGCACGGGGATGAGATGCAGACAATGTCTCTTAAAAACCTCAATACAAGAGGAGTAACCGTAAAGGTTATCTACAAGCCAGATGAGCAAGGACAGCAGACTGAGGATGAGTTCAAGTTCACTTGGGACAATGGACATATTCAATTTGATAATGGAGGAGAGGCTGTAGATCTAGGACAGATACAAAATAGGTCTGGACGATCAACAATTCAGAAGGATCTGATGAAGTCTAATCTACTTAGTTTCCTAAATAGCCATGACACTACTCAAACTCCTGTAGAGCAGCCTGCTGAAATGCCTGAAGGAACTCCACTTAACGAAGAGTCTTGTCTTTGGGAAAGTGAAGAAGCTGAAACAGCGTTTAGAGATGCTCTAGACGTATATAAGACAAACAAGAGTAAAGACAGTCTTAAAGCTCTTTTGAAATCTTGCAGACCTTTCAGAAAAGGAAATACATTGCAGGAGAAGTTTAGAGGAGCTTATAATTGGTTTAAAGAAAATCCTCCTAAAAACACAAAGAAAGAGATCTTTTTAGAGGACCATAACAGCAATAGTGATTGGGATCTATACTTCGACATTTTCAAAACTCTTGCAGGGCTTAGAGAAAATTGGAAAGAGCTTATAGGTCGAGGCGGAGAATGGGAAACCGACGGTGAGTTTGATGTTCTGTATCAAGACTATACTCATCTTGTTAGGGATATGAGACGATATTATGATCTTTACTGTCAACCAGATTCTTTAGATGAGGATAGGAATTTGGATGAGTTCATGGACCTTAATGACCCTATCGCTAATGGAGAGAAAAAGAATCCAGATACAGTAGAACCGAACTACGATTGGGACAGAGATGACATAAATGAGAGAGATGAGTACGGACCTGAAGTAGGGGATCAAGTTGACTATGAAGGAGGTAACTATAAGCTTTACGGTTATTGTGGAAATGAGGTTGTTCTCCAAAACGTAGACGATGATCGAGATTTCAAGGTGGTAAAGCCTGCAGATATTGGAATCGGATTTAACCAAAAACAGGTTGATGAAGAAATAGAGTATGTTGATCCTGAAAATTTACCAGACGATGAAGAGGAGAGAATTTAAAGAATATATCTATGAATGTTATCGTGAGTTTCTTATTAGGAGAAACGCTATAGCTTTGATGGAAGATGAAGCTAAAGATGCTGACATGGTGTATGGAGATGGAGCTATTCTTCCTACAGCAAAAGACCAAATTTTAGCTAAATTTCCTACCCTTCGACATGCTCTTATTCGGTTGCATTCAGAAGATTGGGAAAACTTTGTATCCGGAATAGAGTGGGTTTCTCCTAGACCTACAATATTCAGAATTAAGCTTACTAATGGTCAAGACTACACGCTTAAGTGGATGGGTCAAGACTTTCAAGCTGATATTTCTGGAAAGAAGTATTATCTTGGACAGGTAGGAGATTATCAGCAAGCCCTTACAAAACTCTCTATACTCTATCAAGAGGGTCCTATGGGAGAAGAACCCGAAGCAAGCAGTGGTGGAGCTAGTGGAGCAGCTGAACCAGTAGGATTTGGCGGCGGAGGCGGTGGTGGAGATTTTCCTGGAGGTGATGAAGGAGGTTCTGAATCTGAAGGAGGAGAAGATTCCGGATCTGAAGGTAAAGATATGGGAGGAGAAGATATTGACTTTGAAGCAGATTCGTCAATATAGTATCTAGATAAATCTAAAAAAACTTAAAAGAAAAGAGGAGAGCTGATATAACTATCAGCTTTTCTTTTTATAATAAGCTATATGGCAAGCTTATCTAATACAGAACTCTCTAAGTTTAGAAATGGAGAGTATAGGTGGGAAATTTTTACAAAAAAACTCAAACAGGGTGAAGAGTTTGAATTAACACCTGAAATTCAGCAGAAATTTCAAAGTAAAAAAACAGCTCTAGAACCTCTAGATCCGGAATTCTTTTATACGCAAGCAGAATTAGGGTGCTGTAGTGGAGATTTTTCATCCCTAGTAGGAGTAAAGTTTCAAACAAAATTCGGAATTTTAGGTCTTACAGCTCTTCAAAAGACAGAAGAATTTAGGTCATCTTCCGGTACAGGAGGCGGTTCAGAACAGACAGCATACATAGAGTGTAGGACAGCTAGAGAATGTGCTACCATTACAAACGGAATGTTTAATGGAATTCCTCACGCTGAAAGATTTGATCACACCTTCGAAGACACTTATTGGGAAAATAAGCTGGATGAGTCCTGGAAAGCTTCTATAGCGGAAGAACCTAAACTTATTGTTTCTTCTGAATTTACTAAAAACTTACCAGATTACACCTACCCAAACCAAAATACAGGAAATATAGGTAAATGGGTTTCAGATGCTTACAATAGGTGTAAAGTAAGAACTTCGTATGCTTCCCGTAACATCAATAAGTGGAATCCTGCAGATATCTGGTGTTCTTCTGGAAGTCTTTTAGAAATTTCTTCAAGTTTAAACAAATGTTCTACTCTAGGTGAGCTGAGTCAAATATGTTATTCTTCACAGCTCAAAGGAATTTCACTTAAGAAAGGTGGAACCGAAATTAAAGAAGTTAGGTGGATAGAAGGAGAAAAAAATTGGCAGATCGAATCTTGGAAATATCTCTCAGATCCAAGAAAAACAAACACTAAGGGTCTTAAGATCCGGTTTAATTTTGTAGGAGGAAAAGACAAAACATTAACTATTCGAACATCAGGACAATCATTAAAAGCTGAAACTCAAACTGTAGGTTCTAATCACAGAAACGGCAGCTGCGGATTACAGCAGATCAATCTTTGTCTAGCTTCCCAAAATTTAAGGTTTAGGTTTGATATGAAGAGAAAAATCAGAAATCTTCGGAATTCTTGCGCAAACCTAGATGAAACTGTTTGTAAAGCAACTCAGGAAAGTTTGATTGAGTTTGTGGAATACTTTAAATATCTTTCGGAAGAGAAACAAAGACTATTTATAGCTGATTTAGTAAGACATTGTGTGTGTCAATGTAGAAATCATTGTACATACTTGAAAGTTTCTTAATAAAAAAATGCTAACAGAAAAACAGAGGAAAGCTCTTTTAGAAGCTATTCAAGATCCGAAGAACAGTAAGAAAACATTAGAGGAATGGACAGCAGATTATGACGAGTATGATGATCCTACAAACGCTTCTTGGTATACAAACGAAGAGGAGCGTCTAGAGTATGAGGTTTTTCGAGAACTAGATATGGATCCTAATGAAGTGTCTGATGAAGATGCTGAACGAGTAGCAAACGCTATTTACACTGTCTACGATCAGCTTAAATTTGATGGTAGGCCGGAAGATGTGCAGATTGTAGTAAAGCAATTATTTGATAAAAACTCTTTAAACTTAGATAAAGCTGAAAGTGTAAAGGAAAACAAGAAATTTGATTATAAACAATACCTGACCGAAGGGTGGCTTCTTCAAGAAGCAAAAGCACCGCAGCAGAAAGATCTTTATAAAAATCGAGCAGATAGAGCTAGCAAGGGTAACTGGAAAGGCAGCATCGGAAAGTACGTAGAAACCCGTGGAGAAGAACTCAAGAAAGCTTTTGAGTCTGGAACTCTTAGGCATTACGTTCAGACAAAGATGAAATCTGCTCTTAAGTCAGAAGAAGATCGAAAATATTTAGAGAATATTGAAGTAAGCTCTAAGACTGATATGAAACTTTACAGTGCTCTTTATAATATTGCTTTAAAGGGTGCCGGTCTGGGCGGAGAAAAGGCTCACGGAATTAACGTTTCTTCAAAGAAGTAGAAGAACAAAATAAGACACAGACAGATATGCGTATTTACGGTTTTTCGTAAGTACGCTTTCTTTTTGGCTAATGTCTATTTATTAAAAAGGCATTAGCCGTGAAGTACTATTTTTACAGAACAACCAATCTGATCAACGGGAAATACTACCAGGGAGTACATCATTCCCTGAATCCTGAAAAAGATCCGTATTTTGGGTCTGGTCCCGGAATACAGGCTGCTGTAAAAAAGTACGGTCGAGAAAATTTTAAGGTTGAGATACTTCGGGACGATTTTAAAAGTATGAAGGAAGCCTACGAATACGAAGCTTCCATTATTACTCTCGATTCTTTAGATTCTAGAATTTGCTACAACCAGGTTCCCGGTGGTAAAGGAATTCGAGACGGAGTCATAACCGTGTCAAAAGGAGAAACAGAAATCAGGATTCACAAAAAACTTCAAACAGGTTATGAAGAGATGGGATGGGTCAGAGGTAGATCTCAAAAAGCTCGAGAAAATGTTTCAAAGGTACGTAAAGGAAAACCTAGTAAACAAAAAGGAAGATTATACTTACATAGAGGTTATGATGAGGAGATAAGAGTAGAAAAAGATCAAATTTTACCTTATCTCTCCCAAGGATATGAGCTAGGACACTCACAAGCTAGCAAAGATAAAATAAGCAATGGAAGAAAAGGCTATTTTTGGATTAATAACGGAACACAAAGCTTACAAGTAAAAGATCTATCAGAAATACCAGAAGGATTTAAACCGGGCAGACTAAAGGTATCAGAAAACACTAAACAGCTCTTAAGTCAAGCTGCTAGAGGTAAGAAAGATTCAGAAGAAACAAAAGAACGAAAAAGTAAAGCAAAGAAAGGGAAGTCTTGGGTTCTAGTAAACGGAAAAAGGGTCTGGACTTCTAAAATAGAAAAATAAGTAATATGGCAGAAAATAAAGCAAACTACAAAGAGTACCTTAAGAGGAAAGGTTGTGTTTCCGCCATACCTAAGTTGTTCTACATCTTCTACCGAACAGATAACCTAGAGAACGGAAAGTATTACTACGGAGTCCATGCAACAGACAATCTACAGGACGATTACCTGGGTTCGGGAAAAATACTTAAAAAAGCTATTCAAAAGTACGGAAAAGAAAAATTTAAAAGACAGAATCTCAAATTCTTTAACTCTATGTTAGAAGCTTACGAGTACGAAGCTCGAATTGTAACCAGGGACTTGGTTGCCGACAGTCTATGCTATAATGTGAAACCGGGAGGATTAGGTGGAATGAAAGGAATGGTTACAGTGCATAAGAATGGACAATATTGGAAAGTTAGGATTGAAGATTTAGAGAACACATTAAAATTAGATTCAAACATAAGCATAGGTAATAGTCTTCAAGGCAGAGCTTCAAAACTTAAAGGTAGAAAGCAAAGTGAAGAACATGTGCGAAAAAGGTCAGAAGCTCTTAGAGGTAGGACAGGTCGAAAAGGTATACCTAAGCCGGACGGTTTTGGAGAAAAAATAAGACGAGCTCGATTAGGTAAAGAAGGAAATACGAAAGATCGAATATCCGTTTGGAAAGATAGGGTTAGACTCTTGATTCAAAAAAGTGAACTAGATAGATACGAGAAAGAAGATTGGATTAGAACAAACGAATATAGGTGTGTTCGTAGTGTTGAGACAAACGAGTTTTGTGTGGTTTCTCGAAAATATTTACAGGCTTTTCTAAGCAAAGGCTTTATGAAAAGCAGGTTTTCGGATTTGAAGGATAATCAAATTAGCTTTAAAGTTATACTGTAAAAAAGTTATGGAAAATCAAAAAGCTGCAAACTATAAAGAGCTATTAAAAGCTGAGTATATAAAGTGTGTGAAAGATCCTGCGTACTTTATGCGCCGGTATGTATACATACAGCATCCGATAAGAGGTCGTATACTCTTTAACTTGTATCCCTTTCAAGAAAAAGTCCTTCATTTGTTTCGAGATTCAAAGAATATTATTGTTCTAAAGTCTAGACAGCTCGGTATCAGTACTCTTGGAGCTGGCTATGCACTCTGGTTAATGCTTTTTCACTCGGATAAAAACGTGCTTTGCCTTGCTACGACACAGGCTACAGCTAGAAACTTGGTTAGGAAGGTCATTTTTGCATACGATGCATTACCGGCCTGGCTTAAAGTCCCGTCAACGTTTAAGAATAAGCTTTCAATGGGTCTAAAGAATGGATCTAAGATTGAAGCAAAGTCAAGCAACAGTGACGCTGCTCGTTCCGAAGCCGTATCTTTGCTTTTGGTTGACGAAGCAGCATTCATCGACAACATTGAAGAGACGTTTGCAGCAGCTCAACAGACACTTGCTACCGGTGGACAAGCAATGCTATTGTCTACTCCTAATGGTATAGGAAATTTTTTCTATAATACATGGGTTAAAGCTGAGCTTGGAGAAAACACATTTGTACCGGTTAAGCTTCCGTGGCAAGTCCATCCAGAACGAGATCAAGCTTGGAGAGATAAGCAAGACTCTGATTTGGGTCCAAGGTTTGCTGGACAAGAGTGCGTAGATGGTGAGACTGAAATTACAGTAAGAGATAAGGATACGGGAGAGGAATTTACGATACCTGTAGAAGAGTTTTACAAGCTTGTTGAGTTCTAATGAGGTACTGTTTTTATGAAACAACGAATCTCGTAAACGGAAAGAAGTATCTAGGTATTCACGGATCTGAAGATTTTGAAAAAGATACCTACATAGGGTCCGGTACATTACTACAAGAAGCTATACAAAAGTACGGTAGAGAAAACTTTATTCGTAAAGATATCAGATATTTCAACAAGCAAAAAGAAGCCAGAGAATTTGAAGCTTTATCTATTACTCCGGAAATTTTACGAAGTTCAAACTATTACAACATAGCTAAAGGGGGAGGAGGTGGTTCTGTAGGATCTAAACCTTTCTACGAAGGTAAGGTCAGATATCTAGTAGATCCCGAAGCTATAGAAAAATTCAAAGTTCAACATCCGAACGCTGTAGAAGGAGTTCCTGAAGAGATAGGAAAAGAGCACAGTAAAAAGATGCTTGGAAGAATTACCGTAAATAACGGAAAAGACCATAAACTCATTTTACAGAAAGATCTTCAGAAGTATATAAAAGAGGGTTGGACTATTGGAACGACAGAAGAACTTAACCTTAAGAACAGTAACTCCAAGAAAGGTATAAAGATTATGCATCTTGGAGATAGTACTAGACATGTAAGGTTAGAAGATGTAACTGAGTTTCTGAAGAAAGGTTATGAGTTTGGTCCATCTTCTTGGATTTCCGAACGAAACGGGAAAAGACACAGAGGCTTAGTTAAGGTTTACAAAGGTGCAGAAATTAGGTTTGTATCTTCAGATAAGGTAGAGGACCATATAAAGCAAGGATATTGTACAGGAACTTCTTCAGAGGAGAGAAAAGTTAGAAGTAAAGTTAGTAGAGGAAAGATTTTCATACATAAGGATGATCGAGAAAAGCGAGTTCCTAAAGAAGACATGGAGTCTTATTTAAGAGAAGGCTGGGAAAGAGGAAGATCTAAGCAAGTTCTTGATCAGTTAAGTATTGTAAATAAAACAACAGCTAAAATAAGAAAGAAGAGATCTAAAGAAGAAGCTGCAACTAGGAAGGTGATCTATACAAAATCAGAAGAATTTCAGAGATGGTGGAAAGAAAATAGTAAACACTATTCGAGAATACACTACGCAGTTGGATATTTCTTAAAAGAATTAGGTCTCAGTAAATCTGAATTTCTTCATAAGATGAAAGAAAAAGGTGAGTATGAGTAACATCAACTATAATTTAAGGTACGAGGTTTTAGGTAAGTCCGGCTTTCAAGCTTTTCAGGGAATCCGAAAAGTAGTAAAGTCGTTCTACTATAAGATTACTTTCGAATCTGGTCAAACCTTAAAAGCTTCTGCTAGACACAGGTTCTTTCTTGAAGATGGAACTGAAATTTTTGCAGAAAAGCTAAAGAAAGATGTAAAGATTCTAGCTAGAAATGGAAAGTTAGATGTAGTTAGGAAGATAGAAAAGGTCAACGAACCTTGTGTAATGTATGATGTTGTTCAATCAAAAGATCACACATATTACACGGGTAACTCATTGAGTCACAATTGCGATTGTAATTTTCTAGCGTCCGGTGATACTGTGTTTGAGTTTGCAGATCTAGAATTCTTCGAAAAGACCCATATGTGTGACCCTATCGAACGAAGAGGAGAAGGAGGAAATTATTGGATTTGGGAAAGACCAGACTATTCGAGATCATACTTATTATCAGCTGACGTTGCTCGAGGAGATGGAACAGACTATTCAGCTTTTCATGTTTGGGATGTAGAGACATGTGCTCAAGTGGCTGAGTATAAGGGTAGGATGACACCTAAAGATTACGGTGCTTTTTTAGTTGCAGCTGCTACAGAGTACAACAATGCTCTTCTTGTTTGTGAAAATGCCAACATCGGCTGGGCCTCGGTCGAGGAGATATTAGCTAGAGGATATCAAAATACATACTACAGTGTATCTGGTGGAGGGACTAAAGTGGAGACAGCTGACAGTTATGCATCTAAAATGGATAAAGGTAAGCTTGTACCGGGATTTACGACATCTACTAGAACTAGGCCGCTTGTAGTAGCAAAGCTGTACGATTACGTTCATCAGCGTGACTGTATTTTAAGGTCAAAGAGGCTTTTAACAGAAATGAGAACGTTTATATGGAAATCTGGCAAGGCTCAGGCTCAGGAAGGATTGAACGACGATGTTGTAATGTCTGCAGGTATAGGTCTCTACGTTAGAGATACAGCTTTACAGCTTAGACAGCAAGGTCTAGAACTATCTAGAGCTCAACTAACCACATTTGGAGATCTAAATAAGAAAAAACCGGTTGTCTACAGGCCAAACTACTTTAACAATCCATACGAAGTATCAACCGGTGAGGGTAGGACAGAGGATATTAGCTGGGTTTTAGGCTAATCAACTGTTTTTCACATACGAAGACTATTTATATGTGAAATACGGTTGGTATGACAGAACAGGAATTTTTTAAAACACTAAAAGACACTAAGGAGGGTAGAGAGTATCTTGACTTGGTGTCTTCCTGTTTGTCTAGATCTTTAAGACCGGAACAGGGTTTTGAACTTCACCACATATTCTTAACTTCTTTAGGAGGAAAGAATGTTTCTGAAAATAAAGTAAAGTTTACTATTTTCGAACACTGTAGAGCACACGCTCTTCTAGCTAAAGCTATTCCTTGCTATAAAACTCTTCAACCTATTACTTACATGTCTCGAGGACAGGTTACAAAATTGGGTGACCTTGAAAAAGTTACTCTAGAAGAACAGCTTGAATGGTCCAAATTGAGGGAAAAAGCTCTTCATCAACCCAAGTCTCCTGAACATGTAGAGAAAATGAGAAATGCTCTTAAAGGTAGAAAGCTTTCTAAAGAAGTGAGAGCCCACATGGGAGGAGCAGGGAGAGGAAAGAAGTTTATAAACAATGGAATAATTCATAAGCGCGTTCTTCCAGAAGATTTGGATGAGTGGTTAACTGAAGGATGGACTTTAGGAAGGACGAAAGAGCTTATGACTAAAATCTCAGAATCTACTCAAGGCCGTACAAGCAGCTTAAAGGGTAAGATTTGTGTTACCAAAGATGGAAAAGAGCTAAAAATTGATCCTGAAGATCTTCAAAAATACCTATCAGAGGGATACGAAAAAGGTAGGTGTAAATCTTTTTCTGAAAAACGTTCAAAATTCTTAAAAGGACGCACATCTACAACAAAAGGTAGAAAAAAGATACATAACCTTGAAGGAGTAGAAAAACTCATACCTGAAGAACAGTTACAAGAATATTTATCTAAAGGGTGGATAGAAGGAACATCTCCTCAACACCTTCAAAACATTTGGAATAAAAAGCATGGCAGAAAATAATTACAGCTGGTCAGATCCTTCTCTTTTTGCGAGATTAAAGAAGCTTTTTTCTTCTGACGTTATAATACGTAACATAGGAGGTAAAGAGTTAAAAGTCTTAGACGTAAACAAGATACAGAGATCTGGAAATTATAGAACAAATTCTCTTGTAGACCGTTTTAGTAGACTCTATACCTACAACAGGCAAACACTGTGGAATCCAGCTATTAACTTCCAAACCCTCAGAACTCAGTGTTATGCCGCGTACGAGGCTATGGACACAGATGCGATTATCTCTTCTGCATTAGATATTCTTGCAGATGAGTGTTTGCTTGTGAATGATAGGGGAGAGATGTTGACTATCAAATCCTCAGATGAGAATATTAAGAGAGTTCTAGAAAACCTATTCTACGATATTCTTAATATAGAATTCAATCTATGGTCCTGGGTTAGGGGAATGCTTAAGTATGGAGATTTCTTCTTGAAGCTTGAAATTTCAGAGAAATTCGGAGTTTATAATGTACTTCCTTACTCCGTGTATCATATCTCTAGACAAGAAGGAATAAGCAAAGAAAATCCAACTCAGGTCGTATTCCAGTTCGATCCAGACGGACTTGCATCTTCTACAGACCCAAATTACGTACCTAAAGACGGACACACTGTAATAACTCTTCAGAACTATGAAGTAGCTCATTTCAGGTTACTGACGGATACAAACTACCTACCTTACGGTCGATCCTATCTTGAACCTGCTCGAAAGCTGTTCCAGCAGCTAACACTTGCTGAAGATGCAGCTTTGATTCATAGAATTATGAGAGCACCGGAGAAAAGAATCTTCTATATCAATGTTGGTCAGATACCACCGAACGAGGTGGAGCAGTTTATGCAAAAGACTATTAATACGATGAAGAAGACGCCGTATGTTGGAGCCGATGGACAGTACAATCTTAGGTTCAACATGCAGAACATGATGGAGGATTTCTATATTCCTGTAAGAGGAGGAGATACTTCCACAAAAGTAGAGACAACACCGGGACTTAATTATGACGGTATTACCGATATTAGATATTACCAGGAGAAGCTTTTTGCAGCGTTAAAAATTCCTAAAGCTTATTTAGGATTTGAAGAATCTTTGTGCGTTGTTCCTGAAACTCAAATCCCACTGTTAAACGGAACTACAAAAACAGTAGCAGAGCTTATTGAAGACTACGAGAACGGCATTCAAAACTATGTTTATAGTCTTGATGAAAACACTCTACAGGTAGTACCTGGAAAGGTTCAATGGGCTGGATTTACTCGAAAGCATGCAAACCTTGTTCGTGTCTGGTTAGACAATGAACAGTATCTGGATACAACACCGGATCACCTATTCATGACTAGGGACGGGGAATGGATAGAAGCTCAAAACCTTACAGAGGGTACCTCATTAATGCCGCTCTATACAGGAACAACTAAATTAGGTTATACAACAGTATATCATCCTGGTTCTCAAAAATACGAGGAGGTACATAGAATCGTTCCGGAGTATTATGGAGAGATCTCTAAAGGTTCTGGAAAGGTTGTACATCACATAGATTGTAATAAACATAATAACTATCCGGAAAATTTAGATTGTTCTATGGATTTTTGGCAGCATAGAGCTTTTCATGCTGCAAGAGCTAAAGATGTCTCTAGAAGGTTGAAAGAGCAAGGATATTACGAGTCTGAGGTTTGTAAAGAACATGCTCGACGAAACGGTAGACTGGGCGGACAAAAGTCTGCAGAAAAACTCGGTGAGTGGTCTAGAACTCATCGTCCCTGGAACTGTATAGAAAGTCGAGACAGATCTTCAGTGGTGTGTCCTGTTTATAGGAAAGAATTTACACCACACTATTACGGTCCTTCCCAAAAAACTTCTTCAGAAAAAACAAGATTCTGTAGTGTAGACTGTGCAGGACAGTACAGGCATCTTCATCCAGAAGAGTACGGTCTTACTCAAAGTTCAACAAATAAGAGAAAGTTTATTGATCTGCAGGAATTTTTCAAGGTAGCTGCTACAGCTAAGAATTTCTACGAGATCATGGAACATTTCAACATAACAAGAAATACTTTCAATTCTTTTCTTAAAGATCATGGAATTGATAAGTACGAGCTTGTTTGGGACGTAATGTTAGAAGCTCAGAAGGAGTCTAACTTTATTAGAAATTTCAAGAAGCGTAGAAACCATAAAGTTGTTCGAGTTGAGATTCTAGAGGAGTGTAGGGACACCTGTGACCTTCGTGTAGAAAATCACCATAATTTTGCAACAGCAGCTGGTGTGTTCATTCACAACTCCGGTAAAGCTACGCTGTCTGCAGAAGATATACGGTTTGCTAGAACTGTAGAAAGAGTACAGAGAATTGTAGAAGCAGAGCTTACTAAGATTGCTCTTGTTCATCTATATACGCAGGGATTTACTGGAGAATCTTTAGCAAATTTTGAACTCAAACTTACTACACCTTCTGTTATCTTTGAACAGGAGAAGATAGCATTACTCAAGGAAAAGGTGGATCTAGCTAACCAGATGTTAGAAACTAAACTATTTCCTTCAGACTACATCTACGAGAATGTTTTTGGTATTTCTGAGAACGATTACTTGGAAATGAGAGAGCTTGTAAGAGAGGATTCCAAGAGAGCCTTTAGAACTTCTCAGATTGAAAACGAAGGTAACGATCCTGCTAAGTCTGGTAAGAGTTACGGAACACCTCATGACCTTGCTTCAATGTACGGTAGAAGGTCGTCACCTGCACCTAAGGGAACAGAGCAAGGTAAAGTACCTATAAGCTATGAGGAAGATCCTAGACCTCATGCTGATCTTAATCCTCCAGGATCTAATCCAGAGGGTGGAAGACCTAGAATAAGAGCTTCTTTCAGAGATACTCAAAAAGATCCAGCAGGAGGAGCAGATCCAACAGGAAGAAAAAATATGCACCAACCTTACAAGTCAGATGCTGAGTATGTAATGGAAAGTTATTCTCATCCTACTAATATTGATTTTGAATCAGAGATAGAAAAAGATAAGAGAGAAATAGAAGAAGCTCAAAACGTACCCATGTTGAATAATAATACGGTAAAGATTGATGAGATTCTCTCAAGCATTCCAGAGAACCTATTAAATAGAAAGAACAGTTAAGACTTGATTCTATTTATTGGTAGTACATTTAAAACGCATTCCTAGTGAAAATTAAACATTCGAAGTATAAGAATACGGGATTGATTTATGAACTCCTAGTTAAGCAAATCACATCAGATTTGGTAGCTAGGAAGGAATCGCCCGCTATAAACATACTGCGTAGGTATTTTGGAGGGGAAACAGCCTTAACTCAAGAGTTCGGGCTTTATAAGACAATTCAAGAAGCTAAAGGAATATCTACAATAAAAGCAGATAGCCTTGTATCAGCTACTCTTCGAGCTTCTAAAAGGATCAATCTTCAGGAACTTAAAAGAATCAAATATAGCCTAATTTCCGATATAAAGGAAAACTACGATTTAGAAAACTTCTTCTCTGTAGCTGTACCAGAGTATAAATCTCTTGCAGCTACATATTGTCTTTTTGAAGCTGAGAGATCTAACGAACTTATTGATCCGAAATCAATAGTTTTAAACAAGACTACTCTACTGGAAAGTATGACATCTCAGACTCAAGACAAGAAGACTATTGAGTCCAACCTAATTGAAGAGTTTTCAACCTATGATAAAGATCTAAGACTTCTTACTTTTAAAATTCTTCTTGAAAAGTTTAATGAAAAGTATGTAGATCTTCTTCCTGAACAGAAAGCTGTTCTAAGTAAGGTAATTGCTCTTGGAACATCTAGAAAGCTTAAAGAGTTTATTAATGAAGAGTTCCAGAAGCTTTCAAAAGAACTCTCAGGTATTACATCTAAAATGCCTTCTAGTATTGAAAAGATTAAACTTATGGAGGCTGTTAAAATGTTAGAACCTATACCAGCTACAGAAAAAGCTACAGATAGTCATCTTGTCCGAGTTCTACAGAGTTATGACCTTGTTAATGAACTAAAGAAGTGCGTATGAAAGGCTTAACTAAGGGTGCTCTTAGAAAGATGGTACAAGAAGAGATAACAAAACAGAGACGTCTTCGAGAAGAGAATACAGTAGCTGCTAATCCGGGAATGTCATACAATACACCAAGATTTGTAAAGAGAAACAATAATGAACGTTAATGCAAATTACAAAGCTCTTATAGAGGGTCGAATGTCCAAAGCTGAGTTCCTCAGACAGGCACGACAAGGCCTTCCTCAGTATATTACAAACCTTACTTCTTTTGATGATGCTATCAAGGTTTTAAGACATAAGAGTCTTCTTTCTGAGGAACTTGTTTATCAGAACAAAGCTGATCAGTTTCCTCTAGAGTCTATCCAGAGAGGTATTCGATATGAACTAGAAGCTATGAATCTTCTAGATATTAATACTCCTTCTAAGGAGGAATATAGGAAAGCTAGGGAGAAAGCTATTAATAACCTCTGTAAAGATTCTCTTTATTACATAAACAAGGTAGCTGGAAACACTAAAAAGCAAGCTGAAGAGAATCAAGAGAAAGCTGATACTGATGATAAATTAAAAGAGGTTAAGCCTAGAAAGAGAAATCTTTCTGAAGGTAGGTATGTAAACGAAGCTTCAACAGACGACAAAACTCTCTTAAACAAAAAGTTTCTTGATTTGTATATAAAGTATAAAGACGGAAATTATCAGGTAAAGGATAAAGAGACAGGAGAACTTAAACCGGGTAAGCAGCTTGCCCCAGAAACAGCAGCTCAGAAAGCTTGTATGGTTATTAGAAAAGCTTATAATTCTCCTAGATTCCGACCAGACAGAAATACCATTGCAAGCTGTGCGTCCGGTAGAGGAAAGCTCCAATATCAAGGAGAGAAGAATGGAGTTCCTTCTTTCAACTATGCTTGGTCTATTTCAGAAAATGAAAACTTAGACGAGTATAGAAAGCCTACAGACTTCAACGACCCTATTTTCGTTCAGATGTACCAACACTACCTTAAAAAGTATAAAGCTGAAAAGAGACCTAATGCAGAGAAAGAAGCTCGATCAAGAGCTATTTCATCCTATCAGAAGTATAAGGAAAAGCAAACAGTACAGGAATCTGCAACGCTTTCCAAGAAGAAAATAGAAGAGATGGTACTCAAAGAAAGTATTATAAATCTTATTGGTAAAGTTCTAGGAGAGGGAATGATTACTGAAGCTGCTACAGCAAACCTAGCTCAACTCAGTGATGAGAATGCGTCAGTTTCTGAACTTCCTTCCATTATCAATTCTCTTGAGAACATTGTAACGGAGATAGAATCTTTCTGGCTTAAAGAGCAGCAGAAAATTCAGGGTATTTTTGATTCTCTAGGAAATATTAAAAACGAGGATGGTCTTCCGGTCGGCTATAAGTTTGCCCAGCCAATCATGAAATCTCTCAGTGAAGATTTAGCCCCTGTTCTATCGAAGATTACATTAGAATCTATTAACCTTCCTGAAGCTCCTGCACCAGATCAGACACCTGTAAATGATCCTACAGCTGAGCTAGAAGTGCCAGAGAAAGAGACAGTATTTAGTCCTGCAGATAAAGAGACACCTCTACAAGAGAGCTTTAAACGAAGATATACGAAGTAAAGAATGAACGTAATAGTTGATACTAGGCCGTTCAAATATAGAAGAATTCTTACAGAAGCAGAAAATCCTTCAGGAAAATTCATAGTAGAGGGATTAATGCAAGTTGCAGGGGATTCTAACGGAAACGGTCGAATTTACCCTAGACAAATACTAGAGCGAGAGGTTAGGAAATTTAAGGACACTTTCATTAGACAAGGTAATCCTTTCGGTGAACTTGATCATCCTGAATCACCTATTGTATCTGTAAAGAATGTGTCTCATGCTATTACAGATTTGTGGTGGGAAGGAAATAACCTAATGGGTCGAGTAGAGGTCCTAAATACACCTTTCGGTAACATTGTAAAGGAGATACTAAAGGCCGGATACGTCATAGGTATTTCTTCTAGAGGTACAGGATCTCTTACAGAGTTACAAGACGGAAGAGCTATTGTAAATGATGATTTTGATCTCGTAACTTGGGACTTCGTGTCAAATCCATCGGTTCAGGGAGCTTTTCACAAACAAGTGAATCTAAATGAAGGATTACAGAGATCTGTTAAAAATTTCTCGAAAGTTAACGAAATATTAAATGATATTCTCCGGGGATAGTTTGATTCCTGAAGAAAAATTGCTAAATTAAAGATATGAAAGATAATTTTGATCTTAGGGCTTATCTCACAGAGAATAAAATGACTGAAAATTCTCGAGGAGATGGAAGACGTCACTTTGACGGGAAAAACTTAGTTGTAGAAAGCAAGCGAAGAAATCTTGCAGAACTTGAAATGCCAGCTTATCCTGACCGAGCAGAGGCCGAAGATGAATCTTGGTACAGAGACAGTAAAGAATTTTTCGATGAGTGCGATATGAACCTTAATGAAGCGGGCTATACCGACGATGATGATTTTGATGATGATGATCTCGGATTAGGTGCTGCTCTTGCTGCTGATAAGAATGCTGATAGAGCTGCAGCTGCTGCTAAGAAAGATATTGATAAGGGCATAAAAGCTGACGAAAAGGATGATGCTGCTCTTGCTGCTGCCGATGCCGCTGATGCTGCTCCTGGAGATGATGACGATGCTGAAGGAGCACCAGAAGCTGGAGAACTTCCTACAGACGATGCATCTGTGGAAGATTCAGGATCTCTTGAATATGCAAATCAAGTCAAGTACAATCCAGACTTGGTAGAGCTTGAAATGACACCAGAGGAGTTGAATGCTTATCTTGGACATTTTAGAAGACCTCAAGTTGCTACAAACTACTTGAACAGGTGTCTTCGATCAGCTCAGAGGGAGGTTAATGATTCTATCGGACTCAACCACTTGTTCTTGATTCTCGATAGAGGTCTTTACAGAACATCTAGAAGACGAGATGGAATTATAATTGCTACTATTAAAGCTGATAAAGCTTATAGAGAGAAGGAATACAATTCATAGGTTATTGTTCATACCTATTTTTCCATGGAATCCTGGTTCGAAAGAGCCGGGTTTCCTTTTTTCGGAACTACGACATATTTATTTTCGATTACAAAAGTGGAATCACCAAATACGGACTGCTTCTATAGTCTGGGGTGAAAGTAAAATATCTTATTACGGCTGTTCAATAGTCGTACGAAAAATCACACAAAGTTTAATGGCAGTAAAAAAGAAAAACCTTCTCGAGGAAGCAATCGCTGAGGCTAAGATGGTACGTGAAGCAGCTATTCAGAACGCCACCAGACAGCTTGAAGAGAACCTTACACCAAGCATCAAGGAAATGCTAGCTAAGAAGCTTGAAGAGGATCTTGACATCAACGAAAGCGAAGAAGAAGACATTAATGAGAACGCTAACTCTGGGTTTAAAGAGGTTAAGCCGAAGAAAAACGTAAACGAGGAAGAGGATCCTAAGGACGACGAGAATGCTCCTGCAGACGACGAAAACGACGTACCGGCTGACGATGATGCTGATGCAGAGGATGTTCCTGTAGATGATGAGTCAGAAGAGGAAGATGTACCTGCAGATGATGACGAAGATAGTGATGTTCCTGCAGAAGAGGAAGATGAGGCGGTAGATGATGATACACCTCTTAAAGACATTACTCTAGGTGACCTTAGGGACATTATATCAGACCTTGTGGCAGCTAGTGCTGCTCCTACTTCAGGCGGAAACGAAGGTGTTGATCTAGATCCGGGCGACGTAGAGGGAGCTGGCGAAGAGACACCTGCTGGTGATCTTGCTGCTTCCGGCGACGAGGATGCTGATCTCCCTGCTGATCCTGCTGCAGCTGAGGACAGTAACGATGACGATGATGAGATCGACATTTCTGAAATTCTTCGAGAAATCGAGAATGAGGAGAAAGGAAATGCTTGTCCTAAGTGCGGTAAAGAGCAGTGCGTTTGTAAGGAGAATAAGCAGAATGATGAGATGCCTGAAAACCAGAACGGTAAAGAGCATCACAAAGAGCCGAATGAGGGAGGTCCTAGTCAGGATAGTGAACTCAATGAAGCTAAGAAGAAGATTGCTAGTCTAAGGAAGAAGAACAAAGAGCTTCAGGAAGGTCTTCAGAAGTGTATGAAGACATTGAAGGACATAAACGTTCTTAACAGCAAGCTTACAGTTACTTCTAAGCTCCTTAGTAAACCAAACCTAACTGAATCTCAGAAAGCTAATATCATAGCAACTGTAGACAAGGCAAAGAGCTCAAAAGAAGCTATTGCTCTTGGTAAGACTCTTTTAGAGGGTCTAAGAAATCCTAAGAGACAGTCTATTGCAGAGAGTCGAAGAGGATCAGCAAGCAGGCCAGCTGGAACTTCAACTTCAGGTGCAACAAATCTTGTTGACGAAGGAATGGTTCGAAGGTTCCAAGAGCTTGCAGGTATTATAAAGTAGAAACATTAAAAGACAAATTTTAGAGTAAACATGGCAAGAACAAATGTTCAGACTCTACTCGAAAGTTCTAACGAGTATCAGTCAATGCAAAAAGAGAGTCAGAGACTAGTAAAGAAGTGGGAGAAATCTGGACTTCTTGAAGGTCTTAGCAAGCAGGATCAGCCAATTATGGCTGTTATGCTTGAGAATCAGGCAAAGAGAATCGTTGCTGAAGCTAATCAGACCAATATCGGTGGTTCTACATTCGTAGCTGGAGCTGGTGAGCAGTGGGCAGGTATAGCTCTTCCACTTATCCGAAAGATTTTTGCTCAGTTCGCTTGTAAGGATTTCCTTAGCGTACAGCCAATGAATCTTCCTTCCGGTCTTGCATTCTTCCTTGAGTTCAAGTACGGTACAGGCTGGAACGGTCGAAAAGATGGTGAGAACGTTTACGGTAACGTATCCGAGGCTCATCGAAAGATGCAGGTTAACGAGGACGTAAAGGGCGGTCTTTACGGAGCAGGTCAGTTTGGTTATACCATTAACCAGCACATCTTCAGACTAGAGGCTGCTGAAGCTGGTACAGCTCTTACCGACGATGACGTAGCTGCTGCAACACAGTGGGAGTATCTTAAGGTTCCTACAGATAAGGAGCTTAAGAAGGTAATTATTCCTCTTTACAACGTTAAGGACGGCGTTAAGACTTGGGAGTCTTATCTAGCTACTAGATTTAAAGCTGATGCTGTTCACGGATTCCTTACTGTAGATAAGAGCTACATCGAGGAGAATAACAAAGCTCGAAGAGAGTATGCTGCTTTCGATAAGAATCCTGCTATTCTTCCTGATCTTGAGGGTATCAGAGCATTTACTCCTTGTGATGCTGAGGGTAATCCAGTAGAGAGTCTTATTAGAAACTATACTAAGCTTGTTAAGACTGTAAGTGAGGACAAGACTACAACTACTGTATCTATCGAGTTCGTATTCGAGGATATGAGCGCAGATGTACAGGGTGTTCTTTATCACGTACAGCCGGTTGATAACAATAGGGGTGATTTCGAGGCTAACAGTGACAGAGCTGTTGATAAGAGTATCGAGATTCCAGAGATTGATGTTCGACTTGAGTCAGTTCCTATCGTCGCTAAGACAAGAAAACTAAAGACTCAGTGGACTCCAGAGTTTGCTCAGGATCTTAATGCTTACCACTCAATTGATGCTGAAGCTGAACTTACAAGCTTCATGAGTGAGTATATCTCAATGGAGACAGATCTTGAGTTGCTCGATATGTTGATCCAGAACGCAGTTACTATTGATCACTGGTCAGCTAAGAACAACACCTTCTGGAACGATGCACTTGGAGTATTCGAGTCAGAGGATGAGCTTGGAGTTAGCGGATATTACAACACCCAGGGTGGATGGTTCCAGACTCTAGGTACAAAAGCTCAGAAGATCTCTAATAAGATCCATCAGAAGACACTTCGAGGTGGTGCAACCTTTATGGTAACTTCACCTACCGTAGCTACTATTCTTGAGTCTATTCCAGGATATGCAGCTTCCACTGACGGAGATAAGGAAGAGTTCGCAATGGGCGTACAGAAGGTTGGTTCTCTTAACAGTAGGTGGCAGGTATGGAAGATGCCTTACATGACAGAGAACATCATTTTCATGGGTTATAAGGGATCTCAGTTCCTTGAGTGCGGTGCAGTTTATGCTCCATACATTCCGCTCATGATGACTCCGATGGTCTATGATCCAGAGACATTTACGCCAAGGAAGGGTCTACTTACCAGATACGCTAAGCTCGTACTTAGACCAGAATTCTACGGTAAGCTTTATATCAGCGGTCTTGATACTATTTAATTTTGAATAGGTTATGAGTTGGAGAAAGGTCTGACGAAAGTCAGGCCTTTTTCTTTATCTACTATTCTAGGTTTATATCTAGATTCTGGGATCCTCACCTATTGTCTTCTTTTCTGAAAGATTAACTCTTAGTTCTCCTTAATCTCTTAAAGGCTTTCGAATTCTTGTGAAGATTTAGTTGTCTTGTTTTCTGGTAAATTCACCACTTATTGCTAAATTCAAGTATGAAAGAAAAGATATCAGAAATTGATCTTCGAAAATACTACATAGAGGAGAATCACAGTAAGGAAGAAACTAGAAAACATTTCAACCTTACAAACTGGTCTCTTTCAAAGTTATTTACGTTCTACGGTATTCGAAAACCACCAACTGTAGTCTCAGAAATTCGAGCAAAAACGAAAAGAATAAGGTACGGTTCTGAGACATACAACAATAGGCAAAAGTTTAGAGAAACTGAAAAGGAGAGGTATGGAGGGGTAGGATATGCTTCAGAGGTTTGTAGAATAAAAGCTAATAGTACAACTTTAAGTCGTTATGGAAACGCTGATATCAGAAAGACAAAGCACTTTAAAGATAAATCGACACAGACTAAATTAGAGAAATACGGAAAAGGTACATATAATAATCCGAAGAAAAGTAAAGAAACACTGAAGAAAAGGTACGGTTTTGATAACCCTATCTTTACTCACATTAAATCTTCAGAACCAGAACGTAGAGTTAGAGAAGCTTTAGGAGGACATTCCTATAGGTTAGAAAACCGGGAATTTGATGTAAAGGTGGGAAACACCCTTATTGAGGTTGACGGAGAATTTTGGCATCCTTATAGCATTAAAAACCTCAAACTAACGCAGCTTAGGAACATTGTAAACGACTATACAAAAGAACAAATAGCTCGAGAGAGAGGTTTTGAACTTCTTCGAGTACATGTTAAGAACATACCAGAAGAAATTACAGTGGATTCTCTCAGAAAAGTAAACTACAGACCTACCTACAAGATAGGTTATTCCGAGGATATTTTATCAAAGAGTACTTTAGAGAAGTTCATCTCTACCTACGGAAAAGATGTATTAGAGAAAAATTTTCTCTCTGATATGGTACCTACTATTAGGTTGTGTAGCCCGGAGTTTCCAGATATTCCGCAGGAGGAAGATTTATTTACAGTAATAGGTTGTTTAAGAAAAACAGACTTTACGTTTTATAAAAAACACGGACACTTTAGTTTCAATTGCAGTAACCTTGGAAGTAATGTAATTAAGTCTAGATTCAGATCCTTTTGGAAAGCTTCAAACAGGGGAAGGCTTTCGCCGGTACAAGCATGGCAGTCTGATGAAATCTTAGAAAATATCATCAGATATAGAATAGGGTTGAACGATACTGGTGAATGTTTTGGACTAAGCTTAAAACAAATCGTTAGGGGTCTGAATATTAATCATTTTCTTGTAAGCTTTTTTAAACCTTCATTAGCAGCATCAATCTATAAACACTATCTGGGTGATGTAATAAGCCCTGTTGTGTTTGATCCTTCAGCTGGATTTGGTGCCAGGTTGCTTGCTTTTAAGTCCTTATATCCAGATGGAACGTATATTGCTTGTGAACCTAATCCGGAGACGTTTAAAGAATTGCAAGATCTTGTTGAAGAAGCTAATTTTTCTAATGTTATTCTACATTCCTGTAAATTGGAAGACTTACAAGAAGTTCCTAGTTACGACTTCGGTTTTACTTCTCCTCCATACTATGATTTAGAAATATATAGCGTTCCTGTATCCTACGGAAGTTTTGAAGAGTGGAAAGGGTTGTTTTGGAATAAGCTGATTAGTCTTCCTAATATGCACGCTGTAGTTAACGGACAGCTTCTGGATTTATTAAAAAGCGAAGATAGTTCACTGAAAGTTGTAGATTTCATTTCTAAAAATAGAAATCCTTTAGGTAGTAATCAGAACACTAGAGAATATATTGTAAAGAAAGTATGAAAGAAATTAGTATTGAAGAGCTGAAAAAGCTTTACGTAGATGAAAATAGACCTAGACTAGAAGTAGCAGAACACTTTGGGGTAAAACCTTACGTAATTAGCAACCTAGTATCTAAACACAACCTGAAGAAGCCAGGTCAAGAAGAAGCTTTTAACGGTGTTATAAATTCTTACACAAAGGAAGAGTTTCAAAAGCTCTATGAAGGTCACTCCCATGCTGAAACAGCTAAAATTCTGAACATTACAGGAGATGTACTAAATAGGGTTATCAAATTCTATAATATAGGGAAGAGAAGTAAGCTGGACAGGTTTAAAGATTCGGTGTCCGAAGAGGAACTGAGAAGACTCTATATCGATGAGAACTACAGCTTAAAGGAATTAGCCGATAAGTACGGTGTTCACGGTCTAACCCTATACAGAACCTTTCAGAAATACGGAATTCTTAAACCTAAGGATAAGGTTGTAGAGAATATTAAGAAGACTTTACAAGAAAAGTACGGAGTAACGAATGCTAACGACATTCCTGGCGTTGCAGAAAAGAGAGAACATACATGCCAAGAGAAGTATGGAGCAAAATGCGTTCTCGTAAGTAAACACTGTTATAGCAAATTCAGGAATGACAGCAAACCTAACCAGGAATTTGCTAAAATACTAGAAGATCGAGGTATTGAGTTTGAAAGAGAGTTTCCTATCGGTAGTAGAAGTTATGATTTCAGAGTAGATAAGTCTTTAGTGGAAATAAATCCTTACGCTACTCATAATTCTACTTGGGGAATAGACGGAAAAGATGGAAAAGATAGCCTTTATCACAAGGAAAAGTCAGATCTAGCAGCTCAAAACGGATATTCTTGCCTTCATGTCTGGGATTGGGACGATAGGGAGAAGATTTTAGAGCTTCTTCAGCCGAGAACGCCAATATATGCTAGAAAATGTAAAGTAAAGAGCATTGATCAAAGAGAAGCTAACGTGTTCCTTAAGAGATATCATCTTCAAAACGGGGCTAAAATGCAGAAAGTATGCTTGGCCTTGATATATGAAGGTGAGATTGTAGAAGTAATGACATTTGGACCTCCGAGGTTTAATAAGAACTTTGAATGGGAACTTATTAGACTTTGCACCAAGACAGGAATAAGGGTTCTGGGTGGAAGTCAAAAGCTCTGGAAGCATTTTATAGAGGAGTATAATCCAAAATCTATTATTTCTTATTGTGATAGGTCTAAGTTTTCAGGAAAAATTTATGGAGATTTAGGATTTACATTAAGAAGTGAAGGAATGCCTAGTAGGCACTGGTACAGTCCAGAGTTAAAGCAACATATTACCGATAATGGTCTACGTTTGAGGGGATTTGATCTACTATTGGGGACGAAATTTGGAAAGTTTGGAAAAGGAACAATCAACGACGATTTGATGAGAGAGCATGGTTTTGTGGAAATTTGGGATGCAGGTCAAGCAGTCTGGATTTGGAAGAATGAAAATTGCTAAAGAATGGTAGACTTTATTAGAAAATCTTTACTGGCCGGCATAATGATCGGCCTAGGTTGTATTATTTATACTGTTTGTCCTAATCACTATCTAGGATCCTTTCTGTTTTCTTTAGGACTTATTACAGTAATATTAAAGAACTACAACCTCTATACAGGAAAAGTTGGATATATCTTCAAAAATACAAGATTTAGGCCGGTTTTCCTAAAGTACTCTCTAATGCTTCTTATGAACATTGTAGGAGCTGTAGGAATTTGTTATCTTTTTACACATACTCGTATAGATCTTACCGAAATTCAGCAGATTACAGGGCCTAAGCTAGGGGATAGCTTAATTTCTTTGTTTATCCTAGCTGTCGGATGCGGAATTATGATGTATACAGCTGTAGAAGGCTATTCAAAGAGCAACTCCTTACTTACAGTCATACTTCCTATAATGTTCTTCATACTTTGTGGCTTTGAACATTGCATAGCTGATGTAGGTTACTTAGCTTTAGCTCGAGTTTCTGTAGATTTTGATGTAATTTTAAGAGTTCTTGTCATAGTTCTCGGAAATTCTGTAGGGTCTTGGTTGATTTCATTAATAGAACCTAAAGAGTCTGTTAAAGCTTCAACACTTATGTAAACCCTTTAAGGATCCTATAGTTTTCCTTAGGTATCCTTAAGGTTAATTTATGTTTAATATAATTTTATACCTCTAGTTAGACTTTCATGTTTTCCTAGAGGTTTCTATATCTTTCTGATTCTAGATTTACTATTTATGATGGTAAAAATTAGATTACTATGCCAGAAATGCCTCAAGGCCACGTAAATACGCCTAAAATATGGAACGGAACCTGCACATGGCAGGAAGGAATAACACCGTTCGGGTTTTACGATTCGGATCCTCAATTTCAGGATGCAGCTGTAAGGTTTTCTAAGTTTGCAGCAGTTAGACTTGGATATCCGATAATGGATGTGGAGTTAGATTCAGGTTCCTTCTTTACTTGCCTAGAAGAAGCTGTAACTGAGTATGGAAACCAGATATACCAGTATAAGGTTCGAGAGAACTACTTAAGTCTTGAAGGAGGATCTACAGCTATACCTGCGAACAAGATGATTCTTGAACCTACTTTACAGAGAATCGTAGAAATTGCAAAAAACTACGGTACAGAAGCATCTGTAGGAGGAAACATTACACTTCACACTGGATTTCTTAATCTGGTTGAAAATCAGCAGGACTATGACTTAAAAGCTTGGGCTTTAGAGCAAGGGGTTGTAGGAGGAATAGAGGTTCGTAAGATTTTCTGGGAAGCTCCACCTGCAATTCTGAGATATTTTGATCCTTATGCCGGGACAGGTACAGGTATTCAGAGTTTGATGGATGCTTTTGATTTTGGAGCTTATTCTCCAGGTGTGAACTTCATGCTTATGCCTGTTTCTGCAGACATTCTCAAAATTCAAGCTATTGAATTTAATGATACTGTTAGAAAGTCTGGATATTCTTTCGAAGTTCATAATAATAACTTAAGGCTCTTTCCTGTTCCTAGGTACGGAGGAAGGTTGAGAATAGAGTACTATAAGATGTCCGATAAGAGGAAATTGAATACTAACGTTTCCCTTACAAATTCCTTCTCAACCCATAAGATGAACTTTAGTGTCTCTGGTGAAAACTTATCAGAAACCTTTGAACACAACTTAGGAGCTCTTGATGTTACTGCAAAAGTTTACTGGAACAATGACGGAACTTATGAGGAAATGCTACCAGCTTCTGTAGAGGTTCTGGACGAAAATAGAATTCAAATTTCTTTTAGTGAGGATGCAGAAGGCTATGTTGAGTTTGGTTATCCTGAATATGGAATCGTAGTAAAGAGTCAAGGAGGTGATCCGGGTCTTGTAAAGAGGTGTGTAGACTTCTCTATTACAGTACCTTCTGGAGGAGACATGGTGAAGAAGATCTTGACTCATAATATGGGTACTGAAGATATTCAAGAGATTCAAGCTTTTCTCGACTCAGGCTCTAAGTCAGAAAGATTTATACCTGCCCAGATTGAGATTATAGATCCTAACCACGTAGCTATTACAGTAGCAGAAACAGCAGTAGGACATCTTGTGCTTCAAGCGACTTATGAGGTTCCGGATGACGGTTCTGATGTAATTACTAATATTTCTGAAGTTCCTTATGAAAACCCAGTCTTTAGTAATATAAATTCTGTAGGACGTCAATGGATATTTAGGTACGCTTTAGCGTTAGCAAGGGAGATTTTAGGATATATTCGAGGAAAGTATACATCCTTACCTATTCCTGACAGTGAAGCTACTCTAAACCAGCAAGATTTACTTACAGATGCTAGAGATGAGAAAAAGCTACTAATAGAACAGTTAAGGGACATGTTAGAAGCTACTTCTCGAGCAAAACAATTAGAGATGAAATCTCAAGAAGCCGACTACCTCCGGAAAACGCTTGATGGAGTTCCGATGCTTGTCTATATTGGTTAGATTTTAGACCTGGCTATTTATAGTCAGGTTTTATTTTGTATATTGTACCATGATATCTACATACAAGTTACTTACTGAATCTGGCTTTGCACAGTACACTGCAATGGTTCGGTTTAAGTATAATAGAGACAACGTATCTCTGGGTGCAGAAAAGCTGGCTGAAATGGTTAGAGCAATACCGGGAAGCACTAGGGTCAGTACTGTTAGTCTCGATAAAGAGAACGGTATAGTTATCTTTAATGTTAAGCTTATTTCTGCTAAAACTACAAAAGCAGCTTTTGTATCTTTTAAGGAGAACGCTCTTAAAAGATTTAAAGGGTACATTCTTTCTATAGAGATTGGAGCAGGTACAATTGAAACTAAGGGTAACTTTATTCTAACTAAATAGAAAAGTATGATTTTCGGTTCAGCTAATGATGTAGGAACTCTACTCCATATCGGCAGAGAGCTTCTACAGGATGTTGTGGAGCAAGAAATATTACTCTATAAAGTAAGCTTAGAGGAAACCGTAGAAAACATCTATGGAGAAGCTAGTCAGAAGTTCTATTGGACTCCTGTCCGACTTACCTGTAGAATTAAGAGAGGAAGCAAAGATTGGCAAGTTCAGGATTACGGTCCGGATATTAATAGGATTACGGAATTTGCATTCTTTAAGGAAGATCTACGAGATCTAGAAACTATAATTGAACCTGGAGACATTATAGAGTGGTCTAAAGACTATTATGAGGTAGACGGTATTGATGAAAATCAAATGTTCTTAGGAAAGGATTTAGACTATAGAATATCTACTCCTACTTGGAAGTTTGGCTCTTCTATCTCTATTATAGCTAAAACTCACTTATCAAGACTCACAAAACTTAATGTTAGAGAAAGATAATGGTCAATCAAGAACAGACATCACAGCATTTGGTTGGTCCTACATATCAAAATCCTGATACAAAGAGAACATACCGAGAGAAAGGTCCTTTTGATGATCAGCGAGATAGAGTCAACCAGACTACTCGAGCGAATGATTTAGCTAAAAATGCTCGAGTTGGCATTAGAGATATGGACGATGCTTTTCTATTTTACTTCAGAGAAGTTATACGTCCAACGGTAATGGTAGACGATAAGGTTTCTGAAGTTCCTATCGTTTATGGAAACCCGGAAAAATGGAAAGCTGTACAAAAGGAAGGTTTTTATAGAGATAAGAACGGAAAAAGACAGATACCGGTTATTATCTTTAAGAGGGATAGCTTACATAAGGTCAGAAATATGGCTAATAAGCTTGATGCAAATCGACCTCACAATACATATGTAACAGCTAAACATTACTCTTATAGAAATACTTTTGATAATTTTGATAAGGCTAAGAATAGGGTTCCGGAATATGAGTTCATTTCCACAGTAGTTCCGGACTTTGTAAAGCTTGAATATTCTGTCGTAGTTTTGACAGACTATATTGAGCAGATGAATCCTATCATAGAAGCTATAAACTTTGCATCAGATTCGTATTGGGGACGGCAGGAAGCTTTCAAGTTTCAATCTTTTGTAGGAGATATTAGGACAGAAATAATAACTAACCAATCTGAAGATAGAACAGTAAAATCAGACTTTAAGGTTACGTTGAACGGATATATCGTACCTCAAACAGTAAATTCAAATCCGTACGTGAATTACAAAAAACGAAACTTGACAACACTAAACGTTTCATTTCAAGAACAAACGATTACGGGTCAAAGAGAATTAGAGAAGGTTCTATCTTTATAGGACCTTTCCTACTTTTGCAGAAACCTATTTATTTCTAAACGGAACATATGATAACAAGTTCATATTCAGATCAAGAGAAGTATATAGTTCAAGTAGAGGAGCACGTAGAGCCGGAGCAGGTTACACCTTACGATAATATTGAACGGTGGCCAGCTAAAGAGCTTCTTAATCCTGATGCATCCCAAAGCTTACAGACAGAGTATCCTGAATCTTACTCTTACGATAAAAACAGGATTGGGTACGGATATAATTCTGTACCTGAAAATGGATGGGTAGAGAAGAAATACCGAGATGACAGCTCTGCAGGAGGAGTTGTCAGAACAGTCATACTGTCTGGATCATATGCAGAACTCAGAAAGCTTAGAGTAGATTCGGAGATAAATTCAGAGACAGTGTCTACGTCTTGGAGTGCTTCTATAGGAGAAAACCTGAGAGTAGGAAACAACGCTGCTGTTGCTGGATATGTACAGCTCGGCAATACAGAGAGTCTTAGTACTTCAGACATAAAAGGTGTAGATCCTAGACCGGGGTTTGCTCCAAATATCGAGAAGATTTCTGATCTTAGACTTGTTGTCTCTAATAGTGCTCTTGTTCAAGATAGACTTTATGTGGGTAAAGATACCTCTGTATCTGGCAATCTCGATGTTAAAGGAAATGTAAAAGTTCTCTCAGATTTGACCGTTGAAGGTGATTCTGAAACTTTAGGTAATTCAACTGTCCAGAAAAACCTTGAGGTTGGAGGAGATATTCACGGAAAGAGCAACCTCGATATAGGTAAGGACGCTAATATTGATGGAAATCTTACTGCAGTTAAGAATATTACTGGAAAGGAGAATCTATACCTAACTAAAGATGCTCATATTTCAGGTAATCTTTCAGTGTCAAAAGATGTAGACATATCCAACAACCTCACTGTTGTAGGAAATTCATACTTTACAGGAAGTTCTCAGTTTAAAGATAACGTTTCTATTTCTGGTTCTACTAACATTCAGAAAGATCTGTTTGTATCTGGAAATGCAGAGATAAAGAAGAATGCTATCGTTGTAGGAGGATTAACCGTATCTGAATCTGCGAACATAGTAAAGAATCTTTATGTTACTGGCAATGCTACTGTTAAGTCTGATCTTATTGTTGAAGGTACTGCTTCTTTCTTAGGAGATACGAATTATGCTGGAGATGCTCATTTCAAGAAGAACGTAACCATTGATGGAAACCTCAACGTTAAGGGAACTGCTACGATCATAGATACAGAAGAATTAACGGTTAAGGATAAGTCCATAACCCTAGCGAGATCAGCTTCAACTGCAGCAGCAGCCGATGGTGCTGGTATTGATATAGCTGGAGCAAAAGTAACGTTTCATTATACCTCTTCTACAGATAGAATGGGTCTCAATAAGGGACTAGATATCTACGGGGATGAGAATGTTTACGGAAATCTTAATATAAAGAACGATGTAAGTATTAGTGGAGATACAAATATTACCGGAAAGGTTGATATTAAGTCTGATCATCTAGCTGTAAGCGGTGCTTCTTTTAATAAGGGAAATCTTAAGGTAGATAATGCAGTTTCTGCTAAGTTAATATCCTCTTCAAATCAGATAATAACTAAGTATCTCCTTGTAGATAACTCTGCATCCCTGCAGAAAGTTATCATAACCCAGAGTTATGTACAGAATGAGGTTGTTACTAGTTCTGCAGTCATAACTCAGAGTGTTGTAAACTCAACTGTACAGACTCAGAAAGTTACAAATCAGACTGTTACAAATTCTAATATATCAACTCTTAAGGTTGAAAAAGGTATAACACTGACGACAGGATCTATCAATGCTGAAAAGAGTGATCTAATCATTCATAGTGTTTCTGGATCTGGAGATCTCGTAATGAACACTGTATCAGCTTCGTACTTCTACGGAGATGGTAGTGGTTTACAGAATGTTACTTCCTCTTTGGATCCTTCAAAGGTTGTCGTCTCTACAGCAGACTTCTCAAATGCTGATGCAACTTCAATTTACAGGTTTACACATGATTTAGGTTCCGAAAATCTACTTGTTGCTGTGTACCAGTATGCAGACATTAAAGACGGTCACGGTACTACGAACCCTGTCCTTATTGTTCCTGAGCAAGTTTCTATTCCGAACACTAGTAGTGTTGATATTGTGTTTGGTCGAGCGATCGATAGAGGGTATGTTGTAATTTCTAAAGCAGGACATGTACTAAGTCCAGCTAATTTTACCGAGTGGATAAAATGGGTTGATGAGAAAAATGTACATTACGGAACAGAAGGAAATTGGCAAGCACAATCTTTTACATCTGAAACAGCTTCTGCAAACGTAGTTTCTGCTGTTAAGTATATAGATACCCCTAAAATCGGAACTCTTCATACAGGAGAACAGTATTACCGCGAAAGAGACTGGGAATCTTATACAGAATATACGGATCAGATGATCAATCAGTATGTTCGGTACGATGGAACACAAGAAAGCGGAATCTGGCAGGTTTCTAGCATAAACGGAGAAGGCGATCTTACGATACGTGGAAAGCTCATTACTAATGGATCGTTCTCTACATCAGATATCAACAGGAAGAACGTTATTGGTCCGGTTGAAAACGCTTTAGAAGGAGTAAAAAGCTTAGACGGTGTACGGTTCTGTTGGAAAGATTCAGGTGAGCAAAGCATCGGCGTAATAGCCCAGAATGTAAAAGCTATTTATCCAGAACTTACTAAGGTAGTAAAAGATCTTGAAGGAAACAACCTGATGACAGTCAACTATGAAGGACTAATCGGTGTTCTCATTCAAGCTGTAAAAGAGCTTAGTATTAAAGTTGAACGTTTAGGGTCAAAGCTTAATAATGAGGATAGATAACGCACAGGGGGTAAAAGCCTGGTTAGTAGGAAAGTTTTCTGGATCTTTTAAGGGTACCTTAGAAGGAAATGCACAGACAGCCTACTACGCAAACACAGCTTCTTACGTTCTTACAGCTTCTTACGTAGAACCTAAAGGCTTAGTAAAGTCTTTAAACACTATGTTAGACTCCGATACACCAGATATGTGGTCTGTTGTAAACCGTCTTAGGTCTGACGGAGTTATAACAGCGAAAGAAGGTGTTAGGGTATTGTCTGGCAGTGTTGAAATAGAGTCCGGAAGCTTAAGAATCGGTAGAGCTGTTCTTGAATTTATCGGAGGAGATACAGAGGATAAAGATTCTCTTCAATTTAAGTTCGTAACAGCTACGCCGGATACGGGATCAGAACCAACAGGTTCAGACGATAGCGGTAGTTGTATTTGTTCAAATTGTCCGCTTACAGGATCGTGTCCACACTATGTACCGCCTCCTCCTGAAGGATGGCCGATGCCAGCTCCACCTTCGTGTTCTTGTTGCAGGAACGTAAAGCTCTCCATAGACTATGTACCTGGCCGAACGATTACCCTTCCTTAGCTATATTTATTTAAGATTATAACATAATTCACAAAGATGGCAGTTGTTACTAAAATTAAAGTTTATCCTTCCGGCAAGATAGAAGCTGGAGAGTTTATTGAAGCAGCAGACGCTAAGTCAGTCTCTTTGAAACCAGACAGCACTGTTACAGTTTCAGGGCTTGATGAAAGCGGCGATTCAGTTAAGTTTGGAGCTGATGGAAAGCTGATTTCAAAAGAAATTGTAGAAGTTTAAGTTTTATCTAGATTAAATTTATAAATTAGATGGCATTTTTAAAACAAACGTACGTTTCCGGTAATCTATATGTTACTGGTAGTGGAGATCAGATCGTCGGTAATTTAACTGGTACAGCGTCTTATGCTGACCTAGCCAGAGCTCTTGACGGTGATGCGGCGTATAATGTCAAAGACTTACATGTAAAAGGCAATGCTACCGTTGATGGAGATCTTAAGGTTAAAGGTGATTTAACTTATGTAGGTGTAAAAAATCTTCGAGTTAAGGACAAGCAGATTGACATTAACGCAAACGAGTCCGGATCTGCTGTAGCTAGTGCTGATCAAGCTGGTATCGTCATTAAGAATACTGACGCAGCAGGGGATATTACAGTTCTTTGGGATGCAGCTAGCGAAACACTTAAGTTTAATAAGAAGGTAGACGCTACTGTAACTAAAGCTGATGAAGCTTCTAAGGTTACATACGCTCTTAAGCAGGGCGACGGTATCAACGCTGTTGAATATAACGGTTCTGCTGAAAAGACTATTAGCGTAGATACTGAGTGGCTTAAAAATCAGCAAGCAGGTAAGGTAGGTCATAAGCTTTCTGTTACAGCTAATGACTATCTAACAGCTTCTGCTAATTTTGATGGTTCTGCAGACGTTACTCTTACTCTTGATCTTTCTAAGGAGACAGATAGGATAGCTGCACTCGAAACAGCAACAGGATCTCTTCAGGATCAGATTACAACTGAAGTAGATAGAGCCAAGGCTGCTGAAAAGACAAATGCAGATAACCTTACAGCTGAGATAACTAGAGCTAAGGCTGCTGAAGAAGCAAATACTACAAGCATTAGCAGTGAGGTTACCAGAGCCAAGGCTGCTGAAAAGACAAATGCAGATGCTATTGCACTTGAAACTACTGCTAGAGAGAATGCTGTAAACGGTCTTGATAGTAGAATTACAGCTGTAGAAAATATTCTTCCAGAAGATGCAACTACACTTGCTACTAAAACAGAAGTAGACGCTGTTCAGACAAACCTCACTGCAGAGATTTCTAGAGCTAAAGCTGCTGAAGGTACAAACGCTACCAACATAGCCAAGAATGCAACCGCTATTACAGCTGAAGAGGCTAGAGCTAAGGGAGTTGAAGAGGATCTAGACAGTAGGCTTGAAGTAGTAGAGGGTAAGATTCCAACAGCAGCTTCTACTACAAATCAGTTAGCTGATAAGAAATATGTAGATGACGCTGATGCTGTTAATACTACAGCTATTACAGCTGAAGAGACTAGAGCTAAGGCTGCTGAAGAAGCAAACACTACAGCTATTACTACAGAGGTTGCTGATAGAAAAGCAGCTATTACAGCTGAAGAGACTAGAGCTGATAATAAGTACGTAGCTAAGGCTGGCGACACTATGACAGGTGCTCTTAATATGGGTGTTAACGAAATCAAATTCGGTGACATGAGTATTAAGTGGGATGCTACAGCAGGTGCAATCGTATTTGTATCCAATTCTTAGAAATTCATAGAATATTTTAGAAAGCCCGGACCTTAACCAGTCCGGGTTTCCTATTGTCTGTAAGAATGATTTCTACATATTTATACCAGATAACTTAAATTGCGATCATGGGAACATTCTTTACTAAAAATAAAACACCTTATTTTAGTCCAGACGGAACGGAGGAGTTCGAAATAAAAACCTCACAGAATTTAGGTATATTGATAGAGAATGTACCGGTACCGGAAAGTTTAAAGCCGAATGTTTACTATAATTTCGGAGTACTTTCAAAAGCTGAACAAATCTTAAAGCTAGAAAGATACTCAACAGAGCGACTAGAGGAATATTCAGGAGAATTTACGATAGCAGAAGGAGGAAGTATTCAATTTCCAAGCGTAATTCGATGGGTAAAGTGGCCTGACTTTTCTGATATTGGTTTTACATACCAGTTTAATATCAAAAACGGAATAGGAACTTTTATTAAATGCTAAACACAAATATACATAAATAGATACAGTAGGACAATTCAGTGGTAATAGTAGAGGAGTATCATCTAGGGTTTTAGAGAGCGTAACTTCTTCTCAGGCTGTAACATCTAGCTTAAGTTTAGCTAGTTCAGTAGAGGATGTTAGTGGTAGTGGAGTAGATAGTCCTGTACTTATGTCGGTTTCAACAGAGCAACAAAATCAAGTCGTATTAGGACAAATGAATACAATTTATATAAACCCTTCAGCAGGGGTTTTTCATGCACCGATAATCTCGGGTTCAAGTATAACGGCCTCTGCAGGTTTTAGGGGAGATTTAGAGGGTACAGCTTCTTACGCTAAAAATCTTGTAGGAATAACACCAGCTTCTGTTACTGCTAGTATCAATACAGCTGTAGCTGCAGAAGCAAAGCTTAGGGGTGACGCGGATACAGCTCTTGGAAAGAGAATAGATACTGTAACAGGAAGTCTTACTACAGAAGCCGCCGATAGAGCTAATGCGGATAAAGCATTGGGCGTAAGGATCGACAGCGTTACTGCAAGCGTCAGTACTTTAAGAAGCGATCTTAATTCTAGTACAGCAAGTTTACAGGAGAAACTTCTGTTTGAAGCTGAAGTTAGGGAGACTGAGGATGAAACTCTTCAGGATAATATAGATGATGTCTCTTCAAGCTTAGCTACGGAGATTTCTGATCGAAAGACAGCTGTGTCTTCTGAAGCTTCAACCAGAAGTGCTGCAGATACAGCTCTAGGACAGAGAATTGACACTGTAACAGGAAGCTTAGATGTTGGAATACAAGCTGAAGCTACAGCTAGAACTGACGCTGATAACGATCTTCAGGATAAGATAGATGCAGTATCCTCTAGTCTTGGTTCTGAAATTTCAAACAGAAAAGCAGCTATTACATCTGAATCTTCTTCCAGAGCTGCTGTTGATGTTACTCTTCAGAATAATATCAATACGGTTTCTTCAAGTTTAGGTACAGAGATTACTAACAGAATTACTGCTGACACAAATCTAGATAAGAGAATCGACATTATTACTGGAAGTTTAAATGCAGAGATTAGTAGAGCTACGGGAGTTGAGAGTACTCTAGAAAGTTCCATTAACTCTTTAAGAAACGATCTCAACTCTAGTACAGCAAGTTTAAAAGGAGATATTCTATATGAAGAGGAAGTTAGAAAAGAGGAAGATGAAACTCTTCAAAGGAATATAACATCTGAGTCTGCTTCTAGAACAGCAAAGGACACTGAATTGTCAGAGAGTATTGCGACTATAAATGCTAAGATAAGCGCTAGTGAGAGTAAATGGTCTGCAGATACAAAAGTCACTGCTGTGGGAAATCACTATACCCCTGCTCAAAGTAAAGGTTTTTCTGCAGGAACAAACAACGCCATATCGGGTATAGGTTTAGATGCAGCTGGTCACGTTACATCTATAACATCTAGTACTAAGATATTATCTGCATCTAGAGCAGATTCGGCTACTACAGCATACAACGCTACTAAGCTCAACGGACAAGCTTCAACTTATTATGCAACTGCAGATAAGGTAAATAGTGTTAGTAACTCTTTAGCTAACTATCTTCCTAAAGCTGGAGGAACAGTAACAGGTAATCTTGATATTCAAGGAAATCTTTCTGTAGCGGGTACAGCTTCTATTATCAATCAAGCTCACTTGAATGTCTCTGATGCTCTTATCTTACTTGCATCTGGATCAACAACACAAGCTGCTGCTAATGGAGGTGGTATAGCAATACAGACAGCTTCTGCTACAACTCAAGCAGGTAGAGAAGCAGCTGCAGCTAGATTCCAATATAGGAGCTCTGATAATAAGTTTACAGCTTCTATCGGTATTGTAGCTCCAGACTTTACAGGAAACTTGACTGGTACAGCAACCGAGGCGATTACAGCGTCTTATGCAACAAAAGCTGCTACTGCTCAGCAAGTAAAGACACTAACAGTCACAGGATCTGTAAATGCAACATATAACGGTAGTTCTGACGTAATTGTAACTATACCGGATCCAGTAGAGTTGATGGCAACAAGCACTTCGTCGTTAGCTGCTACTGCGTCTTATGCTTTATGGGCTAAAGAAGCTGGAAATTCAGACACATTAGACGGTACACATAAGACTGGACTATTTACTAAGTTTGAACAAAACGGACTTTACATTACAGGTACTGTAGGTGATATTACTAAAGCATTTAAAGTTGTATCTGCATCTAGAGCTACATCAGCAAAGTCTGTAGATAGTGTTACTTATGCTCAGCACTTTACTCCGTCTGGTGGAACGACTACTGGGGATGACACAGCTGATAAGTTTATAAAGAAAGTAACTGTAGACGGTAAAGGACACGTTACTAGCGTTATAACAGGTTCTGGACATTCTCACAGTAATAAAGCTGTTCTTGACGGAATTACAGCTGCTAAGACATCAAGCTGGGATAACGTAGCTAATGTAGCTTCTGAAGCTTATACTCTAGCAGTTAAAGCAGCTGACACAGCTTCTATTGCATATACACAATCTGTTAGTTCATCTTATTGGAACACTGAAGCTAGTAAGTCTGCAGCTTCTGCTAAAGTTTACGCAGATGCAGCTAATACTTCGAAAACAAATGCTGCTTCATATGAGTCTGCAGCTAATACTTCTAAGACTAATGCAGCAACTAGAGCTAACGCTTCTGCTAGTGTAGCTGCTAACTATGCAGCAAGTGCATCTGCTTATGCATCAAGTGCATTAACATCGAAGAATAATGCTGTAAGCTATGAAAGTGCAGCTAATACTTCGAAAACAAATGCTGCTTCATATGAGTCTGCAGCTAATACTTCTAAGACTAATGCAGCAAC